TTGCATACCATTGCATTATGTTGTGCAATATTTGAACTGAGTTGTGCAATTTATGTATATTTGCACAACCGATATAACAGAGAATATATGACTACAGTAAAAGCATTTATAAGAACTGGGAAGAAAGATAAAGAGGTAAATGTCAGATTTCGATTATCTGATGGACGCAATGTACAGTTATTCCACAAATCAGATATTATGGTCTCTCCTACTCTTTGGGATGCCAAGACTGAAAAATATAAGGCTAAAAGTATTATAAAGTTAGACATAAGAACATCATTTAACACATCTATTGAAGAACGGAAGAATCTAATTTTATCCATTTATGGGAGCAACAAAGAATTAACCAGTGAAAAACTGGAAATCTTAATAGACCAGCACTTACATCCTGAAAAATATAACATCAGCAGTGAAGAGGAATCCATGTGTAGTATGTTCCAACGCTATGTTGACGGATGGCTAAATGCAGGTGTAATAGGTCCCGGCAGAAAGAAACATTACGATGTAGTGATAAGGGAACTGATTCGATTCCTCATTATCAATGGCATTGACGGGTTGCCGGTCAATGAATTCAATAAGGAACATATTCTAAATTTTCGTGATTTTCTACGCAAAGAATACACTCTGGTTGAAAAATTTCCAGAACTGTACGCAGAAATGAATAAGCGGAATATACCATCAAAGGAAAGAAGCCAGAATACAATTGCTGAGAAACTATTATTATTACAAGCATTTATGGTGGAGCTTGAAAGTAATGATGTTATTCCCGTATCTCCTTTCCGCAAGATAGGAAAAGAAAAAGAGTCCATTATGAAGCAACAATATGACGAGCCTTTCTTTCTCACCAAAACAGAATTCAATGAAGTTGTCCACAAAGAATGTCCCGAAACATTGCAGCGAGTAAAAGATGTATTCGTTGTTCAATGTTGTTTCGGTTGCCGTATAGGTGATTTCAGACGATTCACTTTTGATAATATCAGCATTGAAGAAGGAATACCTTACATTCATTATTTACCTCAGAAAACACACAAGGATGGATTTATACGCACTGAGATAAAAACTCCCATCATTCGTATTGCTTATGATATTATTATGAAGTATAAAGGTAGGCTACCAAGCAATGCTTTGTTACCCTATTATCCTGATGGCAATGGTGAAACCGGGTACAATTATCAAATAAAAAAACTACTTGAATACTGTGAGATTAGCCGGAAAGTGGCAATGTTTAGTGCGGCATTGGAAACAAATGAGTACAAATCCATATATGAGATTGCAAGCAGTAAACTTGCCCGTAAAACTCATGTAGATTTAATGAATAAAGTTCAGATAGATAAATACGCAGCAGGACTTCATGCAAAAGGCAGTGGAGCCGTAGACAGATATACTGGATTAGGTATAAAAGAACGTTTTATTTTAATGTGTGCGGCTTTTGGCTGTAACCAGTATGAAGTTGACAATGATTTATCTGTAATGGAATAGGCTCACTTAGTATCTCATATTGATACTCTGTTATTTGACACCATCCCCGTAGTTGAGCAGCTACGGGGATTTTTTACTGAAAAAGAAGCGATTCATTCAACTGTCCTTTCCACAATCTCCATCACTACATGGCTTGACTCCAACCAGAGCCAATACCACAGCCAAAGCATAATCCCACCCAACCAAACAAAAGCCACATCAATATAGTACAAATTTAATATCCTGCTAACCAATACACATAAGAGTTCTCCGCAAAGCACATAGGCAGCAACCATAGTAACAAGCTGGTCATTGGCAACAGTTATCAAAACCAGAATGCCTATAACGGGAAGAAGGGAAATACAATCAATTAGAAGTTGTTGTTTGTCATTCATAATACAATAGGGATTAGAATACAAATATAAACATTATTTTGTATAAAACAACCCTCTATAATAGGAATTTCTGACAAAAAAGAAACGAACTATTATTACAATATAAACAAAAAGAGCGACTATTCAGCCGCCCCTTTCGCATTAACGAGATAGACATAAAAGTATCTCAAATCATCTCTGTAGATGGATGCCGAACCACTACAGAGTTTCCATTCATTCTACAGTTTCTCCTTTTTCATTCAGAAGTACCGTCACTTCTTCAGTGGATTGATTTTCCTTGGTGATGGTCAACACAACCTTATAAATCTTACCGGTTTCTTTCTCGGAAATGAAAGCCTCCTTTATTACAGCCCCCTCATAGTCCTTAGCCAAGACATTCATAACTGCCTGAGGCAAGTCTTTTACTTCCACTTTTGTGAACTCATCCTGAGGATTTTGCTGAGTTTGCTCTACAGACTGTGTTCCAGAAACCACGTAAGCAAATGCTACTGAACTGCCTAATCCCATAACCATTGCTAATGCTACCAATACTTTTTTCATAATCGTAAGTTTTAAGTAAATAAATATAGTTTTTGTATTAACTATAGGACAAACGATATGCCATGATGTACATCAGTACATAATACATTATACATCAGCATATTATAAAAACAAGAAGGAATAATTATGTGTGGAAATATGTGGAACTGAGTACCACACATGGGGAATAATTACACAATATGGATTACTTAATTCCTGGGAAATGGAACAAGGCAGCTGAATAAGCTGCCCCTTCTATAAAACAGTCAACAAACAGACATTCACTAATCAAATGACATAAACATAAGCATAAATAACCCGGCTAAAGCCATAGCAAATGCAATTACCATATAAATTACTTTTTTCATAACTAATAATTTGGTTAAACACATATTTCCATCGCACGTTCAACAACGTACTCTTATCTCCGACAAAACCTCAGCCGCATAAAAGCTGAGGTCCAGCATGTTCCTTTCAATATATACAATCAATTAGAGCACACAATGTTGGAACATTCTGCAAATCCAGTATAAAGAAACTGCAATGGCTGAAAGAAGGACTATACTAACACTATATACCGGATTCTACAATAAAGACAACTGCTTTTCTGAAATTCCCTACGTGACTTGAGGGAATTTTTATAAAAGGAAGGGCCCAAATGAAAAAAATCCCGACGAAAGCCGGGATATGTCACACACAATAGATATGAATTGTTGCTTATGAATATAAAGGCAGCTTATTCAGCCGCCCCTTCTATTACTTCCTTCAACCGATACAATCTATCAATGGCCGGGTTGTAAAAAGAATCAGGATGGTTCATTTCTTCTTTTTTCATCTAATTTTTTAACAATTATATCTGCAATACTTTTTATTTGCTCACTCTGCTCTTTTTCTGGATCAAATGAAAGATAGCCAATGTTAGCCAACTTGTCGAACTGAGTAGGCTCACATCCTTTAAAAATTATAGGAATCACAGCATGCTCACCGAACCTTTCCTTGAACTTGTCCGATTCAAAATTAGTCCATAGTTTCCGAGGATAATTCCTATCTAGAAAAACAATAATAAACTCAGCATCAGACTTATATATTGGTTCAAAATAATCAGTTAAATCTTCTCCAATAATTTTGTGCTGCTCATTAAAATCATAAAAAACAGAACACTCATGTTCCTCAAATAATAATATAGCCAATTCAGCTACAATACTTCGTACTTCTCCAGCAAAAGATAAAGCAAAATCGTATTTTTTATCAAAATTGATTTTACTAAAGCCTATTCGTTTAACAAAATCTGTCCAGTCCAGATTTTGCAAATAAAACATGAATTTAGGGTCTTCAACAGTTAATACTTTTGAATATTCATCATAATGAATAACGGACTTTATGTTCTCACTGTTATTGATTAGCTTATACAAAAAGCCCTTATCTGCTACTTGAGAAATACTAGCTTTATGAGTAGGATATTTTAAATAAATATCAGCCATTCTAATTGTCCAATCTTTAGACTCAGAAAGCCAATAAAGGAGATGAAAATAAGGTGCCCGACCACTACTTCGTAATCTAGAACCAATTGCAAACTCTCTAGCCTTTACTTCAAAAACTCGAGATAAATCAGTCATTATCTTATCAACAACATAATTTATATCAGTATTTAGCTCCTTTTTATTATCCTGCGTCATTATAACTCTTTCGATAATACAAAGTTCCTTACAGATAAGTTGAGCTATATGAAAACTTCCATTCGACCTTCTTACAATTTGTTCTCTATATTTTATTCTAGCATTAAGAGCCACTTCTCCCTTTTCAATTAGTTCTAATATTTTAGAATCTGGATTCACTTCAAACTTAACAGTTGTAATTCTATTATTTAAATCGGGAGCCAAACTAACCAAACTATCGCCTGCTCTATTGATTCCAATTAAGACAAGTTTTACATCTTCTCTATCTTCATCTGCAATAGTTTTCATTAAGTCTGATAATCTATTCTTATTTTCTATGGATAACAAATGAAAATCATCAATTATGACAGTTCCAATATTCTCATTATTATCCAATATTTTTTCTATTGATAATATATCTTTCTTTTTCCGAGGAGTTAACAATTGGATTGAATCTCCCATACCTAAGTATTCAAGTGCTTTTAAAACACAAGTAGTCTTACCGATACCAGAAGGACCTTCTACAACTAAACATCTACCTTTAGTACTCAAAGTCACAACAATTTTAATATATTCATTGGGTTCGACAAAAGTATATGTTGGAACTCCAGAATCCTTAAATACATCTTGTAAAAAAGCCATGTGATATCTATTTATAATGAAACAACTACAAAGTAATACAAAATTAATTGAATACACAAACAAAAAGAAATGAATAAAATAGTCTTTTTTATATCATCTTACCATTGCCACAAATTATAACTCACTCCGGCACCGACATACCATCCACCCGGGCCATACCCAGCCTGCAAGCCAAATCCCCACCGCTTCTTCTTCGACTTGATGGCGACTGGATGGTATATATCATTCGTCACCGTCTGATACACCGTCTTAGGAAATACCTGTAAACTATCCAGCCGAGGGTCTACATATCCGCTCACCACAGCCCGATACGAGCTGTCTGAATACACTACTTGTCGGCGATGAAGCAAGGTATCACCTATCCGTGTCGTATCATCCGGCACGAAACGCCAGAACACAGCCATCGGCGCAGAGATAAGCATCGTATCTACCCTGACAACCGTCTTTATCTTCGTTTCTACACGAACTTCAGCCGGAGGCTGCTCATGCGGGCGAAGCCAAGCCGCCACACAAGCAACCGCCAGCAGCGCAACCAATATCCAAGGCAACCGTTTCATAACAGTTTCCATCCTTTCTCTACGTCCTCCATCACAGCCGGGATGCCGTTTTCTACCAACGAGATGGCAGCGGCAAAAGCGCACACCGTTGCCTTGTCCTCAATGTCCGGGATATAGGTGTTTGGCACCTCCATTTCACGGCATACTTTGCGGATATAAGCTCCGGTATCGTTTTCCTTATGCGGTGCCCATCGGGTTATAAAATCACTAATGGTTTTCATCCCGTGTTTCCACCGGTAGTTCTGCAACGTGCGCATCAACGCACGGTAGCCCCATTCAATGCTGACGAACTGGAAGAATTCTTTATCTTCCTGTCTCTCTCTCAATCCCTGCCATTTGTCCTTGCTCAGACGGATGTTGCCGGGATTGTTGTTTCTCAATCCTCTTGGTACACTCATTTCTTTTCCTCCTCTTCTAATCTTTAATTAATATCCGTTTTGCGGTTCTCTGTCACCGCACTTCTTTCTCTCACACCGTTTCAGTGCCAATTCCAGTTTCAAGTCAGAATTAGTCTCCTTCAGTGTAAACAGCTCATCCTGTGCCTTACGGAGCCGGTCAGTCTGTTCCACAAACCGCTGTTCCTTCTCCGAAAGCTGCTTCTGCAGGAACTCGTTGTACTCCCGTAATGCCTTGAACTCCTCAACATCCGCATGGGCATCCTCAATACGCGCATTGGTCTTGCGCGACATCCACCACTTAACAAGCTGCTTGATGCCCTCAATGCCACCGAGTGCGGTCACCAACATAATCCAATCATTCATTTCCATTTCTCCCGGTTTAACAATCGATACAAATTATAAGCACCCCCACATAAGCACAAGCAAACGCTGCCATCTCTGCCCAGAACAGCCATTTCCGGTATCTCAACATGATAACAACGGCTATCGGGAAAGCAACCGCAGGCAAGTACCACATACCGGAGAGACAAACCCAAAGAATTGTAGCTAATCCGGCTATTACTGTCCCTGCATAATGTACTTTGCTCTGAAATTCCTCCTTGAACAGCGGGGCTGTCCCGACGAACATCAGCCCACCGCAAGCAAGAAATGCCAAACATTGCAGGTTCTCCGATGAGCATTCAATCCACACCGGCATAAGCAGCATGGCAGGAACAATCATAGCTATCTGGAACAGCCATGCCGGACGATTCCGCTTCTTCAACTGATAGTAGGTATCAGACAAGCTCCAAGGCACTCCGCACACTCTCACCGCATACATTATGTACATAGTGAGCAAAAACAGCGACATAAAATATAAGTAAATCATAAGCCATCAATTTAAAGGTTGAACACTAATTTTTCAGGATAACCAGAAGTGTAATCATATGCTCCGACCTCCTCTTTCGTAGCAAGTCCCATAACCACGGCCAGATGTTCCTGCGTGACATTATAGCATTCCAAGGCATACAGTTCCAGTGCGGCCAGCATCTGCAAGGCAAGAGGAATGGGGATTACATACTTCACGGTATCATACCACAGCACGGTTGTCTCCTTACCCACAGCCTGCTCGATAGTAATTGAGTTCACCAGTCCTACCCGCGTATCCTTGTCAAGCCACATCCGCTTACCACCAAGCGTAAAGGAATTCACGGCATCGGACCCGTCGTAAACAGCAATTTCATTGACCTTCGCGCTCTTCACACCCTCCAAAGTCGGCTCATAGGGAGGGATTAATTCACATTCAAGAATTTCCTTTGCAGACGCTGCCGGATGGGTTTCATAAAATGCTTTTTGTTCCGCATTCAACGGTACCCAGGCTCCATTCAGGTAATCCTCATAGGTTGTACCCACTTCATAGTTTCCGTCCAGTTCAAAATCAAGACGGACAACTTTCTCCTCTGAATAAATATGTATATATTGCATTATTGTTAAAGCCTATTTTTATTCATTATGATAAATCGGTAATTCGCTCTAATACCTGATGTAAGCGGTGCCGTATTTATTTCAGTAAATGAGCCCAGATAATCCGAAGATTTGAACATACGATACGGAGAAGAACTTTCCTGTGCTATCGCATACTTTCCGTCAGACGAAAGCCCCAAAGCAAAGCTATTTCCAATAACGGAATGTTTCAATGCCCAGGTTTTTCCGTAATCAGCGGATATACGTGCACCGGAATAAGAGTACCCCCCCTCTATAACCATATATTTCCCGTCATAGGATATGGCCAATGTACGGGCGGAGAAACTCGAATCGGTAATTTTAGTCCATGTCTTCCCATAATCCCCGGAATAATAGGCATAGTATAACTTTGATGAACTCTCCCTATTGCAGCAACACAACATGTATTTGCCGTCACCGGAAATGGCAATCTTTGTGATAGGTCCCCTGAATATTTCACTGCTAAAAGTTTCTCCATAATCGGAAGATACATATAGTTCATGGACAGTATAATTAGGGGATGATGCATATGCCACTATGTATCTACCAGAATGAGACATTTCTACACCCATGAGAGGCACAGTACTGTCTTTTAATCCATTGGAGACCCACCATGTCTTCCCATAATCCCCGGAAAGCATCAAATCATATTTGTTATTGTTATTCTTGCATACAATAGCGACCAGATTCCCCCTGCCGTTGCAGGCTATCGAGTACACGGAATAGCAATTATCAGGCTTGAAAGGTTCTGCCGTCTCCAGAAAATCCGTAGAACGCAATAATCCCACATTTGCCATATAGCATGAGCAATAGATATGTCTACCGTCTCCGGACATGGCTATCCTCGTTTTATCGTTGCTGAAAAAGTATTCGTTTACATTAGTAAGGTCGGAAGGCTGTTTTCTGGTCCATGTCATTCCACAATCCTTGGAAATATCTATTAAGGCTCTACTGTCGGAGAATGCAATCACATACTGACCGTCCTTTATATTATTGCTTCGTCTTTTTAATACACTCATAAACTTTAGTCCCTTGTTTTTACGGATATTGAATAGGCACCAGCGGCATAGCACCAGATACTAATCTCAAAGATATCTCCAGCGGAAACACTGATTGAAGTACCGGACATCGAAGTGAACGCCCCGGTATTGGGTATCGGCTGTGTGAATGCTGCCGATGCGACGCAACGGATATACAAATCATTACCCACTGACATTCCGGAAGCAAGGCTGATGTTCGTGGCAGAGCCCAAACTTGCAGTGATACTTCTCTTGGAAATCGGCAGGGAGGTCAATGTCGTGACCGTATTCACACCGGTAACTGTCGGGTCACCGACACCTTGCGGCCCTTGTGGCCCTTGCGCACCAGTCGCCCCTTTAGGTCCAGTAGCTCCGGTAGCACCCGTAGCGCCTTTTGCTCCGGTAGCACCCTTCAGGTTCTTGAAAGCAAAGGAAAAGGTTCTGGCCAATGCGGTACCACCGAGAGAAACGGTCACGGAGGGCGTACCGATGTTGGCGTCAACCGTAGCAGTAGCACCGGTAATACTGGCACTTGCACCTGCTGCACCCGTGGCACCAGTAGCACCGGTAGCGCCTTTTGCACCCGTATCACCTTTGTCTCCTTTATCGCCCTTTGGACCTTGTATTCCTTGTGCACCAGTGGCGCCTTTTGCACCAGCAGGACCGGTAGCACCAGTATCACCTTTTACTCCTTGCGGTCCTGTGGCACCGGTATCACCTTTCATGCCCTGTGGACCTTGTACGCCTTGAGGACCTTGCGCTCCCGTATCCCCCTTCTCTCCTTTATCGCCCTTTGGACCTTGCAATTGTCCTTGACTTTGCCAATCACCGTTATACCAGGCATAATATGTATAAGGCAATGCAGTTCCAACGGAATAGAAACCAGTGATGTTTGACCCGTCAGGTACAGCAGTCTTTAAGGCATCAAGCGTATCGTAACGTCCAAGAAGGGTGAATGTATCTCCCGGCTTGCCTTTCACATAGATATCCGTCTTAACGTATTCTTTAGCGTTCTTATCCCATTGGTATACATAGTGGTCTGCACCGATGTAGGTAGGATGTTCTGCCGTATCAGTAGCATTCGCAGTAGCCGTCTCCGATTCCTGCTTGAGGGCAGCAAATTCAGTGACACGGGTACTTTCAGCATTTACACGGCCACTTTCAGCATTTACACGGCCACTTTCAGCATTTACGCGTCCGGTTTCGGCTGTTTGGCGGTTAGTTTCCGCACTATTACGTGTATCCTCAGCAGTACTTCGGGCATTCTCAGCAGTAACGCGCTTACCTTCTGCTGTAGCACGACCGGTTTCAGCATTGACACGACCCGTTTCGGCTGTCTGTCGGGTTGACTCTGCGTTGGCCCGCACTGTCTCAGCATTTTTACGTTCCTCCTCGGCGCTGACACGTTTACCTTCGGCAGTAACACGGCCGGTTTCGGCAGTTGCCCGTCCGGTCTCAGACGTCTGTCGGACCGCTTCAGCTTTGCCTCGCTCTGTCTCTGCCGTTTTCCTGAGACCTTCGGCTGTCACACGTTCCTTTTCGGCATTGATACGCGTAGTTTCAGCAGATGCGCGGGTACTTTCAGATGAAGCACGCTTTGTCTCAGCCGTTTCACGGGATTTCTCAGCTTCCTTGCGTGCGTTCTCCACTATGACACGCTCCGCTTCGGCTTTGCGCACTTCCTCAGCAGCTTCCTCAGCAGGGGCAGACAGCAACTCAAGCGGTGCCTCGACCACCGATTCTTCCATACCGGCAAGACGGAGGGCGGGCAGGCTCACGATATCGGCCAGCGAATCGACAATCTCCACATCGCCCACACCTTGGGAGCCGACAAGAAGGGCTTTCTTCACCTCCTCTACAAGCTGGTTGAACTGATTTGATTCCAATACCATAATTTTCAGAATTGATTTAAGATGGCTGGATGACGTTCAGTTGGTTAATTACCGCACGTTTCACGGCAGCTATGAGCCGCGAGTTCTTCACCACAAGTTCAAGAGCCTTGCAATACTGTTCCGGGATTTCCACCGCATCTTTCGAGTAGTAGATTTCCCGTGCCAGGTCTTCAAAGCCTATATCCAGAAGGATACTTCCGTTGTACATCATTTCATTGCCGACCGTTTCGGCTACGTCGAAGGTCTGCTTGGCGCCTTCGAATGAGGTCTGGGCCTCGATTTTCTTAAAGTTGATTTTCATACTTTCTATTTTAATTATTCTATATACTCATCCATGACAGATACCAATTCCCCAAAACCCGTTTTATCACATGCCATTCACGCCCGTTGATATTCGTCCTGGAAGAGTTCGCGAACGTACCGGAAGGAAAACTGATGGTATTCCCGTTCGGCATTATCCATATCTCATGCCCGTCAGAAGAGGACGGAAGGGATATAGTACAGTTGCCGTAAAAAAGCAGTGTGTGGTCGGTCGCCTTAATGCTGTACCTTGTAACCGAAGAGAGTATCACGTCAGTATTCCGGTATACACCTTGCGTCTTCAGCGGCCCGGCAATTTCCAGAGTCCCGGAGGACGGAGCATACATCTTCCCCACCATCACATCACCACCGAAATAGCTCTCGCCGGAAGATACGTGTATGGCCCTATTGCGCCCCGGAATGGTTGCAGAGATGGTTACCACCCCTTTGACTGTGCCCGCTTCCATAGTCTGGTAGGGCCTTATCAGGATGCTATTGGCTCCTCCGTCCGACGCTATCGCATGCAGATAGTAGCTCTTGCTGAGTTCGAATTGCGTAGTGCTATCTGTAAGGTCGGTCACGAACGCTCTCGAGTTGGTGGATATACCGTTACCATGCAGATACAGATAGTCACCTATCCGGCCGCTGGAGGCGTTTATCTTTCCGTTTACGGTGATGCCGTTCAATATGGCGTTGGCACCGGAAATATTTCCTTTCAACGTAAGATTATTGGCTGTGATATCGTTAAGCGTGGCATTGGCACCGGATATGGTACCTTTCAGGGTAAGGTTGTTCGCGGTGATATCGTTCAAGACAGCATCCCTGCCCGTTATACTCCCTTTCAAGGTAAGATTATTGGCGGTGATATCATTCAGTGTAGCCCCCGCCCCGGTAATGTTGCCCTTCAACGTAAGGTTATTGGCAGTAATGTCGTTCAGGATGGCGTCAATACCTGAGATATTGCCTTTTAATGTCAGATTATTAGCTGTGATGCCGTTCAGCGTAGCATCCGTGCCCGTTATGCTGCCCTTTAGAGTCAGGTTGTTTGCCGTGATGTCGTTCATCGTCACACGCCCGTTTGTATCGACCACGAAACTGCCGTTGATGATGGTCTTTCCCGTAAAGTTTATCCGGTCAGCCTCGATTGTAGCATTGGATATCAGCCTGCCCGCTTCGCCTTCGGTGATGAACGCGCTGATTTGAGCACGCCTGACGATATCACCGTTTGGGTCGACCTTTTCCGCAAACATGGTGGCGATATTGCTCTCCGTCACTAAACCGGCTTTGTCGATATTGGTAATGTTACCTTTGGAATCGAAGGTTATCTTCTGCACGAACTGGTCTATACGGCTGGCCGTCTGGCTGATGGCTGAGGTATGCTGTTCCACGGTACCCTTCAGGCTGTTTGTGGCGGTCACCATACTTTCTATCTTCTCGGCAGTCACATGAAAGCTGCCTGCATGGGCGAACAGCTTGCCGTCCAGGTCAGAGACGGACGCACTGAAGTCTGCACGAAGACCGCGGGCCGATATGTCAATAGCAGACTTATATGCTTCGGTGATTCCAGTCTCAAGGCCTACAAGACCGGACGTGAATTCAGCTTTCAGACCACGGGCGGAGATGTCGATAGCAGAGGTGTATTCTTGCGTTATACGACTCTCAGTATTCGTCAGGTCCTCCGTGAACTTCGCTTCAAGGTTGCGCGCGGTAAGCAGGAATTCACTGTGATACTCTTCAAGCTTGCCTGCCGTGCTTCTGATTTCGTCAAGGTTCGCCTGAATCTTCTTGTCTGTAAGTTCAAAACGCATATTGAATTCCTCGCGCAAGTCAGCAAGAGCATCATCGGTTAGCGTAAGTGCATACAAGTACATGTCACCGGTAAAAGACATGTGGAAATCACCGGTTCCGTTCCACTTACCGGTTATCTCCATCTGTTTGAATTCAGTACTGGGATATAGGTCCTTAGAAAAGGAAATCGGGATGTATTCCTCAAAACCTTCTTTGTTCTCGTTCTTGAAATGGAAGGCAAGAGTGCCGGGGCGCTTCACCAGATACTTGAAAGAGATAGTGAACTGCCGGGGGCGCTTGAGTTCGTCGAAGGTCTCAAAATCCGGATGGCGGTAAAAGTCTGAGTTGACCTGCTCGATATAGCTGTTCTTAAGGCGTAGCACATTCTTTGCGCGTTCGCTTACTATATCGGCGAAAGATTCCTTGTTCGCATAGAAGTTACTGTTGAAGTACAGCAGCCGACCGTCAACTCGGAAGATGCGTATGTTGCTGCTACCGGTCCAGTACTGCATGTCAGCGGCAAAAGACGCATTGTTAAGGTAATTGTTCAGGGCATTGATTTCATCACGCACGGATGAGATTTCAGACTTGATAAGTCCTTCAATGACAGTGAACATTGTCAGGATGTCCTCACCGGCCATCGTAAGGAATCGCCCTTTGATTTCTACGCCACCTTCCGGTGTGTACTTGATGTAAGTGCTCTCATCACGGGCGCCGATATAGGAAGTACCGTACACTTTCATGTAGGCATGCCCGGTGGATTTGTCAACACCGAAGGAGATTACATCTTTCCCCGTTAGGTTGAAGTCGTCAATGCCGGTGTAGAAAGTTATAGACGGGGATGTCTCGTTGGTAGACGATAGCACGATTGCGCTTTGAAGGTCTACATCTGTACGGTGGCCCAATCCTATAATATCGTCACCTGCTTGGGGAACATCGCTGTCCTCACCGCAAATGGTCTTGGACAAGTCGATGTAGTCACGTCCCACGGCCACGACCTCACGCCAATAGTAGCGGTTGGAGGCATTAAGAGTGGTTCCTTCGACGATGTTGCACTCCTTTGCCTGCGCCAGCGAGCCTACACTGAACTCGTTGGCTATCGCCTCACCGTCCTGCTCGGCAAGGAAACTGCAGCGGTAGACGTCTTCCAGTTCCTCCACGCGGATGCACTTCATACCGGCATGGGTGATTATTTGTTCACCGCCTACATGGGTAGCTCTCTTGACTTGCAATTCATCAAAGACGGCCTTTATCTTCACATATAGACGGTCAACGACAGCCTGCGAGGTGCCGTCCTTGCGTACCGTGATACCGCTGCCGTTCTTGCCTATCAGCAATCCCTTCAAAAAGTTTATGATTTCTTCCGCTACGTCGCTTGCGTCCTTGCGGAGGAACATTCTCAAGGTACGCAAGGCTGAGAACACATTGAAGTTGCTTGCGGCCGTAGCGTCGTTGGTCTTGATGACATAGATGTTGCTGCCACCGGTACCGGTGAAGGTCTGACCTTTGAAAGTCAACTCCTCGACCTTACCTTCTATGTCGGAAATGCGGGAATAGGCGGTGCTCTCGCCGATAGTGTACTGTGGGGAGTCGTAAGGCAAGTCCAGCTTGATTTCAAAGCCGATGACACGGGACAAGCGCCCACCATTGCAATAGGTGGGATTGACAAGGTTGATGCGCTGGCCGATGTCAAAGCTGTGATTTATTTGGTCTTTGTGTACCCAGATGGAGTTGAGCGTAGCCGTATAGGTGCCGTCGTCGATGCAGGTCTTTGCCACGTACTTCTTTGCAGTGGCAAGCAGTTCCTCTTCGGCAGCAGCCACCAGCCCAAGTTCGGTTATCTTCTCGGCATTCCAACCAGACAGTACATACTTGTCACCTTTTGAAGGGAACAACACTTCATCCGGCAAGGAACGGCCGTAGTCTTCATTCTGTACAATCTCCCAAAGCTGGGCATCAGGATTCCATGTGCCGTCGTCGTTCTTTTCGGTCAAACCAAGAGGATTAAAAGCTACGCCGAACTCCATGCCGTTGAGCTTACCGGACTCGAACTTGATTTTGAGTTCTTGACCCTCAAGAATGTATTCCTTCGAGAAGCTTATTCCGGTATCAGTAAAACGGTAGAAGGTAGCTTTAGTATTCGTGCCATCCTCGTTGTTCACCTCACTTTCATAAGAGCTTACATCGGTAATCTCCCCTACCCGCTTCGGATATATGTCGTCGAATACAACAACTGCTTCGATAGCTTCCAAATCGCTCAACCCCTCGCGGGCGTCTACGTATGGAGTACCTGCCGGAAGCATAAGGCGCTTCTGAACGATGCCATTAACGACGGCACTCTGGTCTATCGGGCGATAGTTGGTAGGGATGTTGCGCGTTGAACCGAACGCATAGATTCTTGTGGCATAAGTACCTTTGCTGTCGCTTCTACTGATGTCTTTAGCCTCCTTCCCAAGCTCAATCGTGACGGCATCCGAGAACTCACAGCGTCCGAAGTTGATTACATGGTCCGTTACCCAACAGTCACAGCCCCATTTCTCTGCCATGCTAAACATGGCGTCAATGAGGTTCATGTTCTCATAAGTCATCAGCTTTGATGAGTTCTCTACACTGCTGTCAATGGAAAACGTGAAATCCTTTCCTCCATAAGTATAACCAAGAGCTTTCAAATTGCGAAGGAATACACCCATCTGGACATCCAGTGAAGCGGTAAGGGACCAGGACGCTTCCAGTCCTCCGTACTCCGGGGTGTACTTGAATATCTTTGTTTTCCACTTGAAATAGTAAGCGTCAAAACGAAGTTCATAGGAGTAGCCTCCGTTCTTGTAGGTCGGATAGGGAATATCTACAATCTGATAGATTTTTGCCAATTTACCGCCCATGGAGGCATCGAGTACCCCACGCAGGTCAACGTAATCACCTACTTGGAAATCGACTGGGGACAGAGTATTAAAAGGTAGTACGACATAGTCCTCTTTCATTAAAGAGAACTTGCCTTTTGCACCGGGATTGATACCAGTTGAAAAGCGGGTATTGCCTTGTATGTCCTTAATATCTATCATGTAAACAAAGGTCGGACATAAAAAAAAGAAGCCCTAAAAATTAGAGCTTCCATACACGACAATGAATTTAATGTCGTAAATTTCTAGCCTACAACACGGTTAGATGGATTATACTCACAGAATTTGGCTGATATTTTCCCAAATGTCCGGTCTAAGCTTTGTATCATCAATCATTTAGTTTATCTTTGCTACGTGATTGAATGATGATGTAAATATACTAGAAGTTCTATATCTAGCATAGAATTTCTAGTTAATTATTGTAAATATGCTAGATTTTCTATAATCAAACCTAGAATATCTATATGACTTTAAAAGAAAGAATGTTCTATCTAATTGAAAAAGAAGGACTTAATCCAAATCAATTTTATACCATCTCTGGATTAGGAAATGGGTACTTAAATAATGTAGGTGAAAGTTTCAGAAAGCCAACGATAGAAAAGATAAAAAAAAGCTTCCCGCATTGGAATATGGACTGGATTCTTTATGAAAAAGGAGAGCCTATTTCCAATATATCTAAAGAAAATATAGAAATTCTAGAAGCCATACCATTAAACCAAAACTATATTATAAACGTACCATTAGTAAATCAATACGCACAAGCAGGTTATTTATGCGGATTTCAAGATGCTGCATATATAGCTACACTACCTACTATACCTTTTATAATAGACCATGAAGCTAAAGGAAACTATGTAGCATTTGAAGTAAGAGGTGACAGTATGAATGATGGAACTGAAGAGAGTTACCTTGAAGGAGACAGACTTCTTTGTAGAGAAATAGCTCCATATCTGTGGGCAGAGTCTAAATTGCATATCCGGAAATGGGATTTCGTTATTGTACATGAAGACGGAATTTTGGTAAAACGAATAATAGACCATAATGTAGAAAATCATACTATTACAATACACTCTTTGAACGATATGTATCCTGACAGAGTTATTGATTTGGCAGAAGTTAGGCAAATCTTCAATGTGATAGAATTGCAAAGGCCAAGAAGAAGATAGTTTAAAAGTTTAATATACAAACTATTAAAACTAATACTATGAAATTCAATCAATACACATGGAACCTATATAAGCAATCTTCTGACGGACAAAAAGCTATTAAGGAGTTTGAGGAACCATCCAACAATGATACGATGATGGATTTGGTTTTCAAATACAATCCAAGAATGAAGTTATGGTTTAATGATGACAAATCCAGACTATCCATATCAAACATCAGTGAAAGCTTATGGTGTTACAATATCTGCGAATTTCCAGATGAGGAAAGACCTAATACACTGGAAGAAGCGAAAGAAAAGTATGAAGATGTTCTTTTTCGTGGGTTAACAGACAATGATGAAGTACTAATACCAGTCAACGACTATGAAATGATGTTGAATAGCATAACATGGACATCATTCTTATTATATTATTTTGCACCAGAGTTTTTCTTCCCTAATATATTTATTTACCGTTTCTTTGATTTACATAAGATAGCAGATATGTTTGAGATAGATTTACCGTCTATCCCAAAGAAATCAAACTATAAGGCGAGATGTATGTACTACTGGAGTTTATGCGAAGTGTTTTATCGATTTAGGGCAGAGAATGAGCTTTCTCCAGCAGAATTATGCGCTTTCCTATATGACTTTGCACCCAACTTCATGCCCCAAAAAGAAGCAGACGTTCCACAGCCAACACAAGCATGGTGTATCGGTGGATTGATTGATAAAAATGAATTATTTAGAACTACTTTTTGGCAAGCGAATCCAGAAACAAAGAAAGGCGATATTCTCATTCATTACGAAACCGCTCCAATTAGTGCAATTACCCGAGTATGGATAGCTCAAACAGATGGAGTGATAGACCCATTCTTTCATTACTATGGAAACACCTACATAGGGAATAAAATTGATATTCCACATATCAGCCTGAAAGAACTCCGAGAAGATAAATACTTCTCCAATCATCCGCTTGTTCGCAAGAACTTTCAAGGGGTAAGCGGATGGTCAATGAGTGGCGCGGATTATTCGGAACTCCTGCGAATGATAAAGGCAAAAGGATTTGACACTGATGTTCTGCCCAAACTATACGTTCCGACATTACCTAAAGGAATAGTTATAGAGTATGAACATGATGTGGAGCAACTGTTATTAGAGCCGTTATTAAACTCTATGGGATGGTATGAAAAGAAAGACTTCATCCGGCAGTTACCTATTCAAGCAGGGAGAGGACATCGGGTGTTCCCGGATTACGCCTTGCACTATGACAACAAACCGGACGAAGAAAAAGCGAAAGTTCTGATTGAAGCCAAACTTCACATGAAGAACAACCAAGACATAGAAGCAGCCTTCTTGCAAGCACGTTCATACGCTCGGCTATTAGGTTCTTCTGCTATTGTCTTATGTGACAAGGACTATTTACTTGTATATGAGAAGAAAGATAACTTCGACCGAGACAGTTATAAGAAATACTACTGGGGAGAACTTGAAAATCCCGATGTGTTCAACGAATTAAAGAACAAACTAAATATCTAAGATTATGATAATCACAACTACTAATAATATAGAAAATTATTCAATAAAACGATACTTAGGTGTAGTAAATGCGAATATAGTTATTGGAGCAAATTTTTTCTCTGATTTTGCAGCATCACTAACAGATGTTTTTGGCGGACGCTCTAATACCTATCAAAACAAGCTAAACACCATATACAAGGAAGTAATGGCTGAATTAAAAGCAAAAGCCAAATCTTTTCAGGCTGATGCTATTGTTGGATTACATATAGACTTTGACGAAGTTTCCGGTGGAGGAAAATCCATGTTTATGGTATCTGCATCTGGAACTGCTGTTATGATAGAAAATAACTTTGAAGATAGATACTTCATGTACAAAGCTCTCAGTGACATTCATGACTATTGGAAAAAAGGATTTCTATCAGAAGAAGAATACAATTATGAAAAAGCAAGGATTATAGAAAAGTATAATAGCGCAATTTCGGCAGAGGTTACAGTAGTCAAAGAAACTAAAGAATACGAAGCAAAAAAGTTAAGAGAGCAAGAAGAACAAGAAGCTTATACTAAGAAAGTTCTTGAAGAAAAGCTAATCATAGCAAAGAAGGAATTAGAAAACAGATGCCCATGTTCTGAAGATACCATAAAAGAAACTACACATCTTCAAATACAAGCATCAGACTACAATAATATTCCATATAATACTGACGATTCTATGGAAAGTATAATCGCAAAGTTTATTCGGTTAAACAGAATACCTGAAGCTTGCAAATATTACATGGATGAAACCGGATTGAACGATACAGATGCTATTGAGTTTGTAGTTGATACTTATAAGAAAATAGACCAGATAGACAAAGATGCTTTTGAGAGGCTTCTTAATAAATTGAGGGTATTAAAAAATAAAGGGTTTATTGAGCAAGCAATTAATGAATATCAAAAATTTACCCTATCAGAAAAAAATGCGGCAGAAACATTTATTAATGATTTATAAAATAGACTGATTATGGTTGACTTTCTAACCATCATACTCCTAATATTCGGAGTACTGCAAATCATCCTCTTCTTCAAGGTATGGGGAATGACGAATGACATCAAAGAGATAAGGAACAAGTACCTTAAAGACGAGGACGAGAAACGAAGACAAAAAGCAGAATACGACCCAACTCCCAAAATCAGCGGTGGGGTTAAAACAACAATATAGCCGGAATTATTCCCCGGCTTTTTCTTTCCCTATTCGCAAGTTGTGCAAATGTTGTGCAGATAGCATAAAAAGAAAATGCTAACAAGTTGTCAATGAACCTATTAGCATTTTTCCTTGTGATTCCGTTGCCACTACTTTTCATACTGGCTGATAGTCAATTATATATCTTTTGTTACCTAAATTACTTTTAGGAAAGGAGGTTTTAATCAACACCTGGCATTGAACAATACACATAGTAATCTTCCTCAATACAAGTTATTTTAACGTCAAATCCATCAGGGTCAATTCCGTCTGTGCTGATGCAAATAGTATCTCCTACTTTCCCTAATAATTCTTTTATTTCCACCTCAAAACTGAACTGCCCAGCTTCAACAATATAGAGATACGCTTTTTTATCCATATTACTTCTGCTTTTGGATTAATATTTGAATTGTTCTTTCTTTCTCAGTTATCACTCTTTCTTTTTCCTCCAATAGAGCGTTGAGATGCTCTATCTCTTTGCGACACTCGCTTAAAGTTATATCTCCAGAGATTTTATTACCATTGCCCTTAACTTGATGACCTATATTAATTCCAGAAGAGTTTATATCTCTATCAAAAAAATAATCTATTGGTACATTAAAATAATCTGCTATAATTTCCAGGTTGTCGGCACCAGGAATCGAAGTGTTATTAAGCCAAACATATAAGTTTGATTTAGATATACTTGTGTCTTTCAAAAACTGTGCTTGACTGATCTTTCTATCTTCAAATAATCTTCTTATTTTATCAGGATTAAACATGTTATACTATTTATACTAGATTTAAATAATAATATAAGATTAAAATAATAGGATTAATGTTTTGATATTAGACTATTATTTTAAACCTTTGCGTTATAAATATAATAATAACAATCGTAATATTTAAGATTATGGAAGAGAAAAAGCAAAAAATGGTACCCAAGTACCATTACGACCAGATGGAGAAAAGCACGAGACTGAGGCTCCGTGATGAGTTCCTAAGAAGAAGCGGTATGTCATTGATTACATTCTACGACAAGTTAAGAAAAGACTCCTTCAAACCTTTGGAAAGAGAACTATATGAGAACATTTTCATAATTCAACAAAATTAAGAACCAATCAAATTATGGAGGAATTTAAAAGAATACCCTTCGGTGGTAATCCCTATGCGGATTTTGAGTTTTTCAAGGTAGAATTAAAAGTCTGCGATGTGAAATACACTCCAGAGCAGATTTATGCACACTTTGAATTCACAAGTGGGTACAAAGTAGATGTACAAGGTACATTTTATCCCTCACTAATTCGCAAAGCTATAGTTCAAGTTCGCGAAATGGAGCAAGCACATATTACAAACTCATCACGTTGTGAAATTCATGCCGATAACTAACATCGAGTTCTACAACACCCCCGAAGGTGATGTGATGATTAAAGAACTTGGGCATGCGGCAGTTGTGCTTTGTGAGGACAACCGCCCGACCATCGAGTACATGCTTGCTGTCATCAGGGACAGATACCCGAAAGCACATGCCAGGTTAATGCAACTTTACTCCAGTAGTACAATGAATAGGTGGCATTATGAATTCCGGGTAGTTCACCGCTTCATCCGCTGCAACTTCGGCGAGTATGACCAATACAACCTTGACATCAATAAGGATGGACAATTCGTATTCGAGGAGGTAAAGTGCCCACTACGAGGTGAGTGCGAACATGAGGGAGTGATTTGTCGCCCGGAACTTGACACGGCACTAACCGCCCGTGAGATGAATGTCTTCAGACTCATCGCTTCCAATTGCCAGACGGATGATATTGCAGCGGAACTGCACATATCACCTTATACGGTGAACCGCCATCGGGAGAATATCAAAGCGAAAATCAAGGTTCATAATGTGAGTGAGATGATTTCTTACTGGCATCAGAACCAGATGAAATGAATACCAATAAAAAAGAAATATCAATGAAGAAAGGTCAGAAAGTACGCATTCTGCGTACCAATCAGGTAGCGACAATCGTCGAAGTGGAGTTAATCAGAAAAAGTGGCAAGGTACACCGCTACTGTCATCTGAAGGTAGATAAAAAGCCGGACTTGTGGTTAGACTCTTCAGAACTGGGGGGATTGGTGGAAAGGTGCCGGATTACTTTCCATGATGACAGAGGGCAGGAATTATACTTCGATGTGGAGCGTGATTATGATAAGGAGAATTTGAGCATGACATTGACCGGACGTCCAGAAAACCTCAAGGAGCATCACGGAATCAATATAGTGATGGCCGAAATGTTCCTCGATGGTTTTAAGGCACACCAATCTCATTCTTGATAATCACCACAACATATGACGGAAGAAAATCTTACACCATATATCCCTATCGGAACTTTATTCAAATACCTGCTCAAGGATTACCGTAGGGAGCGGCAGCGCACTATTCATATGGAGGCCCAAGTCAGAAGTCTGTTAAAGCGGAACGCCTATCTTGAGCAGGAAATAGGCAAAGTAAAGCAAAGACTGCTGAAGAAGGTGGAAAAGAGTGAGAAACAGATTGATTACTCGCAGGAAATCAGCCGGCTGCACCAGGCTGTTTCCTGCCGGAACAACACGATGGAGCAGCTCAGGAATGAGAATGCCCGACTGAAAAATGAACTCGATACGTATTTGCTGTTTCTCGGCAAGATTTAAGTCCTACCATCCGAACCCGGAAACAGTGTAATTCGTAGCGGCAATATACAGAACTATGTACTTTACTCAAGACGATATAAAACGAATCAAGGAGGCTTCCAAAGGCAGGCTCCTTGATGTTATCGGTGACTTCCACGAACTACGCAAACGGGGGGCCGAATATAAATGCGAATGCCCTAAATGCCATGGACAAGAGAAGTTACATATCTCTCCGGCCAAACAGATTTTCAAATGCTTCAGTTGCCCGGATATAAAAGGCAAAGAACCGCTGGACTATCTGCAGAGGGCAGAAGACATGCAATTCCTGGAGGCATGCGATTACCTGGCGCGCAAATTCAATGTATTGCTGGACCCCAAACCGGAGAAGAAACCTTCCAAACCCACAAAAATGAAGAAACGGAGCAAGGAGGCCAAGGGAGAAAGTGTCGATACATTCTGCGCCCGTATGCTTGCTGACAGCGGTCTGACCTATCAGGACGTGACGGCACATATCTTCAAGAAGGGAGATACACAGAGCATTTTCGAGGCGAAGACTTTCCGTCCGGGAACCGTTGACGAATACGGCAATATCGTTGACGGGGATGATGTCATCATCGAATATTACGACCTGGACGGCATGCCGGTCACTTATACCCGTAAGCTGCCGGGGCGTGGCAAGCAGGAACTTAAAGTGTATTACCGCGTCCGCTGGCAATTCCCGGAAGAACACCGGGACAAGGAAGGGAAACCGTTCAAGTACAAGTCTCCTGCCGGCAGCGGTACGCCCATATACATCCCGGAACGCATGAGGCAGATGTACAAGAGGAAAGAGCAGTTCCCAAGACTCTACATCCAGGAAGGAGAAAAGAAAGCGGAAAAGGCATGCAAGCACGGTATCCCCTCCATAGCGGTCAGCGGCATCCAGAACCTGGGACAGAAAGGGGCGTTGCCGGAGGATCTTGTCAAGATAATCACTGTCTGCGGAGTCAAGGAAGTGGCTTTCATTTTTGATGCGGACTGGAATGACCTCTCCCGTAACATTAAGTTCAATGCTCCAGTTGATTTTCGACCACGCAGTTTCTTCTCCGCTGCCCGAAACTTCAAGGAATATATGCGTATGCTGAAGAACCGCGGTATCATGGTGGAAATATTCATTGGCCACATCAACAAGAACGATGAAGGCGACAAGGGAGTGGACGACCTCTTGGCCGATAAGCTGGCCGGTCATGAAGAGGAACTGGCCGAAGACCTGGAATTTGCCTGCAACGAGAAGTCCGGAATGGGAAAGTATGTGGAAGTGTTCAAAATCACCACATGGAATGACCAGAAACTACGGGAATTATGGAACCTGCACAGCCATGAAAAATTTGCCGAGCAGCACCGCGAGGTCCTGCAGGAGCTTCCGGAATTTATCTTTGGTCGCTATGCCTGGAAGTTTGACGAGAACGGCAAATTGGTATCTGCCCTACCCTATGATGAGGATGAGAAGTTCTGGAATGAGGACTACAAGGAAACGAACGGTAACAGGGTGCCGGTGTTTGAATATGATTATGTGGCCGCCAAGACCTTTTTCCAGAACCGGGGTATCGGCCGTTACCGCCTGCTCGATACCAAACTCTGGACATATATCCATCTGGAGCCGCCGGTAGTCCGCACCATTGACGTGGAAGACGCACGCGATTTCATGTTCGCCTTTGCCGAACAGAACTGCAGCCGTTTCGTCAACAACCAGCTACTCAAGGGAGGCTCGCAATACGTCGGACCGTTCCAGATGTCAAGGCTCGCCTTCATCCAACCGAACTTCATCTCCCCGTCCCGTGACGAGCAATATTTCTATTTCCGTGACCGTTGCTGGCACATCACCCAGCATGAGGTCAAGGAAGTGGGATATGAAAGCATCACCCACCAGATATGGGATGAACAACGGAAGAACACCGATGCCAGGTACCTCGGCCACCCCCTCATTATATTCAGGGAGAAGGACGGCAGGTATGACTACGAACTCTCTCCGGAAGGCAGGAAATGCCACTATCTCCAGTTCCTTATCAATACCAGCAATTTCACCTGGAGAAAGAGGCCGGAAGAGATTGAGGAGAGTGAAATCTTTGAAAACAATCTTCATCTGCTTTCTAAGATGTGCGCCATCGGCTACATGCTGATGGAATGCAAGGACGCGAACGTGACACGTGCCGTTATCGGCATGGACGGCAAGCAGTCGGAAGTCGGTGACAGCAACGGACGCAGCGGCAAGTCACTTGTCGGTGAGCTGATGCGCCAGGTTGTCGATACAGTCTATATATCCGGGAAACGGACGGACATCTTCAACGACAGCTTTATCTGGAATGACATCGACGAACGGACACGCCTGGTATTCATCGACGATGTCATGCTGAACTTCAACTTCGAGTTTCTGTTCCCCAATCTCACCGGAGACTGGACTGTGAACAAAAAGGGGGGCGCACGTATCACTTATCCGTTCGCCAAATCACCCAAAGTATATATCCCCACCAATCATGCCATCCGCGGTACCGGTTCCAGCTATACCGACAGGCAATGGCTGATAGCCTTCTCCGATTTTTATAATGACAAGCACAAGCCCATGGATGATTTCGGGGTACTGTTCTTTTCCGAATGGGACTTCACCCAGTGGAACCTGACCTGGAACATGCTGGCCAACTGCATACAGCTCTATCTTAAATTCGGGGTCGTGCAGGCACCGGGCGAACGCCTGCAGCAGCGTAAGCTAAGGCAGGAGATTGGCGAGACCATCATATCCTGGGCGGACGAATACTTCAGCAGCGAGGAGCACTGTCGCCGTACCCCACGCAAGGAGATTTATGACAATTTCTGCAACTATGATCCGCAGCAACGCAAGTACATCACTTCCACCGCCTTCAAGGACAAGATAAAAAAATACTGCGAATGGAAGGGCTGGGTGTTCAACCCACACAAGTATGACGCCAAAAGCGGTCTGCCTCTCTTCCTGGACAAGGACGGGAAACCGGTTATAGATGACAAGTCCGGAGGAGTGGAGTATTTCACCATAGGCAAGACAGCCGGAGAGCAGACACCCCAGAGTGACCCGCATGAACTACCGGTTGGCAATCCGGACAACAAACTTGCATTCTGATGAGCGAGACACATTCCAGTATCATGGCCAGACTTATGCCGCTCTACGAGATGGCGCCCGAACGTTTCATGGCGTTCTATGATGCGGTGTATCTGATGTGTGTCGATCTGCCGGAAGGCTGCCGGTTCCGTATCTCAGACCGTTGCCGGGAAAAAGACCTGGAACTGTTCCGGGACATCGTGAAGACTCTCATTGCGGAACAGCCTTACGACAAGTATGCAGGACAATTGGAACTGTCGGATGATATGGAGTATGTGCGGCGGACAACCGGCTTTAAACCTTCCGGGAACCGCTTCATCCCGAAATGGAGAAAGGGATAGAATATGTCAATTTATTATGATGTAAAGATACATATTTTCAACGAATTACGCAAACAATCATGCTGAAAAAAGAGCACAAAATATTGGTGGTCGTTTCTCCGGAACCGGCTGAACGCAAGAGACTGTTGAGCCGCCTGGCAGTACGGCTCGGTTTCGCACTCATCCCTTCGGATGCAGCGAAAATCATATCGAACGACATCTACGGCATAGACCTGGCGACGGCCTATTTCGTTTTCTGCAGCAGCTACAATTTCCGTGGAGCCGTACTCACCAACCAGCGCTTGTATGAAATGGCGGCGCGAGGCTTGTGTGTGGCTGTAGGAGTCCGTTCCATTCCCCGTGAATATGAATTCATCTGCAAGGTGTTCTATCCGGAAGATTTTCCGTGATGACATTCCCGGAAAACACAATGCGGAGTATTCTTGAAAGTGCATATTAGGTATTTGTCTGCATCCGGCTGTGCGTGAGTACAGCCGGATGCAGTTTTTTCTTCTGCCCCTTCCCCCCTCCCCCCAACCCGTCATAATAACGATTCGGACAAACGTGCATGGAAGTGGCAACAGACATGAGAATTCCCGGAGGGGGTATATTATTCTTTTTTTATTCTTCTTTTTAAAATTGGACTACCTTAAAAAACAGAGAAAAAATCGTGCATTCGTACGGATGTGCGGAATTAAGTACATATTATTCTGATATACAAATATTTATAAGCGTACAAATTCCGCACGAATCGTGCACGAATAGCGCACGAATTGTACTTTTCTTCAAAAAACGGCAAAAAGTACGCAAACGAAAGAATTAGTACGGTTTTGTACGCTTTTTGTACACTTATAACAGCCTGACATTCAACAATATAAAAGATAAACCATGTACAAAAGCACTGTCGCACGATTTTTATACTATATCCGTATAAGGCCTTGGCTATATTATCGGTATTTTGTATATTTGTATAAAAATCAATGCTTTAAATGACAAAGAAAGACCGATTTGTGTGTTGGCTCCCTTGCAAGCCTTATGTCAAGCAATTCCTGCTGTACAATTTCAATGCCCCGGACGACACCTGGACCGAAATAGTCAATCTGTCCCCGGACAAGGAGCTACAGAACGACTTCCTTTCCAGGCTTGCAAAACCCGGACGATACGAGAACAGATACCGGAACCTGGCACGATATACCGCCAACGTGGCGGTGGAGATACGCCGTGATGACTTCTACCGATACGGATGGGCGATGTCGAATACCGAAGTGGTGGCGTTCGGCAGCAAGGTGGAAAGACGGATCAAGCAGATGCTTTTCCTCTATCTCGACACCCATGTCAGTATCGGAATCCCACTCTCGACCGCCATCCGCAACTTTCAGAACAGCTTCGGCTTTGATGACGACACCTGGTCTTATGAGACTATCCGCAGGGAGTATAACCGGCATGGATATAGGAAAACGGTGGAGAATACCACGATTTTAGACTTTATTAACCGTATAATTTTGGGGAAGTTGTCCGAATTCGGGACAATTTCCCAGCAGGGAAAAATGACTTATGAAAGCAATGCATTATGATTTTGAAAACGTCGGAGGATTGTTGCAGGTGATTGCCGTGCCTCCGGCCTCGTTCGTGCAAATCCGTAAGGACTATGCCGCCGGTCTGAACTATCTGGAACTCCGCAACCGGGAGGATATTGTTTCCATACCGGTATATGCCAATGACACCTATTCCTATAATGAGGACAAGGAGGTGAATGATGCGGGGGATTGCTGGAATGTGTCGGTCGAAGGGGTGATTCCAAAACTTTCCTCAGTGAATCATCATTTAATGGAGACGCTGGAGCGTGGCTTGTGGTATGTACTGGCAGTGGACGGCAACGGGGTGGTCCATTGGTGCGGGCAGGAGGACGCACTCATGCTGTTCAACACGAACAAGACAAGCGGACGTTCCGTGTCGGAACGGAACGGTACCTCATTCACGTTCACCTGCATCCAGGATGAACCGACCTCCTATATTGAAAACATGGAGGAAATATAGCCGTACGGCTTCCTCTGCCGACACACAACACGCTTTCGTTCAAACGTTTATCTGCTTACCGTCGGTACCCGATGTCCTTGGGTACCGTTTTTTTTGCGTTTTTCTTTGCGCAAAAATAAGTTTTATGAACGAGACAGTTATCACATTATTCGGAACGATTGATCGGTATTGGTACAATAAAAATTATCTGAAATACTTTCTTGACAAGGCCAAAGGCCAGCCCGTACGCCTGAAGGTTTCCAGTTATGGCGGTGATGTGGCCGAAGCGGTTGCCATGTCCGCCCTGATGGCCGAGCACGGCAATGTGACGGTGGAGTTCATCAGCTTCAACGCTTCGGCAGCCACTGTACTGGCATTCGGTGCCAAGTCCATCGAGATGCACGAGGACGGCATGTGGCTGGCGCATAAATGCAGCCTGGGAGTGGACATCTGGGGCCAGCTCAATGCGGACCAGTTGGAGGACACCATCAAGGAACTGCAGAACAAGAAGAAGAGCGCGGAAGCCATTGACCTGATGATTGCACAGAAGTACATCAACCGTAGCGGCAAAAGCCTGAAGGACATTATCACCTTGATGGAAGAGGAACGCTGGATGCCTGCCGCCGAAGCCAAGGAATGGGGATTCATAGACAAGATCATTCCCGGTACCCATAAAAAGCCGCAGGTGACCAATGAAATGACCGACTGCTTCACCGCGCTTGGTCTACCGTTGCCGGCTATCGATTCGGAGGGGAAGCCGGAACCGGAAGGCCGTGACAAAAACTTGGTCTCCCAGATTATCGACGGTATCAAAGGGCTGTTCCCTACCGGCAACAAGACTGACATTTCTAATTCTTCAAATACAGTTATGCGTAAAGAATTTACTTTCATCAACCAGATCCTCAACAGCGAAGGCATTGAGGAAAAAGACGGCAAGATGTTGCTTACCGTAGAGAATCTGCAGGCCATCAATGACGCCGTCAAGACCGCCAACGAAGCGAAAGCCAAAGCGGAGAATGACCTGGCTGTCGCCAACACTGCCAAGGAGACCGCCGAAAACAGTCTGACGGCAGTCGTGAATGACCTTGACAGCCTGAGTGACAGCATCAAGAATGCCGCCGACAACAAGGCCAAGGTACAAGTTATCCGTGACATTGTCGCCAAGATACCCGGAACGGGTACCGACAGCCACCGGGAAGCGAACGAAGACAACAAGTTTGCGGACATCGCCACAGACCCGATCAACAGTTTTGAGAATGAGTAACACTAAACTATTCTATTATGGATTTTAAAGCACCTATTGACATTACCGCCGTTCTGACCGCGGTAAAAAAGCACAAGGACATCCTGAAGGCGGTCGACAAGCTCGACGCCTCAGAGGTGTTGAGACATTTCACTCCGGTACCGGGCATAACCGACTCCCTTGAACTGGGCAAGGTGGAGGGCGGAAGCATCTCCGGCAAGTACACCGGAAAGTTCACTGCCGGAAAGTATCTGGGCAAGATTGTTCCCCGACGTCTGGTAGTGCGTCCCGTTGTAATGGAGATGTCCGACGAGCCTGAGCGCTACCGACGCACCTACATTGCCGAGGTTCCCGGTACACTCCGCAAGGAACACCCGTTCGAGCTGTGGCTGATCAACCACGGGCACGAACTGGCATCCAATGACCTGCTGTTTGCCATTTTCACGGCAAAATACAGTGCGGATGAAGAAAAGACGGACATTCAAGACTCTTTCGACGGTATCGGTACCATTATCACTGAAGGCGAAGCTGTCGGGGACATCTCCAGTGCCGAGGGAAACGTTTATGCGACCGGTGAACTGTCCCGCGCCAATATCGGGGAGAAGCTGCTGGAAATGTGGCGCCACATGCCGCGCACTTTCAAGCGCAAGAAGAACATCAAGATGTTCATTTCCGACGATCTGGGCGACATGTACGATGACTGGCGCAAGGACGAAGGCACCATTGTCATCGGACTCAAGGAGGACACTTCCGACACGCAGCACCTGCTTGGTTCCAACAACCGTTGTGAGCTGGTGCGCGTTCCGAACCTTCCCGACGGCAGCCAGTTCGTCATGCTGACCACCAAGGAGAACGTATGCTACGGCTTTGACAAGGAGAGCGACTTCAAGTCCATCAAGCCGTTCATGTCCGGCAATCCCTATACGTTCGATGCTGCGGGCAAGTATGTGATCGGTTTCCAGTTCGTGTCTGTGCACAAGTCCGAGTTCTGCGTCAACGACCGTCCGGTGGACCCGGAAGGGACCAATCCGTTCGGATACATTGAAGTGACCATTACGCCGGATGAAGCGGTCAACAACGGCGGTAAATGGCGCATCCAGGGCGAGGAAGCCTGGCGTGAGTCCGGTACATATGCGGCAGTTCCCGGTGGCAAGGAATACACCGTCGAGTTCCTGGAGGCTGCCGGATACACCACTCCTGCCGTGCAGAAGAAGACGCCCGCTGCAGGCAAAGTGGAGAAGGTGACGGGCACCTATGTTGTTAAATCCGAATAAACCCTACGACTATGGCAGAAGTAGACCCTAAATTATGTATTGCCCTTGATGACATCAACGAGGCAATGGACTGCGAGAACCAGGACAACATGGGCGGTATCATACCGTCCGTCATCTTCGGTTATCATGCGGATGTGGCCACATGGCCGGACTACCCGAAAAAGACGGAATCCCCTCTTTCTCTTGAAGAAGCCGGTACATTGGTCGGTGACCTGGTCATGAAGGAAAGTTGCAGAGCATACAAGATGGATTTCACCGACGAACTGGCCGAGTTCAAGATTACCGACCAGGGAGAAAGCGGCGGGGAATCGTTCCTAATGGACCTGAATATCATTTCGGCCAAGATGCGGAAGAAGATATTCGGTTTTGAGAATGCGACCAAAGGGCGCAAGATGTTCTTTATCGTGACCGACAACAACGGCACGAACTACCTGATGGGTGACAAGCGGCGCGGCGCGCTCCGTGCGTCGGGTGACGGTGCCACTACCGGAGCAAGCTCCACCGCCCGCAACCAGAACACCCTCCACTACACCTTTACCGCACCGCGCAAATGTGTGTATGAGGGAGATACGGAGGACATCCTGACTGTAAAAGCCGCATCAGAAGAGCCATAAGCCTTTTTGTTCATGATTGGTTGTTCATGTCCGTCTCTCGCTCTCAGGCAGGGGCGGACATTTTGTTTTGTCCTATTCCGGCAACAAAAACCGCAATAGCTTTGCGTATCATCAAAAAACAACGTACATACAATGTCAAAGATTACACAGAACTATATCGAGGCGCGCAGGGACGGCATCAAGTGGCTGAACTCGCAGAAACGTGACTACAGCACCGGTGTGAATATCCTGACCCGTTCTGGATATAAGGGGTTTGTCGCCGCACGTCTGGCACGCCAGGGCGAAAAGCCGCATACCCGCGAGAAGCTGGAGTATGAAATCCGGCAGATGATCAAGGTGTGGTACCATCCGGATGACCCGCGCTTTGAGGATGTGGACCTGGCAGATGATGCAATGCCGGGCAATGACGGGCGTTCCGAGACGGTTCCCGAAGAGACGGCTGCCGCCATTGTCGCCGTTGCGGAGAGGGAACTGGCGCGTGAGGCGGACGAACAGCCCGCCTATCCTCCGGTGATGGCCAAAATCATCTATGACTTCCGGGAATGCTACAACGAACGTTCACGCCAGCACCGGATGCTTGCCGGACTGGGTGAGACAAACACGCAGGCTGTATGCACGCAGCGCAAGGATATTGTCGCCCGTATAGCCTTTCTCTCCAACCGCATGACACTGCTGGCTGCCATCAAAAGGCAGTTCGAGCAGGACAGGGAACTGCCGACTGAAGAGCAGCTGGACGAACTCTACAAAAAAGCGGATACCCCCGAAGAAAATCCGGAAAAGGAAGAGGACGAGGCCGACATCAGTTCCCTATCCGTGGAAGAGCTGAGGAAAGCGAAATCCAATGCCAAGAGCAAGATTACCAAGGCAAGGAACATGCTGCTGTACTCTTCGGAAAGCAAGCCCAAGGACGGCAAGGAGAATCCCCTTCCCGACTGCCCCAAACGCGTGAAATACGAGAAGAAGGTGGCTGCCCAGGAAGCACTGGTGGAAAGGATAGAATATCGTTTGGCAGAACTGCAATAGGTTAGGTTATGTTGGTCTGTTGCAGCGAGATTGAGAATAAGATGATGCCGGCGGATGATGCAGTAAGTCCTATGCAGGGAGACCGATACCCGACAGGCTACATCCGCCGAACGGATGCGGCAGCCTCCGGCCACGACCTGGCTGCGGAGAAGCTGCTGCATCCGGACGCCATGGGGGTGCTGGTACCCGGCAGGGACAAGCATTTCTACTCTTCAGGGGCGTTCAACCTGATCCAGTTGATTTTCTATATTCTCAGACAGACGGGACCGGCACACCTGCTGCTTACCACCTATTCCATCTCCATGGACAGCATTGCGGCGATTCATCGGAAGGTGGAAACGGGCGAGCTGTTGTCAGTGCGGTTCCTGATAGACAACCGGGTGCGCAGCATATCACCCAAACCGTTCGATTATCTGGTGACCACGTTCCCGGACTGCTACCGTTGCCTCGCGCTTCATGCGAAGGTGGCGCTGCTGTATAACGAGGACTGGAAGATTACCGTAGTGGGCAGCCAGAACGCCACGCACAACCCGAAGCTGGAACGTGGAATCATCCATACCGGCAGAGATATTTTTGATTTTGACTTTAAAATGCTGAATGATGAATTTGACTCAGGAACAACGTGAGGAGATAGAGAAGATGGCCTATCGTTTGATCCCTCCGGGGCTGATAGCCATCAATATAGGTGCCGATGAGACGGACTTTCTCGCGGAACTCCGCACACCGGGCACCGAAGTCCGGACCGCCTTCTACCGGGGGCATCTTCGCCAGACGGTTGAACTCCGGGAGTCACTCATCAAGTCGGCCGTCAATGGCAGCAACCCGGCACAGCAGGAGCTTATCAAGTTCATCAAATCGCAACAGCAGTATCTTGAGTATGAATAACAACCGTCTGACGGCATCCAAAAGCAAGGCCGCACTGGAGGAGCAATCCTACGACCTTATACAGCAGCACATCATCGACCCGGAGAACAGTCCGCTGCCGGAGCATCTGCGTGTGCAGTGCAACCGGGTGCTGCAGATAGCACGTCTTTTGGATGACTATCCGAACGAGAGCCACATCATCAACATCATGCTGGCAAAATACCGTATCTCGCGTACCCAGATAAGGAAGGACATCGCCCTGGCAAAAGAGCTGTTCAAGACACAGCACCAGTTCGACTGGGACTTCTGGTATGCCTGGATGATCAAGGACCAGATTCAGCTTATCCGGGATTGCAAGCTCAAAGGTGATCTCAAGCAATGGAACAACGCCAAGAAAGTGCTGCATCAGATGATTGGTGAGAAGCCGGCTTCCGTCGAGGACCCGCGACGCATGGAGAAGAACGTATTCTACATCCAGATCAACAGTATGGGGCAAAAGGTGGATATTCCCCTAAATGCCGTCCGCAACCTTTCCCAGGAAGAGCAGAAGGTTCTGGTGGATTCGATGTACACGCCTATCGACGACGCACAAGCTGAAGAAATAATGAACTCATAACAGATTACCCATGAAAAAATTGACAAACAAACGACTCATCTCTTACCTGGTTGACCATAAGCACATTGATATGGTATCGGTCAGCAAGACACAGATTGTCTGTACCGTATCCGCCAGGTTCAGGCCGGAAGAGGTGCCGCAGCTGCTGGCTGACACCGGGCAGGACATGCCCCGCATGACTTCCTCCGAAGGTGTGAACTACATTGTTTTCCCACGATATTGATACGGCAGGACAATGGACGAAAATGTCTGGGAAGAGGTCATACAGGTCAATCCGGCGCAGGCGGCATTTCTCGTGATGCCGTACAAGAACGGATATGTCATCTACTCGCGTGCCACGGGTAAATCATTCATTACCGGTGCCGTGATAGATGACAACATCCGGCTCATGCCGCGAGGGATTACTACGCTCACCCAGGCCACCATTGGGCAGGCGTTGACTAAAACCCTGCCTTCAGCGTTCAAGATGCTGGAGATGCTCGGTTATAAGCAGTGGGATCCGGTCAGCAAGACCGGTGACTATGTGGTTTGTCGCAAACCTATTGAGGGATGGTATAAACCTTACGAGCACATCATGTCGTTTGAGTATGGTATCAGCTTCAGTAACGGGCATATGCTCTACATACTTACCCAGGGCGGCAACAGCCGCGGTCCGAATGCGGACTACAACATCACCGATGAAGCGCTGACACTCGACAAGGAGAAGTTCGACCAGGAGGCGGCGCCGACCAACCGTGGCAATGAGCATATCTTCGGGCGCAAGTCGGAGCATCCGGTGCTGAAGCACCACGGCAACACCTTCCTCTCCTCCATGCCGTACACGCCTGAACAGAAATGGTTGCTTGAACCGGCCAAGTATTATGAAGAAGAACGCGGCATCCGGCTGTTTGATGTCTGGAACAGGATTGTGCGGTTACAGATGCAGCTCATTGATGCAAGGATTGCGAATGACGCCGGACTGTTCAAGGAGATCTGGAACGAGACCGTCCGTCTCAGGCAAAGTATCACGCCGTTCGTTTCACGTGACGGCACGCTCTTTATCCTTGGCTCCATCTTCGACAACATCGCCAATGTGGGCATGAACTATATCCTAAACCAGTACAAGGTGATGGATAAACTTTCCTTCATGATAGAGATCCTAAACTTCATGGTGGATAAGATTGACAGCTGCTACTACCAGTTGGATGAACGCCATATCTATTACAATGCGACCAATGACGACTATATCCGTGACTTTGCCGAAGATCATAACTACAACTGGCAGCAGCTTGCCAATAACGATGACAGCCGGCGTGACCTGGACTGCAATCCCAACCAGCCGATAGAGCTGACACCCGACTGGGGTAGTGCCGCTTCATTCCTGGAAGTGGCGCAGGAGCGCAACTATGACTTCGTGACGAAGATGCTGACACGTGAGCCGGTGGACAACAACATCAACGAGTTCTTCGTCAAGCGTGATGAAGAGGATGACACCATGGTGAACGCGCTGATGGACAAGTTCTGCCACTACTACCGTAACCATATCAACAAACACCTGCATTATTACCGTGACCGTTACGGGGATGCACGCCGTGCCAACAACAAGAAGTCCTACAACGAGCTTGCCATCGAGCGTCTGGAGAAACACGGGTGGACGGTGGAACAACACACCCATGCGGGCATGGAGCCGCCGCAGCATGACAAGTACCTGCTCTGGGCTTCCATCCTGGCAGAGAAAGACGAACGGTTCCCGAAGAAGCGTTTCAACGGCTCGAAATGCAAATATACACTCATCTCCATGAACAATACGCGTGTCATCGAGGACCGCGAGGGGCGTTTTGCCAAGGATAAGCGCAGCGAGCGTAACCAGTCCATCCTTCCGGAAGAAGCCACCCACTTCGGTGATGCGGTGGATAAGCGTGTATGGACGAAGTACGGGCACCTACTCAGGCAGGCATACGGATTCGTGGACGCACGTATCTGATTCACCTCATACACATACATCCGCAATCACAATCGCAATGCTTATGGCAGGACTCGCAACGTCCGCAATGGGAATCGCTGCACTTTAGGACAGAACGCCGTGTGCAGGACTGGCCGAGGGGCATCCTCCTTGTCATATTTCCTTGTTTCTTGCGCTTTTGGTTGCGTTTTTGGATAGGGCGCGGTCGGCAGAAACTTCCGTTTCTGTTTCCATTCGGATGGAAAGCGGGGTATTCTGTATTCATTATCAAAGAAGTATATTTATTATAACATTCATTAACAAAGAGCACGGCGCGCGCAAAATCCGTACTGAAGGAACAGGCAGGCAAATCTATTTCCTCCAGTACGGATTTTGCGCGTCTCAGCGGTAAGTAGCGGCAGCTACTTGCGTTTGTCCGCATCCATGCAGGTAGACCCGGTCTTTTCTGTTTCAATAGCTAAGGTAGAGACCGTAGAGCGGTAAGCGTTCCGCTTGGCGTGCCTCCGTTTCTTTTCCGCAACTCCTTTTCATTTCCTGCATCTCTGTATGCGGTCAGGTAGTCTTTTGAGTCCGCAAATGTAGGGCACCGGTCTGACAAACAAGGTCGGGCGTTGTCCGCTAAAAAATCTCCAGCCCTACGGGTAGTATTCAAGCCTTCGGTTTTAGTCGGAACCTTGCGGAATGTCATCCTCGGCACCTCAATTATTGCGGCATCAAAAGGCAACCATACCGCACGTCATACAGACACGCCGGAATAAAAAAAAAGTCGTTCTGGGAAACGGAGAAAATTAAAAAAGGCTCCACCCGACGACTCCAGAAATCCAGAATAAATTAAAAACTTACAGTTATGGCAGCAAAAAGAAACATCCCCGAAGCATGGAAAAATCAATGGTCTAAATTCATGTTTAACTTCTTTGATTACTTGCCTACCAAGTACGAGGCTAACAAACGGGAGTGGTCTATCCGCAGGATGATATGGGATTTTAAGGACGGGAAGCGCAGTGCGTCTGTGGCAGAACTTGTAGCGAAGAAGATGCGCGAGCAGTTCGGTGCGGAGGTTTGCAACGTGACGTTGGTCTGCATACCAGCCAGTAGCGGAGAGAAGAACGAAATCAGATACAAGGCTTTTGCCGAAGAGGTGGCACGGCTGACGGGGTGCAGGAATGCGTACAAAGCAATTACCATTGAGGGTGGACGGCTTGCCATCCATGAGACGAAAGCGGCCAAGACGGTGCAGACGGTGGAGGTCATCAAGTTTGACAAGCGTTTTTTCAAGGGTAAGAAATGCCTTGTATTCGATGATATACTGACGCAGGGGCATAGTTACGCACGGTTTGCGTGTGCACTTGAAACGCTTGGGGCAGAGGTTTTGGGAGGCTATTTCTTAGGCAAGACAATTCTTTTATAACAATTTAATCCATACAATTATGAATACTCTTTTTGATAACGATTGCCGCTACATGAGCGACAGCGAACTGATTTACGAAATCAGCAACAACAGACAGATTGTTTCGGACATCGAACGCAGCAACGAAGTGATAGACCTTGAAAAATTGTTTTCCTCTTTGACTCCTGGACGCAGGAGGGTAGCCGTGGCAGCCGTGGAGATGTACAAGAGACAACTGTCGCAGCAGGTGGAACGTAGGCAAATAAGGATGAGCAAAGACGTATACGAACTGATGGAGCCGTTGATAGGAGATTTGCCGAATGAGGAATTTTGGGTAGTGTCGATAAACCAAGCCGGACGGATTATCAAGAAAGTACGCATATCGGTAGGCGGTATTGACCAGACTTCAGCGGATATAAGACTGATTATGCGCGTGCTGATTGATACGGGGGCGGTGCAGTTCGCAGCGGTGCACAACCATCCGAGTGGCAACAGCCGACCGAGCAATGAGGACAAGAGGCTGACGGAGCAACTTAAAAAGGCGGCAGGGTTATTCAATATTAGGATGATAGACCATGTGATTATAACGAATGGTGGATATTACAGTTTTGGCGATGAGGGGCTGATTTGACGGAGGGGTGCAGGGCGCACCCATTCCGTTTGCTCGCATGCTCGCAAACGAAATGGGGCCCGAAAAGCGGAATGACTGGTCGTGTTACCGTTCCTTCAACCACGGAGGGGATTTTTACTTATGGTAATAAAATAATTACCCTATTCTTTGTGGGTAATAAAATAATTACCTATCTTTGCAGAGTAATCAAAAACAGATAACGATATGCCAACAATTTTAATTTTATTCGGTTTGAAGTTTAGAATTTATGTACGTGACCACGAACCGGTGCATGTACATGTACTCAGTCAAGACGGTGAAGCCAAGTTCCAGGTAGGTGATGAAATCCGGTTGATGGTCAATAAAGGAATGAAGCCCAAAGACATAAAACTGGCTGAGTCTATTATTGAAGAGAACAAAGAGTTGATTATTACAGAATGGGTTAAGATATACGGCAAATAAGCCGTATATCTCTATACATAGAAAGGAGTGATTATGGTAGCGAAAAAAGTTTGGTTCGAAGGTGAACGAATCTACATCGAAACTGATGACGGTCGTACGTTGTGGCAGTCAATCTTGTATTATCAAAGATTGAGGAATGCCACCAAAGAGCAGCGCGAGGATTATGAGCTGGGAGCTTTCGGCATTCACTGGGAAGAGATTGACGAGGATGTTTCTTACGAGAGCTTTGAATATGATGATCCAGAACCGGCAGGTATCTCCCGCTTGTTCCTTACACACCCGGAGATAAACGCTTCGGCTGTTGCCCGACGGATGGGGATGCAGCAGAGTTTGTTGGCACAGTATATACGGGGAATTAAACGTCCCTCAAAAGAACGGGAGCAGGCGATATTGAATACGGTGCGTGAAATCGGAAAGGAATTGAGCGGTATTTCAATTTAAAAAGAGAAGCGGAGCAAAAAACTCCGCTTTTCTTTTGTTGTTTCAAAAGAAACTCTCATCTTTGCAGTGCTAAACAGTTACGGTCACACCGTATCGCAGAGCGCGGTCAATGCTCAATGAATTTCAGTGGGCTTTTTTTATGCCCATACATTAACCATTTTACTGACGTCAGTAAAATGATACATACGAAATAGGCGGCTGCCTTTCCCATTACACTTTTGCTCTACGAGCGGAATCTGTAACTGTTTAGCGACACGGGAAATGGCAGCCGTTCTTCTTTTAAGAAAATTGCCTAAAATGCTAAACAGTTACAGTATGAAAAATCAAACATCCGGTGCGCTTATCGCACCAGAACCCGCAGGGATTCGTGTATCCGAGAACTTGAAAGCTCTGAATGAGCAAGTATCCAACATCCAATGCCGCTACTACCGCGTCCTGGCTCCCGATTGCGAAATAAAGACCGAAGCCGATTGCTGGTACTTCCGTGCCATTGTCTGGGCATGTGCCGCGATGGTGTTCCCTCCCCTACTGGCGGCAGCCGCGTTGTGTGTTTATAAGGCAAAGAAGTGCCGGAAAGGGGGTGAGGCATGAGCAAACATAAAAAAATCAGCGAAGATGGCATATTTGTAACGAGCCAACGCAGTCATTCAGCTACCAACACCGATGAATATAGTTATATGTTGTCGTATGGTGGTAATTATATAGCTTGCGATATGTCTGCCGATGAGTTACGTGAAATCATTTCCTGCATGCAAAATGCCCTAAAGGCTAATGGGGAAGGAGGTGAGAAATGAATACCGAAATCAATAACATCGTATTGACCTCCTCCATCAGCGAAACCATCTCGATTTTACAAAATGGCGTTGCCAGTGCTTGTTGCAATACCATAGATAGAGCTACCGGATTAATCCTGGACTTGAAAGTCGACAATGAAGTTAGTGCTGATGACATTATATCCGTAATAAGTGATTTACGCATTGTGTCATCCATGATAAGAAGCTTGACTCCGGAAGAAGAGAAAGGAGGCGCACAATGAGCAAGAAGATAGGATTCCGTTCTTATCAAAACGACGAAGAACCGGACAAACAAGACGAATTGGAGAAGCAACAAGCCGAGCGGCAGAAAGCCATAGCAAACTTCATCGGCCAGAACTATTCACCCATCGGTACCACTTCACAGAAATGTTACAAGACCACCGCTGAACTGGTATATGAGCTGTCGAACATTGTCGATGTCGCTCCGATGGCGCTGGCCAAACAACTGGCTGATGCCGGGTACCATGTAGAATATTTGGCAGGACAACCCTACTGGGTGATGTACGAGAAGCCATAAAAATACTAACCGGAGATTTTTTTATTTTTGAAGTCCTTGCTCGTGAGAGTAAGGGCTTTTTTTGTCCTATGAGAGCGGATGGTTGGGCTCTATCTTTGTGACAAAAAAAGAGATATGATACGTTTTTTCACAAGATTCGTCGCCACCTATGGGTATGATTCACCGAAGGAGTTCTTTCTTTCGGTGGCTCCGAGCTTCAAGTACAACCTGCAATTTCCGGCCATCTCCTTCAGCGCCGTCACTGCCGTAGTCAGCGAATGGATAGGCATTACACCGTTCCTGGCCATGGCCATGCTCGTCGCCATTGTCTCAGAGATGTGGACGGGCATCCGGGCAAGCAAGGTCCAGGGAATAGGATTTGAAAGCTTCCGTTTCTCACGCTGCATCATCAAGCTGTGTATCTGGCTGACCATCATCTATATCACCCACTCGTTCTATCTGGAGAGCAAGGCCGGAGCGGAAGAAAGCTTTGTCATGCTGCTGGCCACCCTGTTCTTTTCCATTGTCAAGGTGTTCGTCATGACCTGGTTCTGCGTCGAGCACGTGACAAGCATACTGGAGAACCTGGCAGTCATCGACGGCAAGCCGAAAGATGCGCTGATCAAGCAGGTGGGAATATTGTGGGTGACAGTCACGGATAAATTCAGAAGAAAGGCCGATGAGACGGAAGGTTAGCCATATGTTGCTTTGTGCGGTTATCGCATTTCTTTCCGGCTGGGCCGGCCACTGGCTGGGTTCCCGGAAACGGAGCATTGTCCATGTACCGGAAACGGTGGTCAGGCATGATACGATACGCTCTGCCATTCCGGAACCGGAGGTGATTGTCCGTGAGGTACCCACAGAAGTGGATACGGCGGCTATACTGGCCGACTATTTCTCGGAGAAGCATTATCTTGATACAATTATTGAACGCCCTTACCTGAAAGTGGAGCTGACCGACGTCATATCCCGCAATTCATTGCTTGACCGCACGGTAGTGGTGGACTACCGGCAACCGGTCGTCTGCAACAATGCTCTTGCCTTAGGTCTGGAAATTGGACGTTCCTGGCAAGTCTTGTCGGCAGAATATCGCCATAAGCAATGGGAGTTCAGAGCAGGATATGACTTGTACAACAGGTCACTGGTGTTGGGCATTTCTAAAACCCTTTGGCAATGGTAGTGGACGGCATACATGATGGAGTGGACTGCTTCATCTCGGAAATCGGGGAAATAAAAATCTCAGGAATCACAGATGAACAGTTGAATGTCCGTATTGAAACCGGAGGTACGGAGATTTTCAATGAGAGCTATTACGCTTTGAAAGGCAACGTGGTAATCCATGAGATAGGGGAAATGCTCCGCAGTCACTTCTCCCTGCATGACCCGAAAGGGATGTCAAACAATGTAGTCTCTTATTATCAGGCTCCATTGTCCATAACCGCTGTGTTTTCAGGCAAGCAGGACACAGTCCGGAGGAGTTTCAATGCTTATTACAGCCGTTGTCGCACATCGGTATCCCCGTCAGACGTACTTTTTCTGACACACGAGAGCACAATCCGTACAGCCCATGATAGAATGGAATATCTAACCTTTACTGCCCATAAAGGCATGTCGGTGGACATGAGCATAGCCTACATGGATGCGGGAAAGGAAAAGTACAAGACAGTCAGTGAGCAAGTGGATGCCACTGCCGGTATGCTCGCTGTTTCTTTTTCACTTGATAAGATTGTACGTCGGTCCGGTATTGCCGTATCATCCATCACATATTATGATGTCCTATTGAAAAAAGATGGCACTGTAAAGGATAAGGTGAGATTTGTCAATGATGACCGACAGTATAGGAATGTCACCAATTTCATTTACCGAAACGCATTCGGTATGCCGGAGACAATGGCATTCACCGGACTGGTGGAATATTCCCCCGAACTTGAGGGTGATCCGGTAGAACTGTTACAGAGAACCGTCCGCACTTCATCCAAATACATTGACAGCCGTACGGTAAACAGCGGCTATCTGGACACCAGACAATACGGAAAGGTACTGGATCTGATAACAACTGATTCTTTGCAGCTGTATAATACGGAAACATCGACGGAAGTGGTGACCACTGACATTGATTTCTCTCACAAGCGTACCGGCAACGAGAAAATCAATGTCTCACTTACATTCCGTCAGGCATCACGCCTGCATCTGGCTTTCGAGCGTACCGGTGACAATGGTATTTATGGGCGGATATTCGACAGAACATTTGACAATACATTTGAATGATATAACGATATGGAGACAATACGCAGAAACCTGGCTCTGGCCGACATGGACATCCGCACGGACGAACGCGGACGCCGGCGCATCTTTTCGATAAAGTTCGTCAGCAAGGAAGGCAAGGTCTATTTCATGCCCCAGGCCTACGCCTGCGGTGCAGGACGCATGAACATGAAGGAATACCAGCTCCGGGGCGTGCAGCCCTGCGACTGCAAGGGAAATCCGGAAGGACACCCCTACCCTGTGGATATTGACCTGATACTGGAGTATAACAAAAAGAAAATAATATTCTGATGAACATATTGTTTAATTCAAGCGGCATTCCCCTGCTGATGCAGTCCACGTACATATTCGGCGAAACGACGGGGACACCCCAGAACGAAATGAAGGAGCGTACCCGAATCCTGGCGCCATATGACTTGTCGAATGTTTCCTATATAGACATCGACGGAGTGAAGGTGCGTCCATGGGGAGATGAGAATGATTTCCCCCAGAAGGCGGCTGAAGAGATAGGAAACACCAGCGTGCTCAATACGGGCCTGAAGTTTCTTCGTAACCTGACACTTGGGCAAGGCATATATCCTTGTACGGTGAAAGGTTACGACAATGATGGCAACGAGATACTGAAGCCCGTTACCGATAGCCGAGTACAAGCTTTTATTGCTTCCCGGAATGTGAGGCGCTACATGGAGAAGGTGCTTCGGGATTACTTGAAATTCGGCAACGGTGCCGTCCAGTTTGTGCCGTCGGCTGCCGGCAATTCTTTTGCAGGGGTCAATCCGGTCAATGCGCTTTACCGCCGTTATTCCGAAGTGGACGAATACGGCGCCTGCAAGTGCATCATTTCCGGATATTGGCCGCAACGTCCGGACAAGGGACAATACACCAGGCTGGATGTGCTCTCCGAATACGACCCGCAGATGCACGCCGAGGTGTTGAAGTTTGCCGGAAAGGTGAGGGACGGTTTCATCATGCCGGTACGCGACAGCTGGAGCAACGACGACCTTTACGGCATGCCCATCTGGTGGCCCGCCTACGTTTGTGGATGGGTGGAGATAGCCCATCTTATCCCCCATTTCCTCAAGAAAGCCTACAAGAACCAGATAACCTGGAAGTGGCATGTACAGATACCGTATTCCTACTGGGAGAAGAAATACCCGTCCAAGGACTATTCTGCCAAGGAGCGTGAGGCGGCCATACAGAAGTATATGGATTCTGTGGAGCAGAACCTTTGCGGACCGGACAATGCGGAGAAGCCCATCTTCTCTCATTATGCCGTGAACGAGATGAACGGCAGGATTGAGGAGGAGTGGAAAATCAAGCCGCTGGAGAACAAATACCAGGGTAGTGACAATCTTCCGGTGTCGGCAGCCGCCAACTCGGAAATTCTGTTTGCATTGATGGTGAATCCGAATGTGCTCGGTGCAGGTATGCCCGGTGGCACCTATGCCGGCAACCAGGGCGGTTCCAATATCCGTGAGGCTTTCCTTGTGAACATTGCCAACGCGTGGATTGACCGGCAGAATATCCTGGACCCTATAGAACTCTATATCAAAATGAACGGCATGCCGGAATGCGAGCTGCGTTTCCGCAATACCGTATTAGTAACCCTCGATACCGGCAGCGGTACCAAAAAAACATTGAGCTAATGATATTCAGTGCAAAAAAATGGAACAACGGCAAGGAGCTGAAAGCGGTGATGAAGGTGAACACCGCCATCTCCTTTGACATGATGGAGGCACCGCTCCGGAATGCTTTCCGGCAATACCTCGTACCGTTATTGGGCGATGCGATGGTGGGAGAAGTGGTCGAGATATATGAATTCGGTCCAAATCCGGATGTATTGGAACAGAATACCGAAGGGGCAACCGAACGGGAGAAACTGGACAGCCGCCTGCTGGAGATCTGCAAACGCGCGAACGCGAACCTGGCGTTCTGGAACGATTTCGATGAAATCAGCATGCGTATCACCGATGCGGGCTTCCAACGTCAGAAATCCGACAACGGCGAATCATTCCAGCAGGTGTACAAGTACCAGGAAGATAACCTGCGGGCATCGTTACGCAACAAGGGGTTCAATGCGCTCGACGAGCTGCTTGAGTTTCTGTATGCCCATATAGCCGAATATCCGGAGTTCGCGTCCTCCCAGGCCTATCAGGACCGTAAATCAGCCATTGTCCGCAGTACCGCGGATGTCAATGACGTCTGTTTTATCAATGGCAGCCGGATTGTTTTCCTCCGTCTGCAGCCGCACCTGAAGTTTGCCGAGGAGATGCTCCTTCAGCCGGCCATCGGTGACAAGCTGTATGAGCATCTGATTGACGGACTGGTAAATCCCCCAGAAGACGAAGAAGCCCGGAAGAGCATGGAGCGGTTGCGCCTTGCCTGCTCCCGCTACATTGTGGCAATGGCGGTCAGACGGCTGCTGATGGAGACGGGTAGCGTCACGGACCGGGGGCTGTACTTCACCGCTGTACAGCCGGGTGAGAAGGGCAATGAGGAGAAGAGACCCGTCGATACGGAGCGCATAGCCGTACAGATCCAGAATCTGAAAACGGATGCGGACATGTACATGACCGTGCTGCTGCGTACGGTACGGAGCTGTTTTGAGAATTTCTATGAGGGTGATCCCAGGCAGATATACGACCGGGACAATGACCATAAACGCACATTCTGGACATGAGGGAGCTTCGCATTGCATACCGTAGATTCGGAATCCGCCATGAGATAATCCGCCGGGTACCTCAGAAATGGGAGGAGCTGACACCGGCACAGTTCCTGCTCGTGTCGCGGCTTTATCTTCAGGAAATAGACGAACCATCCTTCCTGAAGGAGTTCTATTCCCTGCCGTACGGGGTCGGTTCCGACACCTATTACAGTTATAAGCTGAGCGAACTGGTGGAGTTCATCAGCGACTGCCGTGTCCGGATGGACCGCTTTATCCTTCCTGCCGTCTCCGGGCTGAAAGCGCCGGGTGACCGCCTGAAGGGGATGTGTTTCGAACACTTCATGCACGTGGACACTGCTTTCAACCGATATGTCCGTGACGGCAAGGATGCCTCACTGGACACTTTCGTAGCAATGCTCTATTTGAAGGACAACGAATATATTGTCCTACCATCAGGTGGGAAAAACGGCTTATTTAGCAGGCAGAAACCGCTGATACTGCAAAAACGGATAATGAAGGTGACAAAGATTGACAGGCACGTCAAGTATGCCATATTCCTGAACTACGTTTTTGTCAAGAGGTGGCTTTCAAAGGCTTTTCCTTTCCTCTTTCCGTTGGATGATGAACCGGAGGAAAAGCGGAATAGTCCCGCCGCACCGTCAGTCAACTGGCTCGACATCTTCGACGCCTTTGTCGGTGACGATGTGGCGGTGATGGAGAAATACCAGGCGATGCCGGTGGCAACGGCATTCCGCCTGCTCAACAAAAGGATACGTGACGCCCAAAAACAGAAGAAATGACTTTTTCGGAATACATAGAGAATCTGGCTGAAAGGCATGTCGATATACGACACAAGGAGAATGATGAAGTACACTTCCTCTCATCAGAACGAGAGAAGCATACGGCACTGGACAGCGTGCTCCACTATCCGGCAGTGATTGTGGACCGTGGCTCAGGATTCGGTTACGGCGGTAATCCGGGTGCATACCGAAAAGACCGCGATTACCTGCTCTTCATTGTGGAGCATGTGTCCGACACCTCCGACTATGAGCAGATAGAGGCTGCCCTTGACAAGTGCGAGCGCATTCTTGATGAGCTGCTCAACCAAATTTTGGAAGACAAAAGGAAGAAAAGGCTGTGGCTCGCTTTTTCCTTGGAGGATGTGGAAGCGGATTATGTGGTAAACAATGATAACCAGCTTTATGGCGTGGTTGCGGCAATACATCTGTCCGAACTTTACAAGGTTTTGAATTGCCGCAATGCATTTTTATGATACAGTATGTCTGATACACTTACAACATTGAAGGAGCTGGCGGCACAAGTGCGTGGTGCCACCCGAAAAGGTGAGAATACGGCTGAACGTGTCGGGCGTCTCTTTGTGGGCATCCTTGCCCTCATGGAAGAATCCGAAATTTCATTCGAGCCTTCCGAGGGATACGATACGCTTGGGACATTGAAGGAACTGGCGGCACAGGTACGCAGTGCTACCGAGGACAGTGAGAATACCGCCGAACGTGTCGGACGTGTTTTTGCCGGCATCCTGGATCTGCTGGAGCAGTCCGGTATCGAGTTCGATACTGCCGAAGGAGATGATTCCATAGAGATTCTGCAGTCCCTTTCCGACCAGGTACGTGGTGCCACCCGAAAAGGTGAGAATACGTCCGAACGTGTGGGGCGTCTCTTTGCGGGTATCTTGAATCTTTGGGCAATGAGAGCGGAGGACTGGAACAAGGTCATACCGCCCGTCTATGTCCGCAGCGACAACGGACGGCAATATCTCGGCATCTACAACGCGACCAAATCGGTCATGGAGGACTATCCCGACGGTCTGACGCAGGATGTGACGATAACATGCACCCAGACCAACATAGACTACAAGGGCAACAGATACCAGGATGAGGACAGCATGTGGAGCGTGGAGATGAAAGGCTGGAACCAGGATACCGCACATATACTTACCATTGACGGGGCCGGCAAATGCACACTCGACGGCCGCGGTTTCGGTGGCATACATATCGAGGATTGCAGTAACATCATCATCCGGGACATCACCTTCCTGAACTTCAATACCTACGAGGGTGTTTATGCACCGGAGGAGCCCGCCTGCATCTATGCCACAAACATCTCCAAACGCAAGCCTTGCCGCAACCTGTACTTTGAGAACCTGACCGTCAAAGGGCAGAGCACCAAGAGTCCGAACTCCAATTACCGCACCCGCTACGGCATTACGGTCAAAGGATACGAGAATGTGTGTCTCCATAATATCCGTATGTCGCAGGTCGTTGTCCAGCCGATTTCCATTACAGACGCGAATACCGTCTATATATCAAAGATAAGATTCTCCGAATCAGTGATGCAGGCCGAAGTGGTCGGGCACCCGTCAATCATGAGCCTTTCGGCAACGGATGTCTATATCATGGATTGTGACATAGACGGCAGCCATTACAATGAGGTAGCCATTTCCGTAGGCAAGGTCAAACAACTGTTCTTAGAGCGTAACCATATCTACAAGACCTGCGGACCGGTCATCGGAATAAGCAATGAACTCGGCGCGGACAAGATATTCATATCCGGCAATTACATGCATGATAACATGGAGCTTCCGAAATACCAATGGGACTGCACGTGGTTCACGTTCCCCGGCATGTCCAAGGAAATAATAATCGCGAACAATACCTTCGTGTTCAGCAGCGGCTATTTCCAGGAGTTTTTCGCGCGTTCGAGCACTTCCGCTATCGAAAGGCTGGTCAATGTGAACAATATATTTGTCCGGCACAATGAGCAGAATCATGGCATCTTCATCCTTTCGAGCGTCCATAGCCTCATAAGTGGCAGTAATATTTATAATAAGGAGACCGTATTGTACTCCATGGCCGACAATACTTCACCGGTGTATTTTGCCGGAAACAACCAGGGAAACCTTGCGTACATACAAGCACAGGGATATGAGGCTGGCACGGCACAGATTACCGACGGGAGCGCCATCCTGATGGATGACCGCCCGTGTCTGACAGCGGAACTGGCAGCCATTCACAAGAGCGTCGCGGAATATGTACGTGAATTCGATTACAAGTACCAGACGAATGACCGGGACAATACCAGCATCGGCTGTGACAACTACTACAGCGTCGAGTTTGACGAGACAGCCGACACCACCGATGGCTACGACGGTATAAACCGTTACAGCAATGAAGTCTTCAGCAGCGCTGCCCAATACAGTATGCCGTCAGACCAGACCCTGGTGTTGCTTGCACGGTCCAAGAACCGGGACAGGATGGTTGTGTTCAACATAACCAAATCGGACGATGTCGGTAACCGGATTGTATCTGTCGGCCGCCTGGCATCGTTCTCCATCCGTCCGAAGCTTGACGGGAACGGAGAATATACAGCAGACCAGTTATATGATGTAACCATTGAATAATGATGAATATATGAAATACCACGAGATTCTGAAAGCCCTGATCGGCATTCCCTCCTTGTCCGCAAGACTTGACAACCCTTTCCCTCTGGTCGGGGACAAAGTTACCATATCAAGTACAAGCGAATGGGTGAGGCAACACGAGTATCTGCTTGATGGTGGAGCCGGGCCTGAACGGTCTGTCCTGGATTGTGTACTGGGAAAATCCTCAGAGACTGTAGATATGTCTGCCGCAGGTGAGTTCATACAGAGCGTCAGTGTATCCAACGATAGCGGCAACGCTTCTGTCAGGAAAATCGCATATCCGATGCTTCCCGCCACCGAGCCCTATTTTATGGTTACCGCCACTGAGATAGTGCGTGTCGGGGAAAGGGGCTATCTTTCGATATATGCCGAAAACGGTTATGCCACTTCCCGCAACAATACCATCGTTGCGCGTATATACAAGGAGAATGAACCGGAACCAGTGAAAACCGTCGGCTTTGACACGAGCCGTCCAGGACCGACTGTCTGGGCGGCATCCCCCTATACCTTCGATGCTGTGTCCGACCGTGGAATATACGATGTGGAGGTGGACGTGACAGATGTCCTGACCGGTGTGACTTTTACCAAACGTATCAACAAGCTCATAACCGTTACCCCCGCGCTTGCCCCCCGTGATGAAGCGGTTGAGTATCTCGTCCCCGACGCCAAGATTGTGGGTGGAGCCGAGAGCTGGATTATAGACGGTAAGGATTATCCGGCAGGCTGTACGGTTATCCTAAAATATGACCCGCAGTTCGGTGAGAGATACCCCATGCGTCTGCGTCTTGACAATTTCAAGGGCACGCGGGAGAATCCGATCATTTTCACGATAGATACTGAGGAGCCGTTTGAATTCAACTGGTTCTATTGGTTCGGCATACTCTTCAATGACTGCGCCCATATCGTCTTTGACGGTAGGGGCTATCATAATCTAGATAAGGGGTTCAGAATGATTGCCATGCCGGAATTTGCGAATATCGCCATACAAGTCACCAACTATTCGAACGAGCTTGAATTCTTTGGTATCGAGATCGACAAGGCGGATTTTGCCGGATTCATGATCAAGACAGACCCCACGGCCGATAACCCCCAGGGGTGGTGGCCTGCCTATAGGCTGGAAAATCTCAGGCTCCATCATAACCATATTCATGACACGGTCGGAGAAGGGAGCTATCTGGGACACTACAGTCCTAATTATTATACCGGTACCAACAGCAACGGGGAGGAGGTCAGATACCGTGCGCACCACTTGTACAACACCCGCATATACCGTAATATCTATGAGAATCAGGGTTATGACAACTTCCAGCTCAATAATGCCGAAGATGCCGAGATATGCTATAATGAATTCATCAATGGCGGTAACCGTATGGAGAAGGACCAGACATCGGCTCTTGCCCTCGGTCTCAGTGGCAAAATATACAACAATGTCATACGCGGGCATTTCGGCCCTGCCATCCAGTGCCTGTGCATGGGTGATGTGGAGATTTTCAACAATATCATCGCTCCCGGCACGGAAGTCTCAAGCGCTTTCTATCTGGGGGGCTTCCAGGAACCCCCGCAGTCCGATTATGATACCGGGTTGACAATAGGGCATCTGATTAATATACATAACAACATCCTCTTCTCGTATGGCGTGCCATATCTGTTCAGTCAGGCGAACAAATGCAAGAATGTCCGTATTCTGGACAACTTCTGTGTACATAAGGGAGCCTGGGGAGGTCAGGCGGCGGATATAATGTCCGGTTGGAAAGTAGAGGGGAACATGGAACTGGAATACCCGCGTTACCCTTTCGATTTCCAGGCTATTGACGAGCGGTACAAGATTGCCGATTCCATCAATCTGGACTATCGCATTGCCGCCTCCTCGCCTCTGGTTGAAGGAGGATGCGGCGACAGTTTCCGTTTTGATTTCAACGGCTATAAAAATTGGTACGACAAGGTGTTCCCTATAGGCCCTTTCCTTGGGAAATATAGGAGTCCGGACATCGTGGATGCCCTTTTCGGACTGTCATCCATTGTGATAGACGGAGGTGCCGCCAGTACCTTGAGCAATAAGGTCAGCGTGCGGATGAATTGCAAGGGTGAGGTGACACATTACCGTATAAGTGAGAAAAGGGACTTTTCCGACACGGTGTGGTCGGAGTGGAGCGGTGATACCGTAGAATTCACATTCCTTTCCACAGGACCGAAGACATTGTACTGCCAGATAAAGTCGTCTACGGAAGAGAGCGCTGTTAAATCCGCATCCATCATCTATCAGGAAAGCCCGTTGGTACTGTCCTCTGTCGTGATAGAGGACGGTGTTCCTGAAAAGAACGGAAAGACTGTGAGTGTTGAAATATCATACAGCGGTTCTGTCATGCCCCGATACTACCGTGCAGGTGAAACGGAGGATTTGACCTCTGCCGGTTGGACTGCGTTTACGGAACGTTTCTCCTATACGTTTGATACAACGGGCGCGAAGACCTTGTATGTACAACTGATGGACGGATTCGGGCAGATGACTGAAACCCGGTCCGCAAGCATCACCATCAATCCGCCGCGTAAGGCAGTGGTCAGTATAGGATGGGCCTATGATGATGTTGCCCCCGGATGTGTGTTTGACAGTGGGCTTGGCATCAATAGGATGAATTACTCGGCGACAGCCCGGACCTTTGTATGGGATTCCGGGGAAGATGCCGGAACTGTCGTCAAAGGGGACTCCGTCAATTTCAATGAGGATATCAGGGTCGGTGGTGCAACTACAGGTGACGATAGTGGCATGTATCCGGACAGTGTGTTGGAGAAATATGTCAGGTATAACGGTTTCCCGCAGAATACATACGGACACAGGACAGCCTCGATACATCTCTCTCCAGGGACATACCGTCTGCGGCTGTTCTGTTCCCTGAACTCCACTTATAAGAACTCCACGGAATTCATGAAGGTACAGACCGTCGTGGACGGTGTTGCCAATGTGTTTGAACTGCCGGACGGTTATGATGTCATAGGCAATCTCACCCGATGGCTTGAACAGGAAATCACCGTACCGGAATCGGGAATGTTCGAATTGCAATGGGGGATGGAGAATGCGACAAAAGGATGGATGGAGGTTCCGCTGAATATTATAGAAATAGAAGAAACGTAAGATAATGAAATATATAAAAGTAGTATGGCTAAAGCAGAAATCTTATTCAAGGTCATCCGCAAATGGGAAGGCGGATGGAGTGACCACAAAAATGACAAAGGTGGCAAAACCAATATGGGGATAACCTTGTCTACGTGGAAATCATGTGGTTATGACAAGGATGGTGACGGAGATATTGATGCGGATGATTTACGCATGATTACTCCGGATGACGTTTTTCATGTTTTCAAGAAGTATTATTGGGACCGTTACCAAGCGGACTTCATACACAACCAGTCCATTGCGAACATCTGTGTGGATTGGGTGTGGGCCTCCGGACGTCCCGGTATCACAAGGGTACAACAACTACTGCAAATCAATGTAGACGGCATCGTAGGTCCTCAGACGGTTGCAAGTATCAATCTGGCCAACCAACGGCAGCTGTTCGAAGCTATCAAGACAGACAGAATCCGGTTTATTGAAGAAATCTGTAAAAGGGACCCGTCGCAGCTTGTATTCCGGAAAGGATGGCTGAACCGGGTCAATGATTTCAAGTTCTCTGTCCGCTGAATTCTTGTCCTTTTTTCCACTCTTTTCAGCCTTTAGTTTTGTGTCCGGAACTAAAGGCTTTTTTATGGCAATAACTGAAGAAAAGAGTTTAATGACCTCCGAGAAATTCAATCGAGGAGTTGAGAACTGGACGTGGAAAGTCAGGAATACCTCCGTAAATATTCTACAACGGACACACGCAACCGGCAGATTGCGTAGGGAACTGCAATCCCGTTGGCTGAAAGACCGTGAAGGTGGACCGGCTTATGTCGGTCTGGGTTTCCGCTTTGCCCGGTATGGTGCGTACCGGGAGTATGGCGCCGGGCGTGGATATATCGTCAAGAACGGAATTATAATGAAGGGACATTCGGCATGGAGCGATAAGAAGAAACGTCAGGAACTGCGTTCTTTACGTGTTTCTGAATATCGTATCCGGCGCATGCGTACCGTTGATGAACACTATGCCGTTATCCGGCGAAGTCCCCTACCCTGGTTAGACCCTCCCATTGTGGATAACATCGAATCACTGGCAGATTTATCCGGAGAGTATTACGGTGACCAGGCACTCAAGAATGTGCTTCAGAAGTTTGATAAAATAACAATTGAAAAACGTTATGGCAAAAAGTGACAAGACTGTCAAAAGAGGTGTCTACTTGTACATCGATGGCAAGGAAATTAAGAATGACATCAATTCCATTGATTTGGAGATGAAACGCCTACAGCGTGACATTAAGGAAATGACACGCGGCTCTGAGGAATACAACCGCACCATGGCGAAGATACAGCATCTTCAGGGGATTTTAAAACAGCATCGCCAGGAGATAAAAGGCATCACCACCGAAACCAAGAAAGCGACTGTCAGTATTGGCAGTATGGTAGACTGGTTCAACCGTTTCGGTGGAGTTATCTTGTCCGTAATAGGTTTCCTTACCGGTTTTACCCTTGCCTTGCGCGCCATCAGAGACGAACGCAACAAGTTGGAGGAGTCCCAGGCCGGGCTGAAAGCCTTGACCGGACTTGATGATGACAGCATTGCCTGGTTGACCGGGCAGGCCAAGACGCTTTCCACCACCATGACAAAAGAGGGCTTGCGTGTCCGCCAGTCGGCAGCCGAAATCCTGGATGCGTTCATGCTGGTCGGTTCGGCCAAGCCGGAACTGCTTGGTGACAAGGAAGCGCTCAAGGCTGTTACGGAGGAAGCCATGCGGTTGCAGGCGGCAGCCAAGGACATTACCCTGAACGAAGCGGTTGATTCACTTACCTTATCACTCAACCAATATGGGGCGGCAGCAGACCAGGCAGGACGGTTTACCAACGTATTGGCTGCCGGCTCCCAGGCAGGTTCCGCCAATATCGCAAGCCAGGCAAAGGCTATCCGGAATGCAGGTACCGCAGCGGCTTCGGCCAATGTTCCCATTGAACAGACGGTCGCATTGATTGAAACGCTTGCCTATCGGGGTATAAAGGATGAAGTGGCCGGAACGGGATTGAAGAAATTCTTTCTGGTTCTTCAGACCGGAGCGGACGAGACCAACCCTAAAATCGTCGGGTTGGATAAGGCACTGGAGAATCTGAAGAACAAGAATATGGATGCAGGCGCCATCAAGAAGATGTTCGGGGAGGAAGGCTACAATACCGCATCCGTAATCCTTCAGAACACGGAGATGGTGAAAGACTTCACCGCTGCCGTCACCGGTACCAATGTGGCGTATGAGCAGGCGGCCATAAACAGTGATACTGCACAGGCCAAACTGGAGCAGGCACGCAATAAGATGAAGCTGGCAGCCATTGATTTGGGAGAGAAACTGAATCCGGCTCTGACGGTGAGTACGAATATGCTGACCAATGTGCTCAAGTATTTGCCGGGATTGATTGACTGGTGCAAAAAATGGGGTGGTACTGTATTGTGGCTTAGTACGATATTGCTTGTATATGCTACCCGGCTGAAGATAATTACAGCATGGTATTCTATTTGGAATTCACTTACCAAAATTGCGACAGTTCTCAATTTGGCTTATGCCGCATCAATGAATACATTGTCTGGTTATACAGTGACATCATTTGGAAACTTGCGTAAATTATCAATGCTCATGCAAGGACATTCTGTTTTACTTAAATCACTACGTACCGCCACTTATTTATATGCCGCTGCCGTGCAGGTTTTACACGGGCGCGTTGATTTGGCTGCCAAATCGCTGAAAGCAGCTTGGACTATTATGTCCAGCAATCCGATTGGCTTACTGGTTACATTAGTTCTTGCAGCAGCTACCGCATCCTACAAACTGACACAACGCACCAAAGCTTATTACGACCTAAATAAAGTCAATGAGAAAATTACAGAAAAATCAAATGATGAATATGCGCGTCAATCATCACTGATTGAACAGTTGACCACCAAAATACACAATAATAATCTTTCCAATTTTGAACGTAAAAAGGCAATTGTACAATTGCAGGCTATTATTCCGGATTATAATGCAGAGATTGATAAAGAGGGCAAAATCATCAATGAAAACACAGAGGCACTTGACCGATATAATGCCGTATTAGCAACCAATATCGAATTAAAAGAGGCTGCCGACGAACTGGATAAGCACCGGATCAACCTGATGCGCCTTCAAAAATCCCCGGCATTGAGTGACAATTCACCGATGGGGTCGATGGCTCGCGAGGATGTTCGCAACAAGATTTCCCAAGAAGAAGAGATTGTTGAATCTTTAACTGCACGTTATAAGAAACTGGTACAAGAAAAATGGAAAGCATTGAATCCGAACACTCCTAAAAACAATCCCACCGGAGGCAATGACGGTGGAAAATGTCCGATATGTGGAAACAAACCTTGTACCTGCGATAAAAACAACACTTCCAAAGACAAGTTCGCCCAAGCTGAAGCCGACTACTACCGACGTATCGCTGACATCAAACGGAAGTACCTCGCTGACGATAAGATGACCCAGGAAGAATACAACAAGCAGATGCGGGATGCAGAAATACAACTGCTCAACGATAAGCTGAAGGTCAAGGGGCTTGAGCCTTCAGAGATTCAACGTATCAATGACCAAATACTTGATGCGGAAATAAAGGCGCGTGATGAATTGCGCAGGCTTGATGAACAGTCTGCCAAGGATGAAGAGAAACGCCGTAAGGAGCAGGCAGAAGAGACGTTTTCCCGTTTGGACAAAGAGTACCAAATGCAGGTGGAAGCTGCCGCCATGTATCATTATGAAAACAGGACTTCCGAGGAGGAGTATTTCAATGAGCTGCGCAGACTGCAAGATGTATATTACCATAAGGTTCTCAATGACGCGGCAATCAGTGAGGAGAAGAAAAACCAGGTACGTGAACAGATGCGTAAACGTAATCTGAAGGATGCCCAAAAAGATGCTGAAGAAGAAAAACGGATTGAACGTGAGAAGTTTGACATACTGTCTGACCTGGCGAAAGGCTTCGGAGAGACCATGGCGCAATTCTTCACGGACTCCGAGGTGTCTCTCAAGGACTTCCTGAAGAATATTCTTACTATGTCGCTTGATGCGTTGGAACGTATGATGATTATGGCCGTTACCGAACGCACCATCAAGAATATAGGTTCACTCGGCTTCGTAGGTGTAGCTAAAGCTGCCGGAGAGATTGCTCTGATAACTGCCGCATTTGAGACAGCCAAAGGGCTTATCTCCAATTTCTACACCGGCGGCTTTACTCCGTCCGGTGACTGGAATCAGCCGCAAGGTATTGTACATTCCAATGAATTTGTCGCCAACCGTTTTGCTGTGGCCAACCCGAATCTGCGACCGATATTCGACGCCATTGACGTGGCACAGCGTAGCGGTAATGTTGGTAATCTGACAGCTGAAGACATAGCGGCTGTAGCAGGTTCCGGAAAGAGTACACGTACCGTACCAGCCAAGGCACCTGCTGCCAGCGCCACAACGACGACCAATGACCCGGCTATGGTGGCGATGCTGATAGAATGTACCCGCGTATTGCGGAAGCTTAAAAACAGGCTGGATGCCCCTTTGGTAGCGGAAACTTATGTTACCGGCAAACGGGGTATCAACCAGGCACAAAAAGAATATCAGAAGTTGAACAACAATAAATCACGCAACAAGCAATGACAGAATTATACATTGACGGGCAATTGGCCGCCCTTCCTGAAGGGTTCAACATTACGTTCACCTCCGAGAATCCGTATTTCACCCGCAGTTCCAATTACTCCTTGGACATAGAACTCCCCATGCCTGCCAATCATGCCATATTCAAGCACGTGAACAGACTGGATGTGACGAAAAAAAAGACTATCCTTCCGGCCACACTCATCGTTGACGCCAGATGCCTGCTTTACGGCAGTGCGGTTTTACTCTCAGTAGAAGATGCACTGGTTAAGGTACAGCTCGTATCGGGTAATGCGGAATTTAATCTGCTGACGAATGATGATCTGTATATTGACGAACTTGATTTAGGTACAATCAGTTGGCCGAACAACAATCAGAACCGTTTCCAGCCACCTGCCAATATGGTGAACTACTACGGTTCGGTGGACGACATTGAAGCTGTATGGTTGCCGGTGTTCTATCAGGAAGCCAAATGGGAGAATCTTCAGAACGATGCAATCTATGAGTTCGGCACGAACAATTTTACCCTTTGCCCCTATTATGGCCGTCGATGTGTACAACCATACCTTTTGACAGTCATCAAGAGAATAGTGGAGTATTTTGGCTATACGTTCGATACCTCCTTCTTTGATAACAATTTCTTGCGGAACGTTTATGTATGCAGCGCGGTAAGCAGCAACCGGGTGGCCGCCGCATTGCCGCACTGGACTGTTTCCGAATTCTTTGATGAACTGGAGAAATTCCTTTGTGCGGTTACGGTGGTCAACGAACGCACCAAAGTGGTGAGTCTCGTAGGGCTTAACGATTATTTTACAGAATCCGGAAAGGAGATAATTCCTGCATCTTCCCTGCTACGGGAGTTCACTGTGGATATTGAAGATGAAAAGAATGAGAAAGACTTGAGCACTGGCAATGTGGGCTACAATCTGCCTTCCCATACGGATGACGGCTATCTGCGAATTGAAAGGGACATCATAGAGGCTGCATACAAACAAGAATATGATTCTTACGATGCAATGCTGGCCGCATACAATGGAATGGGTGACAGTGACAAGAAAAGTACAATCTTTATTGTTGGCAAACGGTATTATATCAACTACAATGAAAATGATAAGAATACGCTGCGTGAAGTCAATTTGTATGCGGATTTAATCCGTGACCCGGAATCGTCCGATGTAGAGACCTCACTCGGAATCGTCCCGGCTAAAATTATTCAGTTCAATGTCGGCGTGTATGGCTCTGTAGCTGATTACGATTTGTCCCGTCCGTACACCTCCATGGTATTGAACATACCCGCGGTGGGCTACCAGGCTACTGTTGCCAAGCAGGAGCGCTTCAATGTCCAGGAAGCCATAAACGGTGACGTGGAGCTGAAGGAGAAGCAGGAAAAAAACGGGCACATGGAAGTGGCTGTCAATACCGGCAAGTTCAACCGGCAGAACGTAACTTACAGCGGTCAGACACATGCCTATGATTATGCCTATCCTTTTACGGACTACCAGCAGAAGACCGAAGCACAGCTCACGGACTTCCTTCCGTATTCCCTAAGCTTGAACGATGTTTGTCCGGACAGTGTCGGACATCGGTTGTCGACACTCAGTCTGTTTCACTCCAATATCCCTTACACAATCCAGTTCCAAGCCAATAAGCTGCCAGATGTGAATAAGGTGTTTCTTATAGGCAACAAGCAGTATTTGTGCGAGAAGATTGAGACGGAAATAGATGTTGATGGATTAAGCAAGGTACTGAAGGGGACTTTTTACCGGATAGAATAATAATGTTAAAAAGACATCTGCCTCTCAAAAATAACTCCTTTTTCCCTTGCGTAATTACCAAAAGGTTATTATATTTGCAGTGTCATAATGTATCGCGATCTTTTTATGACTGAAGAAGAAGAGCTAAAGGCTCGGATTGAAGCTGCGAAAAAAGACCTCAGCTTCTTTTCCCTCTATTGGGATGACATTCAGAATACTGATTGGATTTCCGATGAGGAGCTTGAGGAAGGCATCAATGATTGTCTCGATGACTTGAATGATGCACAAGACAAGCTGAATGAAAACGGTAGCCCTCCTTGAGGGGGCTACTTTTTCTCTAACATATAATTTTTAGGCTTATGGACGTACAGAAAGAATTGGGAAAATGGAAGTCGGAATATGTAAAATGCAATACTCCGGAGGAATTGGCCGACCATAAAAAACGTTTCAGGGCTTTTCTGCAGACGCTTTCACCGGAGGATAAAAAAGCGTTTGCGCAAGCATTCCAAGATGGTGCCAGGCAATCAATCAATGAAGCCCAAGCCATTGTGAAAACAGTAGAAATCAGGCAGACCTTAGAAAAAGTATTGCCTTTCGCTTCTATGTCGTATATTGCCCAGCACTATTTTGGCAGAACACGCCAATGGCTATATCAACGGATTAACGGAAGTGCGGTAAACGGCAAACCAGCCAACTTCACCGCTGATGAACTGAATACTCTATCTTTAGCTCTATCTGAGCTTGGCGACATAATGAAAGATACTTCTCGGTCTATCGCGAGGCCGTAAGGTTTTTAATGACAGAGGGGCTTCCACGGGTTGGAAGCCTTTTTTATTTCATTATTCAAATAATCATGAATTAAATTTAGAATAAAAAGTTTTTTTATTTTGTTAAGTTTGATAAAATCACTATTTTAGCAACGCCAAAAAATGAATTAAATGAATCCTTTTCCATAGTGTAACCCATAAGATTGGGTTCAGGTTTATTCATTCCTGTAGGCGCACTATAGTGAAGGATTCGCCATTTAATATTATGACAAACAAAAAATACAAATCTATCAGTATTTCTAATTTAATTATAAATCCAGATAATGATCGTTTTGAGTCTGTTGAGAATGAAAAGCAGGCTATAGACATAATGCTAACAAAATTAGGAGACAAAATTTATTATATTGCGATACATATTTTAGAGAATGGGTTGTCTCCCAAGCCATTTTATGTTATGCCATCAAAGAAATCTAACAAGAAATTTCTTGTAAAGGAAGGAAACAGAAGAACCACAGCATTAAAATTGATGGCTAACCCTAAGTTAATTGATTCTAAAAAACATGCTTCATTAAAGAATCGTTTTTTTAAGCTGCATGAAAGATTTATGGAAACTCCGATTAGAAAAATAATGTGCTATATTTATGATGATGTAGAAGAGGCAGATAAATGGGTTCGATTAGAACATACAGGAGAACAGAATGGAGTTGGTATAGTTGAGTGGAAACCAGAGCAAGTACAGAGATTTGATATAAAACATGGAAAAAATAAGTCTGTAGAAATACAAGCTATTGATTTCATACGAACATCTCCTTTCGTACAAGAAGAAGTAAAGAGGGCTTCCGAAAACATTAAACTAAATCCGGAAAAACCAGACGTGCCGCTTAACAAAAACGATGCGTTTCAAAAAGTACAAAAACGACGCGTACAAGAAAAACGGTGAGCGCGGTCCTATTCAGCATGATCAAAGCCCACCGTTTTTCTTTCACTTGAACCCTCTTTAAATGGCTTTAAAATATCATTTAAAAGCCATTGCAGATTCAAAATAATTTCCTATCTTTATGCAATTGTTAGGCTGCTATACCTGACACCTCATCCGGCTTCGTGTACAGCATCATGTCTGTATATTTAGCTTGATAGTTTACGCTTGCACTAAACTCCACTTTCCTGCATTCCTTGAATGGGCTGCCGACAAATGGGTTTCGGTCCATCCAGTCGCACAGTTCTAAAATGGAGGACTTGTTCGAGGTGAAGTACACGAACGAATGCCCTTTCAGAACGGTTAGTACATCCAGATAGTCAGCCAGACGCCAGAACATCTTGTAAGTACCCACCTCGGTGGAGAGGTACGGCGGATCAACCAGGAACACCACACCCGGAACATCTTTGTAACGTTTGAATACTTCCTTGTAGTCTTCGCTGGTTATAGTCAGTCCTTCCAGATAATCCTTTGCTTCGGGATAGTCTGTCTGCCGAATCCTATTGTAGATGGCTTCTTTCTTCATTCCTTCCAAACTGGTCACATATTTCATGGCGAACAACAAGGATGCGGAAACCGTGATATAATCCACGTAACCGTGCTCTTTTTCTTCCCTCTCAATACGAGCAAACATTTTATCGCGAACCTCCCCGGTTATACGTTTGTTTCTGGGTTCCCCTTCAGCTATCCGACGCAAATCGGATAACAGCACATTGGTGGCCGGGATATTTACAAGTCGGCAGCGGTAGTTGTCGAAGTCATTATACACAACGGTGGCATCAGGCCTGACACATTTGGTAATATGTGACAGCAGGCCCGAGCCGCCAAACAAGTCCACAAACACGGTGCTGTCCGGGAACTGTCCCAGCACCTTGATAAATTCCCTCGCAAACATGCGTTTCTACCCCACGAAAGGAAGCGGGGCGGACAAATACATCTTTCTCATTTCATTCTGCTTTAAAACGGCCGCAAAGGTCCACAGAATAAACGAAAAACAGCGGGAAACATGAACTGTTCCCGCTGCAAGACATATACAGCAAACTACACGTTCAACCCGAAGCGGACCGTCTCGTCACCGGCGATCAGCGCACGGGTGCCCGGGATATTATTCTCGTAGATATGTACATTGCCCAGATAGAGAGTGATCGACTTCAAGGGAAGTTCTATCTGCCGCGCCATCAGGTACAGGTGGTAAATATCGGAAGGTAGCCCGAGGTTTGCGTCACTGCTGCGCTGGTAGGCGGACAGAACCAGTTCACCGCCATCTAACTGGAACTGTACCAGACTCAAACAGGGTGCCTGGTTGCTCTCGGCACCGGTTTCGCCCAGAAAAAGCACGTAGTTCTTGCTGTTGCGCCTCTCCCGGTTAATTTTCGCTATCAACGGAGGCAGCTTCTCGAAATAGGTCGGGTAACTGTTCACCAGGATGGAGCCGCAATAGTCCCACCAGTTGATGCCGGCCTCCCGGTACTTCTCCACGTTGCGCTCACCCTGCATAAATAACTGCAACTCGCTGCGGAGCTTCTTGCGGGCGATATTATGCCCCTCGAATATGTCAAGCAGGTCCGCCGGTGTCAGTGACAGCTGCTCGTTCAGAAGGTATTGTATATTTCCCTTCTTGTTGGTCTGTGTTTTTCCCGTGGCAAGAATCTTGTCCAGGATACGGTAATACTTGTTCATAGCCATTTCCTCCTTCTAAATTTGAAACACCCTAAAGATAAGGGGAAACGGCACTCCTTGTGGCATAAGACTGCCTGTTCACACTGCAAGCGTCTTGCAGTCGCTCTGGAACCGTTTCACCAGCGCGTACACCTTGCGCTCGCTCACCGAATACTTTTCGGACAATACGGCCACGACATACGAAACTTTCTCACCCTGATCCAGTAGGCGGGTATAGTCTGAATACAAATCAATATACCGGGCATCCTCCAGACGGATTCCGGATGCTTGAAGCCTTTTCAACAGTTCCCGGTTAAAGTTTAATATCTCAATCACTTTCATACAACAAAAAAATTATATCTTTGCATCGCCAATCATTTTTTAAACACATAAAAAGAGAGAACTCGTGACAGAGGGTATTTGCCCCCGGTCGCGCGAGTTCTCTCGTCGTGTGTTAAAAAAGTGATTGGCGTTACTATTTAACAGGCCGGGGGCTTTTTTCTTCCCTCCCCCGAAGGGTTCATTCCACCCGGTAATCTTCCGGATCAAAAGCGTCTTTCTTTCTCCAGCCGTCAGCCAGTGTATCCTGGATGTGCTTCATGGCCTTCGTGTAGAAGTCCGTCAGTTCCTCCAGATTCTCAAACGTCCGGTACTGGGGCTCCTCATCCGTCCCGAACTTGAACGTCACCGGGAGCATAGCGCCGCCGGTCTGTACGGCCAAATCATACGCTGCCTTATAATTGAACTGGTTCTCACTTGACAGCCATACCGGCATGTCCTCATAGACAAACCCGGAAAGTATCTCCCGGTCGGTCTGGTCGTTGTACCAGCCCGTGATGACGGACTTTATAGTGTCCGGACCGGGTTTCCCGATGAAACCCTCCTCCATGTAGGAGGCGGAGCCGTCCTCCCTTTCCTGCACATCCCAGCGGATGCGCCATCTGTTACGTGCCGGGCTCACGCACTCGATCAGTCTTATCCCGGATGTTCCTTCTACCCGTTTCATGTAAATATGTATTTAGTTCGACCCTTGCCGAAAGTTTCCGTCTTGATGGTGGTCTCGAACGGAAAGCCGTCGGGCATATCCTTCACTTGCAAGAGGATGTTCTTCATCTCCTCGCTGTTGGTGAAGAACTTTTTCGGTTCGCCGTTCATCTCAATAGCCACGATACAGCGGTCCTCGCCCTGTTCGGTCTTGATGCCCGTCTCAAAGTCCTTCACCACAATCGGTAAGTTTACCAGCTCCCGGATGCTTACCACCACCCCGGGAAAACGTTTCTTGCCGTCCTCCGGCTTGTAGGAAACGTTCAAGTCTTTAAATGATCTCATGTCTTTGCCTGTTAATTTTTTAAACAACGTATGACAGTCGGCGTGTTTGGCCATTCCATAGAATGACGCTACCAGTTCACGCCTTCTTCTTCTCGATTTTACCTCGTGCATTTTTCGGGCGAATTTCTGCTTGATGCGTTTACGGATACGGACATGCTCCGGACCATAAATCACATAACCGAGAAAATCGATGCCCTCTTCCACCGGGAACACGCGCTCGTCAGATTTTATCTGAAGCCCTATCCGTTCCATTTGTGAGTGGACAGCATCACGAATCATCCACAGTTCCGCTTTCGTTTTACCAAGTACAAGACCGTCATCACAATAACGATAGAAATGACGGACACTGTACTTATCCTTCAAATAATGGTCTAAAAAAATAGACAGGAGTAAATTACCGGTAGCCTGCGAGCTTCTAAGCCCGAAACTGATACCGCTGTCAAGCATCATTATAAAGGAATTGAGAATTCCAAGCAGTTTCTTGTCCTTGAAAACACGGGCAAAGCACCACATAGCAAAATCCTGACGTACATTGTCATAAAAATGGTGAATGTCAAACTTATAACCATACCCTGTCCCTTCCGGATCCGTTTCCATGTCACGACAGATGAACTTCATCAGGTCATGGGTGCCGCGTCCCTGGATAGATGCCGACGTTGTACGTATAAAGCGCCTGCGCAGGTGTTTGTCCACTACGGTCATGATGGCATGTACTCCGATACGGTCATACATCGTAAGAATCTGCAAATTCCTTGCCTTTCCATATTCCCAGATAGTCCGTTCACGATAACCGCTGACACGGAAAGAGCCGTCTGATATACGTTCTGCAAGTTCCTTTATAACTTCCTCCCTATGCGCAAGCAGGTAGCGTCCCTGGCGGCTTCGTTTACGTGACGTTCCGCGAAGGACCTGATTGAACGACTCCGACATGTTGGAGTAATCCGCTATCTCCTCGATAATATAACCTTCTCTGCGCATAACTGTTTTTCTTGGGGCCTTCAATCCCCCGGGCCCGGCTTCTTCGAACCGTTTCCGGCCTACCAAACCCTACCCGACACTCTGTTTTTCAGTTTTCCGGCCCTTACGGACCGCTGTTACTGCGGCTTGCCCCCCTCGGCACCACGGTGGGGACAAGTCCCCGGTGTTGTACGCCGATTAAAATTTCCTTTCGATTGTTGTTCAGACGAGAACCGATGTTCGTGTTCGTATTCGAGGAATCGTTGTTCGCATTCGACATCGAAACACCGCCATTCGGGTTCGCGTTGTTGTTGCCACGATAGACCACACGGCCTATGGGGAGGCGCCACCTTTCAAATGCAAAAGTACTATTTTCAAATTATTATTTAACAAACAGATACAAAACCTGACGTCAAAAAAATATTTTTCGACGGGCTGACGCCCGTAATGAACGGTGTTCCCCTGCTCGGGGAACACCGGACGTTTTGTCGCTTCGCTCCCGCTTTGACGCTTTACGCGACCGATCATGCAACCTCGCTTATCGCTTTAAACGCCACGGCGCTCGACGCCCTGACGAGCCGACCGCGGAAGGCCAGACGCGAGCCGACATACGCATTCGCATACGAAGCATCGTAACTCGCATTCGCACTCGACACACCGCCACTCGCATTCGCATTGTCGCACCCGCGATAGACCACACGGCCGGAGGCAGTGGATATGTAGTAGATGTCGCAGTAATTTGTCGAGGAGGAACCCGAAACGGAACCCACCGGAATCACGTCCATATATTTGCCATGCGCCACGGCGGTAATCCAGATACCGGAACTCACGGAACCCTTAACCAGGCGGGTACTGCCGTCAGGCATCCAGATGCGCCACTTCCCGGAATTGCCCGTGTCATTAGGAAGGTCCACGCCGTCCATCATGTCATATTTATGACCATAGATGTCCTCGTAGCCAAGGCAGCAAATATTATTCACCTGCGTAACCGTGGCCCCGCCGTAGTCATCCTTCTCACGGTACCACGCATACTGGTGGACGGAGTTTTCTATCAGGCTGTTCGTCACATTAGGGTTGATGGAGGAGGCTTCCTCATAGCCGATCGTGTCCGTCATCCCGCGGCTGGCAGTACCACCCGTAGTACGGTTGTTCGTGTGAGAGCCCGCGCCGCATTGTTCCTGGCTGTCACGACGACCGTACTTCGCGTAGAAAAGATTCGCGATGCGAGAGTGCATAAGGGCATCAATCTGCTGCATACCGCGCTGGACACTGTAATAGTGGAAATCAGCCCAGGTCATGCTCGCCGTAGTGCTCCCGCCGGTAATGCAGGCGCGAAGTTTGGAACCGACAACACTGCTGCCCACAACGGCACACAAGTGCTCGTCATTAGGCACCCATTCGGGTTCCATATCCTCGATCCTGTCACTGTTAGAAAGGACAACCTTATCGAACTCTGCCGTGTTCAGAATGGAGAAGTGAAGAGCAGTGGCACCCTCCGGAACATCGGCAATCAGGTACATACCGGCCTCGAACTTGTTGCTCAAGGTAGGGACGACGATTGAACTGATGACCGTGCCGGAATCGTCTGTGAAAATGCTTCCGACAAGGCTTGTACCGGGAACGCTCGGGAAACGCACACGCTTGTAACCGTCCACGTTCACCTTGCATACCGAATACGTACTGTCAGTACTGTAGCTGTTCGAAAGCGTATCCTTTCCGCTCATGATCTTACGACCGGAAAGATAACCGCCACTCGTGCCCTTAATGTCGTCAAGCGTAAGGACGTCAGCATCCGGAACGGAAGGCATGTTATCCGAACCGTTACTGCTGTAACAGGAGTAATGCTTGCCGTTCAGGTAATCATTGATACCCTTGCTCCAGAAGAAGGGCTCGTACATCATCCAGTCACCTTCAGTGCCGTCCAGTCTGGCAGCCGTGCCGTCGGCGTACTTGTTGCTGTCCGTGTCGTCCAGCGGGTAGTAGGTCATCTCACCGTCCAGGTTGTTCACCGTGGTATCAACGTTCGCCATGTTCACACCCCGCGTCGTCGCTTTTTTAGTCACTTTAGCAAGTACACGGTGACGCTGCTTCAGGATGGCGGAAATATGACCGCTCACCTCATACGCGTTGTCATACTTGTAGCCGGTACCGTTGTCAAGGTTGCTCACGTTCGCGTCATCCGATACCTCGTCGTCGAACTCGATCATCGTGTATTCCGGCTGCCGGATATTCAGTTCCGGGAAGTGCGCCTTCAGAGCGCTGTACGTATCGTCATCAATGTAGCGCGTGAGCTGTACCGTACCCACCAAGGCGCACGTGTCCGTAGTGTTGCCATCGGAATCCACACCGCCCATCCCGACAAACTTATCCAGCCACGTACCGTCATCCTCGCGGTCAATACCGGTTACCCTGATACGTTCCACACCCGTGCAACGGCCCAGCAGGGTTTCCCAGTCAATACCTGGACAACTGTCAAAGATGAAGGTCTTCACCTTGCTGTAGCTTTCCAATGTCAGCCCGCCGGTGGTCAGTCTGCCCAGATATTCCAGACGGAGGCTGGTCAGTGTACCGGGAAGGTGGAGCAGCGTCACGGGAGAACCCTTGGCAAGCACCACGCTCTGCACCTGCGTACCGCGGGCCTCAAGTTCTTCCAGCTTGGTCTGCGCACTCAAATCCAGCTCGGTACTGGTACTTCCCCCGGTTTTCGCCTGTGCCTGGTTACGAAGGTTGAGTTTACGTAGCTGCTTGCAGTTGCCGATGTTCAACCACCAGCCGGTACTGCCGTTGCCGGAACTTTGAAGGTTCAGTTCGCGCAGCACGGTACATTTGCCTAGGTCGAAAGCGTTTTTCAGGTGGTCGGCGGCCCCGCTCATATCCAGCACCTTCATACGGCTCGCGCCATAAACCCTCAAGGGATCGTTCACCGTATAGGCACCGGTGATGGAAAGACTCGCAGCCGCATCTTTCTTGATGATGCCGGTATTCCCTATATTCGGGCTGTTGTTCGTACCGTAGCCGAAAGCATAAACCTCGTTGGCCGTAATCTTCAGCACGTCGGGGGTGTCAGCAGCCGTACGTGCCAGATAGAGGTCGATGTTGTCACTGGTGAAATTGCTCGTGCCGTACTTGGCATCCAGAAGGGCGAAACGATTACGCACGAAATATTCACGGTGCGCACGGTTACTGCCCTGAAGGGCGTAGATGAACGGCCACACCTTGCCGTACATCTCCTGCGTGGCGGGCAGGATGTACTTCAGCTCGCCGCTCTTGTTATAGGCACGGTCGCACCAGTTGCCCGCCTGCTCCACGTTCAGCATGTCCAGGACACGGCTGGTGGTAAGTACACCGCGAAGAGCCTGCGCCTGTGTCTTCAGGTCAGCGTCCAGGTTGGCCAGAACGAGGTTCCAAAGCCAGCTGTCACGGCCTTCAAAGGCATATTTCCCGGCCTCGGCGTCATAAGTGTCGCGGTCGGTGGTGTAGTCATACACCAGGAAACAGTCGTTACGTTTTCCCATCTGGGTATCACCGTCGTAGTAGGTGATGTACCATATCAGGCCGTCCCACGTGCGCAGCATCATGTTCTTCGCACGCTGGTCAACGGCAAGGAAATAGTCCGTCCAGAGGTAATACGTCAGCAGGAAAGCCTTGTCGAAATAGTCACTTATCTCGTCCCTGAACTTCTCGCTCTTAAAAGTGGAGAGGTCGGCGCTCGTCGCACCGTCCGGAACACACGAGCGTATCCATGCGTACAGCCGTTTCACGGCCGTACGCTGCGACTCGTCAAGGCCCGCCCATTTCACATCATCCGGAACGTTGGTCTCGGCACCGGCATCAAACACCTCCTCCAGATGAGCGTCACTTGTGGTCTTGAAAAGGCACATGGCCTCGGTATTGTTCAGCATTTCCAGAGTGAGGGGACAGGCAGGATCGTAACCCTCCACGCCACTAAGGCCGAACAGGTCGCCGCTCTTGCTTTTCTCGTTGTTGAAGTTGTATTGCCCCACATAGTTGTTCTCGCCGTCCTCCGCAGCCGCCACAAACACGTCGATAGGCACACCGTCGATAGCGGTACGCACGGTGACCGCGTTCAAATCGCTGCCGCCCGTCTCGTACTGGTAACGCTGCGGAGGGGTGAGAAGCCCCATCTCCTTCAGCACGTCGTTGAACAGTTTGGCACCGCCTGTGTTCAGCGACATGGACGAGTCGGAATAATCACTCTTCAGACAGATCAGGTTCATGGCGATGCCACCGGGACGGACGGGATATTTCTTTTCCGCCTGCTCCTTGCCGCCAACGGTGAAGCTAAGGTTCGTGCCGCCCTTGCTGATATAGATACGGATGTTCTTGCTCGGATATTTCGTGGAACTGGTACCCTGAATACGGATATAACAGTCACGGAGCACGAAGTCGTATTCGGATCCGAAAGGGGAGTAATAGAAGATATCCGCCGAAAAGTCCGTCTTCTTGTTGTTCTCGGCATACACGTCATCGAGCTTGTTCTGGCGCACGATACGCAGCACCCCCTTGCCTTTGGCACGCAGCTTGTCCATATCCACAGTGTCGGTATCACCCAGGATATCGTTCTCCTCGTACAGCGCGATCATCTCCTCACCGTCCGCACTGTCCACCATCCGGTTCTCCAGTTCCTCGTCGTCACTCAACCGACGGGTATAGATACGCACGCTCTTTACCTCCACGTCCGCCCCGGCGCTGTCAATGGTGATATATTTCGGATTGTCCTGGCGGAAGCTGAAGGCGTTGTCGTAGATGTCGGCACCGGTACGGTTGCCGTCCACATAAAGCTCCATCAGACGGCTCTCATTGCGGGTACCCACCATGAGGGCCACCTTGATCCACCGGTCTTCCACATAATTCGTGCCCAGCTTGATCTCACGCTCCACCAGCTCGTCGTCCTCGTTGGTATAGGACACTTTCTCACCGGTCTTGAAACTCGCTTCCGAAGGGGTGATATAAAGCCCCTTGCCACTGTCGAGACAGTCCACAACTGCGGTATCGCTGTCAGTGGGATTGCTTACCCGGAGGGTCAGTTCAATGGTCAGCCCCGTACTTTTCACATCGGTGGCAAAGGGCCGGTAGCCGATGACGGCTTTCGCACCGTTGGTCAGCTTCAGCGCCTCACCCGTCCAGCCGTTGCTGCTCCAGTCAAAACCCTCGAACGTGGTCTCCACGCCGTTCGACTCCCATGTTCCGGGGTTACTCTCCCCGTTGCTGCGGCCCGCCGCGTCAAGCTTGACCGCCAGGCCGTAGGTGGCCTCGCTGATATCGATACCGCTCTCACCCACGTCGATGCGCAAAGTGTACCCGGTCGGACCGGCTTTCAGGACAAGCGTCTGCGTGCCTTCCTCGGTAAACCGGTTACTGTAGGTCATCATGCTGCGGGGAGCGCTCACGGTACTGCTCTTGACGCCGTTTTTCCAGAACTCCACTTCAGCGGGCACACGGTCGGGATCATAGGCCACCCAGTCGAAAGTGAGCTTCTCGTAGCGGCCGGCTTCAAGGACCGGCTCCAGATGCTCGTCCCGTCCGAGGACATGCCCGTCGGCATGAATGAGCTTCAAACCGATGAAGGGCGCGCCGGTTCCGGCCTTCAGCAGGTCGATATGGATGCTCTCGCTTTTCAGCGTGAGGTCGTCAGTTTCCATCTCGGCCACCAGCTGGGCGGTATGCCGCCCCACGGACAGGCCGGTCATGGAAACCTCGAAACTGCCGTTCGTCGTGCCGCTGCGGGTGACCGTATGCGCGTTCTGCTGTACACCGTCCACGTACAGGCTGACGGTTTTCGTGCCGGTACCGCTCACGGCGTAGGGTATACTCGCGGAATCATAGGTACCGTAACCGCCGTTCTGGATGGTGGCCGCCAGGTTGTAACCGCAGGAAAGGGACAGGGTGACGCTCTTCACGCTCACGTACGCCTGCTTCTTCTGCGCCTTGCCCGTGGTGGGATCGGTAGTCTCGGCAATGACGTAGATATCGCTCGTGCCCACCAGCAGGTATTTGGTCAGGTCAAGGGTATAGGTACCCTTGCTCACTTCCTTCAGCGAGGAGGAATAAGTGGTGGTCGTCCCGCGCTTCACCTGGATGGTGACGGTCGCTTTCTGTCCGGTACTGCTACCCTTGTCATCACCGCCGGCAACCTGGTGGTCATAGGTATAGGTAAGTTTCACCGCTCCGCCTTCCTTCACGGTTTTCTTGTCGGTCTCGGCAAGCAGCACGATCTTGGTGGTGGAGGACTCACCGCCGCCACCGCTGCCGGCCGGGATGTCAACGCTCGCGATCTCCGCCCCGCTCTTGTTGGTCAGCGCAAGGCGGACACTGCTCTCGTCGTCGCTCACTTCCGCGCTCATGCCGAACACGGTACCGGCTTCCACCTCCTGGAATTTGGCGGCGACGGTCTTGTTCTGGACGGGATTGGTACTGTCGGCATCCAGGCTCTCGTCCACTTCCAGCTTGTCGATGGTCAGATCCACGTTGCCCTCGCTGTCGGGAACTTTCTTCTCGCCGTTCACCGTCAGGCTCTTCATCGTTCCGGCACCGCCGAAGTCCTCCCAGCTCGCCTCCTGCTCCCAGCTCGACAGACTTGTCCCCACGAACTGTTTGGTCTCCCATTTGCCCTGCGAGACTTCATAGGTGATGCAACGGCCCTTGTAACGGTATTTCTCATCCACGGCACCGATCGCGGAGGAAAGGACATAATAACCGCTCTCCAAAGGGACTTCCGCCGTCACATTATACGTGTTACCGCCACCGCCCGTACCACCGGGAATATCAACGGAGGCAATCTCCGTCCCGGTCTTCCCCAGCAGGGTGAGTTTCACCGTGTCGTTCTCCTCATCAGGGACGGCCGTCATGCCACCGACCAAACCGTCGTTCACACCGGCGGCGGCATCCTCCGCCTGTTTCGCAGCCGCGGATGCCGCTGCCGCGGCGGAATTTGCAGTTTCAGCAGCCTGATTGGCGGTACCGGCCGCATCAGACGCCATACCCGCAGCTTTATTCGCCAAAGCCGCAGCATTATCCGCTTTCGTGGCAGACGCATTCGCCGTGGCAGCGGCATCATCGGCCGGTTTACGCAAAAGGGTGAGCGGAGCACTCACCAGCTCACTGCCGCGAAGGGCGGGGAGACTTTTGATATTGTCAAGGGAGCTGACCTCCACAAGTTCATCAACGCTCTGGCTCTCGGCCTTGATAGCGTTCAGGATGTCGTTCTTAAGTTCCGTTTTCTCCGATTCTGTAAGTGCCATAAGTTATTCCTCCTTTTTTATTGTTGTCAGTCATTGTAATAATGGTATGAAAGCGCGCTGAAGCCAAGGATGCACCAGCCGCACTTGTTCAGGCTGTTAATGATGGCGGGCTCCTCCCAATCCTCGCCCGTGTAGAGCAGGAGGAAGCGGTTCACGGAGGTGACGTACAGCCAGTTCCTCTCCGGGTTCTCCGGAGCGGAAGAAAGCTCTCCCTTCCACGTGATGCGGAGATCATCGGAAGCGCCGCCGTAAACGGGGAACTCCACCCACGCGCCGTACCAGTAAAGGTAGTTGCGGTTCCTTTTCGTGTCGTAGTAAAGCCATCCGCTCGAGGGGGAAGCGGGGGGACCGGCCGACGCTCCCCGCCACGAAACCAGGTCCGCAAGGATTCTCCCGTTCAGCTCGGGGATACCGACCAGCTCGATGATCCCGCTGATCCAGTCGATCCTGTAGGGGTCGGAATAGGAAAGCAGCGAATCACTGCTAAGGTTCACGTTGGAACCGCGGAGCAGCGTGCCGTCGTCCACACGGACGGAGCTGTAGCGGATAGAGCCCACCGTACGCGTATAGGGAGGGTGGCAGCCGTTGTAAAGGGTTACGCGCGAGCCGATATAACGCACGTCGTTCGGAAGGATGATGTCCGCACCGTTCGACGAACCGGCCATGTCCACCTTCAGGCTCAGCTCACGGCCGATCAGGTAGCCGGCCTCGCCGCGGCCCGAGCAGGAGGTCAGGACGGCGTCGCTCGACTCCACAAGGTGGAAGTTCGTGCGGATATGCCCGGAGAACGTGCCCGCGTTCGCCTCGATGCTCCCGTCCTCCAGGATCTTGAAATTATCGTTGGCCGTCACGAGGCCCTCCAGCTTGACGCGGTCACCGGTCAGCTTCACCACGCTGATCTTGTTGCCGTCAGCGTCCGTCCCGTCCACACTCACGCCGATAAGCGCCAGTTTCCCGTCCGCGTCCTGGGCGTAGATGCCCGCGCCTTCAGGCTTCACCACAAGCCCCGTCTCTTCCAGCATATTCTCGTCACGGTCAAAGACGGCGGCCGTTATCTTCACCAGACGCTCCGACTGCTCGAAAAGCGTCCGGTAGCGGTGTGCAAGGCTCTCCACCTTGTCAGTGGACAGCACGAGCATATACAGGTAGATGTCACCGGTAAAGGACAGTTTGAAATCACCGGTACCGTTCCAGAGGCCGCTACAGGTGTACTGCACGTAACCATCAGTTGCAGACAGTTCCTCCTCCACCTCCAGGCTGTTGAAGTTCGCGAAACCCGTCTTGTCAACGTCCAGGAACTGGACTCTTAGAGTCCCTTTGGTTGCGCAGCGGTAGAAGAAGGAAAGGTACACCGGCACGGCCTCCTTCTCCCCGTCACCGTTCACAGGCATGGAGGGGATGCTTTTCAAATTCGCCCGTTTCTGGAGGATGTACTTGTTACGGATGTGCACCACCGTCCGCCCGTCATCCACCGTCACGCTCGCCCCGTCGCCCTTTCTGGTCAGTACGTTGTTGTTCGCCCAGATCCATTTGTTACCTGCCAGGAAGAACACCGTCTCGTTCTCCGTGTTCCATTTCTCCAGCCCGTCATCGAAGGCGGGGTTGTTCAGGTAGCCCTTCTCCGTGGCGAAGTCGTTCCTTAGGGCGGTCACCGCGCTGGTGATGCGCCCCTCCACGATCTCGAACTTGGTCTTGATGTCCTCACCGGTCACCAGAAGGAAAGTCCCGCGCAGGTAGGCGTTGTCGCTGTAAAGGCCGTTGCCGTGCGGCTGGTTGTCAGCCGGGAACCAGTCATCGCTGATGCCGTCCAGGTTGCCCAGGCGCGCACGAAGGCAGCCGGTGAAGTTCTTCGCCTTCACCCCGTCCATCACGTCCACGCGGGGCTGACCGTCCTCGGTGGCGGAGATCAGGATCAGGTTCTGACGCAGCGGGTTCTCCGTGTTGCCCATCAGCACGCACTCGTCACCGGCCTCCGGAAGGGAACCTGAAAATTCATCCTCACTTACGAGAATGGAGTCACCCTCCACGCCGGCCACCTCCACCCAGTACCCTTTCAGGTTCCCGCCGCTGAACGTGGCGCAGCGCATCAGGTCATGGGCCTGGAAACTGTTGTCCTGCTCGAAAGTGATCCTCCAGTAACCGTCCTCAAGTACGGCGGTCTTTATTTTCCCGTTGGCGGCGCTGACGCACAGCTGGCCGCCAACGCTGCGTACCTTCTCGATAAGCAGCTCCAATACTACCATGACCTGGCGTACCGTCAGCTTGTCGATGGTAAGATGGGACAAAGCGTCCTCCATCCACAGCCGCCACCCCTCACCGAAAAGACCGTCCACGAATTTCGGGCTGCGAAGGAACTCACGCACGACAAGGGTCAGCAACTCGGCATTGCCCTTGTCATCAATACCCGCATTATCCTCCTGTCCGAAAGAGGCTCCCGCTTCGAAGGTGATCTTCCCCTTTGCACGGTCATTCTTTTTTTTGCTGATGTGTTCCGCCTGACTTCTCCGCGCGGAAAAAAGATTGTTGTCCGTAGGCAGTGTCTTGTCCCAGCTACGGATAATGTCAGGAAGCGCGGCACCCTCCGCCTTTGACTTCGTATAGTTTTTCAGTTCCCCGATACTGTCATTCACCCGTTCAAACGCACCACTATGCAGGGCATCGCTGATCTCGATGTCCATCTCCCCGGGTTGGTTCACCTTCCGGGTAATTTTCGTGATGCGGCTGCTGCGATAACCGGTTTCGGGGAAATACTCCTCGCTTTCAAGTCTCACACGGCGGCCTACGGACAGGGAAACACCGTTCTCCTCAATCCACACATGGTCGGTCGGGGCCTTGTAAACGGCAAGATCCTGCCAGCATTCGGTATTGAACTGTTCCACCGCCGTAAGAAACTCCTCCTCGGCAAGCGGGTAATATTCGTCCGGCATACGGATATTCCAGAGAATATAACGGTCACCGGATTTCGGAATAAGTTTGCCGCCGGGGAGTTGCGTGTCATCATCATAGGGCCATATCGTAATAATCTCGAACTCACGGGTGGCACTGTTGAAATTCACCTCGAAATAGTGGTCCTCACCCTGCCCCAGTCCGGAAAGGTCACCGTCCTGGAACGATACACGTTTGGTCTCGTCGGGCAGCTCGTAATCGTTCGGATCGAAATTCAGGCTGTCGTCCCTGAAATAATAGACCGTGAAAGGGTTGCCGTCGTCATCTTTCACATCTTCGCTGCGCACACTGCTGACAGCCCCGATCCTGCGGGGATAAATGCCGCTGAAGGCGTCTTGCTCGTAACGGTCATAGATGCCGTACTCCTCCGTATGTATCTCGACATATTGCCTGCCCCCCGGAAGCATCAGGCGGCTATGCCCGTATTTTGACGGATCTATGTTCCGCGTGCTGCCTACCGGGAACAACCGGGTATAAAAATTGTCGGTACCCGTCGTGTCGCGTTCGATTCCGGTCAGTCCCTTCCCGTAGCCCAGCGTTATTTCCTCGCCATGCTCACACCGGCACACGTTCACGGTCTGGCCTTCCACCCACCATTCAGCCTGCCCGCCGACCGCTTCGGCTATCTCTTTCAGGGCTTCGTTGCAGTACTTCCCCTCGTAATCGATGACGATAAGGTCCGTACCGTCCACCCGCCCCACTTTCCAGTCGGTGGTGTGGTTCATTCCGTCATTGATACACTTCACGATCATGGCCACGTGTTCACGCGGAGTCGCTGTCAGCGTGAACACAGGCTCGGTGTTCCCGTCGGTGGTCTCCAGCACAAGAAAACGTCTCACCAGGCTCTCGATACCGTAAAACTTCAAATCATATACCCACTCCTGGCCGCTCTTCTGCTTCGGGATGTACCGTTCGGTCAGCCAGTAGCGCTCACCCTCAAAGTCCACCCGGTCATTCACGTCCAGGGCGATATATTCGTAATGCGTGAAAGAGAGTGTCAGGACATTGTCACCCTGCACCTCCTTCACCTGGGTGGAGCTGTCGCCCGCCTCGATATCGGTCCGTCTGTTGCCGTTGCTGTCATAGATGGTCAGCATGTCTGTATCTTGTTTAAACGTCGTTTGAATAGGGTTTGAATCACATTTATATGACCGGGACAGGTTCCCGGAACTTCACCTTGAACTTGCCGGCGTGCACGCCTTCCTTCCAGAGATAGGTCAGAGGCTGGAACTTGCTGCAATCCGTATATTTCACACGGAGAGTCAGGGCAAGTTGGGGAAAGGAAATCTCAAGCCACCCGTCACGGCCTTTCTTCAGGAAATTGATGAACTCGAAATACTTCTTCAGCCAGCCGGCCTGCGTTTTGCCAAACAGGGCGAAATGAAGCGTCACGTCACGGGCCTCGTTCCTGGGCGTCAGCACGGAGGAATATTTCTCCCCGTCCTCCTCCCGGATATTCACAGCCGTGTCCGTTTTCGTCTTGCTCGGGGTCAGGATGGCGGTCAGGTTATCCATCCCGCCGCGCTTGTCCTCAACGAGGAACACCCCGTATGTACTCCAGATGTCGGTACCGTTGACAAGTACCAGACCGCCTAATATCTTTTCCATATCATTTGCATTTTACTCCGTCACGATTGATTTTACGAATCTCTTCCTCTATTTTGCCAAGGTGCGACGCGCTCGTGCCGGTGTTCTCCTCGATACGGGCAAGATGCCCCTCGGCGGTGTTCATCTTGTCGATGACGCTCTCCATCTTCTCATCGATGCTCGACCAGTGTTGCAACCCGCTGGTGAACATGCCGTCCAGTTTTGTACCCTGGTCCTGTGTCATGGCTGAAAAACCGCCGGTTTTGGCGCTCTGGCTCGTACCGCCCGAGTTATCGTACCCGGTGGCCGCGGCAAGATTGTCACGAAGAGCGATGGCTTCCTCGACATACTTCATGTACTCGTCCTGGAGGGCCTTACGCTCGGCTTCTGTAAGGTCATTGTCTTCCATCGCCTTGCCGAATTTCTCCCACCAGCCTTTCAGCTTGTCGGAATACAGCTCACCGATCTTGTTTGACAGCATCGCACGCATGAAATACTCGGATATGTCCTCCGCCGCGGCTGCGGCATCATACTTCATATCCATCAGGTTATCCACGAAACTGCTGTACATGCTGTCGAAGGAAATACCGGTGAGACCTTCATACAGCTGGTCGGTAAGTTCCTCCAGCTTGCCCGCCTGGTCGATATAGTCATCCAGCTTCTCGGTCAGACGACCTCCATATCCGCCCTTGCCGGTATCCTGGATCTGCGTCCACATGTCCACGTTACTGCGCAACTTCTTCATCTCCTCCGGACTTAGGTTCCAGATGTCACCGTTCCAGCTACGCCCGATCTGACCGCTCAAACGGTCAATCTGTTCCTGTGAGAAACCGCCCCAGTAATAATTCCAGCTGTGATGCGAACCGTGATAACCGGCCTGCGACATGGCCATGTCCAGATAGTTCGAGTTCGTCTCCTGCTGGAGCCTGTAGGCATCCCGGTAGGCGGCCACGGACTTTGTACCCTTGCTCGCCTTGATCTCCTCCGTCAGGTCCTCGATAGCCGTCTGCAAGGTCTCGTTGCGCTCGGTCAGCCGGTCGATGGTTTCCTGGACCTCTTTGGCATTGCTTGAAGTCGTCCAGGAGGAAAATCCGCCCCAGGTCAATGCGTCGAATATCTTGCCCACACCGGAAAGCAGCGATTTTCCGATAGTCACAAAAAGATCACCGGAAAGCACATCGTCAAGAATACCGCTCACGGCATTGAACACCGCGTCGAGCAGGCCACCGATGACCACACTCAAACCATCCTTGAAAAGGTCTATAATACTTACAATCCAGCCGACAACAGGCACATCCTCAAGTGTTTCGGAAACCTTTCCGAAAGCCTCGCCCAGTTTGCCGTCCACTTCCTTGGCACCTTTGCCGAGTGTGATCAGGCCATTATACGCCCCGCTGATACTGCCGGAGGCAATCTGCTGCAATCCGTCCCTCACATTCTCCATACTGGTCTTCAGACCGGAGGCAGTATTCGAGAGGGACTGCCGGGCACTGTCAGCCGTTTCCTGCAAGGCGTTTATATTCTCACTCGCGGCATCGGCATTAGCCTGCGCCGTTTCCAGGGCTTGCCGGGCGGACTCCTTCTCCTGTTCGGTTCCGGACTGTTGCGCCTCAATGTATGATTTCTGGGCGGCAATAAGTGCCGTATAGGTGTCCGCATACACCGCCTGTGCCTCCTTCAGGTCTGAAAGGGCTTTCTGGTAGGCAGTAACCTCGGCACCCAGTTTCTTGAAACTGACCTTGCCGGAACCGCCCAAAGCCCTCTCCATCTGCTGGACGGCAGAGACAAGCGCGTCCTGGCTGGCATGGTCGGCATTTCGGAACTCGTCAGTGAGCATGTATTTTCTGGCATCCGCCAATACAGGCTTTATCATATCGGAAAACATCCCGCCGAATTCACCGAAGACAGTACCCCAGTCAATACGGGCTTTCAGTTCCTGCACTTCGATGCCGGCAAGTTTGCTGTCACGTTCAACACCGAGAGAGAGCTTCTCGCTGCCGGACGTCGTCTTTTGTATCTTTTCCGCATATTCGGTCGCGATGGCGAGTTTCTGCTGCTGGAAGGTGCCGTAGGCCTGCAAATATTCCTGCATCACTCCGAACTCTTCCCGATAAGCTTCCGCTATTTTCTTCTGTCGGCCGGACTCGTTCAGCTCACGGGCCTTGTCTATTTCGGACTGCTGATCTTCCGACAGCGAACCGGACTGCCCCGCTTTCGCGTTGTCACGTTTCCAACCGGCTTCCTGCCTGGCTATTTCATCCTTGCGTGCCTGGTATTCATTGTCTATCTGGCGCAGCTTCTTCTCCAGCCCCTCGGTCATCATCTCAATCTCCGCCTCGTCATTCTTCCTTTGCAGCCCGGCGAGTTCCTGGCCCAGCTTTTCAGAAACCTGTTTGCGGCGTTGGGCTTCTTTCTCCGCCTTGTCCGCCTTCTTCCGTTCGGCCTCGGAATCCTTATCCTCACCGGGCTTGACCTTGTCGTACTCCTTTTTGGCGGTATCGACGGCATCCTTCAGTTCTTTCGCCTTCTTCTCAAACTCCTCACGGGAAAGGCTGTTGGACGTTTCCTGAAGAAAGGCGTTATAAGCCTTGAGCGCGTCCTGGTATTTCTCTTTTGTCGCAGCCACCCAGTCAGTGCTTGAATCCGTGGGCAGGTTACGCCGGTTTTGTTCCGAAACCAGTTTGTTCAGCTGATACTTCAGTTCGTCACGGGAATAAGTTCCGGTAAGATTTTCGTCACCCTGCGTAATCTTTCCGTATTCCTTCTCCTGGACAGACATCCGGGCAAGCAGGGTTCTACGTTGCTTTATCTGCTGTACAAGGGTCTCGTTACTCACACCGGTCAGGTTTTCGAAATAGGCATTTACCTCGTCCTTGCGGATTTGTCCGTTCAGGCTCTTGCGTTTTCCGTACAGATTCTGAAGCTCTGCCTCCTCATCCCTTGAACGTGCGGATTTCCGGACATATCGGGCTCTTTGCCGCCCGTAGCTGTCCTGGTAATATTCGGTTGCCAACCGGGTCTTGCCTTCAAGTTCTTTTATCCTGTCATCCACACGTTTCAATTCATTGGCGGGATTGGATATGGACTCACCGGCTTCCAATCGGGCTATCTCTTCCTTGATTTTCTTGATATTCTTCAGTTTCTCATACTCGGTGTCGTATTTGGAGAATATATCCGGATATTTCTGTTCCAGCTTGTTTAGCGCCTCACGCCGGGCATCCGTGGACACGGCTTCATCCCCGGCAATGGAACACAGTTCCTCTATTTTGCGCCTGTGCTCTTCCTCGGCCTCTATGGTTTTCTGCTTCTGCTGCTGATACCTTTCCTCGGATTCCTGCAAACGTTCGGTTTCCGTCTTCATGGAGATCAGTGCCACGGCAACACCGGCAAGCAGGGTCGCAACCAGCACATAGGGATTGGAAAGCATGGTCCGGTTGAGCATTTTCTGCGCTTTCTCAACCAGCAGGAGCCAGTTGTAATGCAACGCCTCCGCAGCCACCGCCCAGCCTTTCACGGCCGTGACTGTCATGACGGCGGTCCGGTACACACCATACGTGCCGACAAGCCCGAGCAGGATACGGCCGAAACGTTCGTAATGCTCCACCATGTAGGAAACACCGGAAAGCGTGGTGTTGATGACACCTTCCGACTGCTGCCCGATTTCATTGAACATCATTGAAACGGCATCCTCTATATTGGAGATCTGTCCGGTTATCGTTTTGGATTGTGCCTCCATCAGACCACCGAATTTTCCGCCCTCGTCCGTCAGGCTCTCTATGACCTTCTGCACTTCGGGAAAACCGACCTTGCCTTCCTCCACAAGCTCCTTCACCTTGCTTTCAGCCACGCCGAACTGCTTGGCCAGTTCGGCGATCATAGGGATGCCCCGGCCGGTGAACTGGTTCAGGTCCTGTGTATAAAGCCGTCCCTGGGACATGGTGGTGCCGTAAAGATAGACCAGATCGTTCAAAGGGATGGAAAGTCCGGCAGCGATGTCACCCAAGCGGATCAGCGTCTCGTTCACTTTCTCCGCTCCAAACCCGTAGGCAAGAAGCTGCTTGGCACCCTGCGCGACATCCTCCAGGCCGAAAGGAGTGGTCGCGGCCGTATGTACCAACTGCTGCATCAGGGTGTCGGCCTTCTCCGCACTGCCGAGCATGGTCTGAAACGACACCTCCAGCTGCTGGAACTCGCCGCGTACCTTGGTGATGTTCGACACCAGCTCCTTGATAGTAAAGGCGGCCGCCAGTTTGCCGACGGTGTTGTTCAACAGGGAACCGCTCCTGTCAAGTTCCCGGATCTGTCTGTTGGCGGACGATGCCTGCTGGGACATCCGCTCGATCTTGCCCACGGCCTTGTCAAGACGGGCGCTCAAATGGTCCACCATAAGGAATTCTATTTGTACCGGTTTCATCTATTTTAGCTTGCTTTGAAAAAATCCTACTATTCCATCCGCTTCATCCTCGGCGCTCCGCTCATCCGCAGGACCGGAAGATCCGGACTTGTCACGGACATACCGGGGAGCGTCACTAAGCATCATGATCAGGGTCTGGTAATTCACCTTGTTCAGTATATAGTCCACGCTCCAGCCGGTGGCACTGGCAATCTGCCACACAAAACCGAAAGGGCTATGGGAGCCTTCATAACGGCTCTTTAACTCCCCTTCTTTCTTTGGCTCAGTCTCAAGCTCATCGGATTCGTCCGCTCGGCTGATCTGATAATAGGTATAAAAGGGTCGGTACCCATCAGGCTGACAAAACGCTTGATCGCACCCACCAGATAACGCTGTTCCATGAAGTTCCTTATGAGCCATGCCACCGGGCACAAAAGCACGCGGCGGCTGAAAGGGCCACGACAAAGGGTATAGGCCACCATACGGCTCACCGCCTTGCCGTGAGAGGCCAGAAACTGCATTTCCTCCTCCTTGCTGAACCCCCACATCTCCTCACTGGTGATCCCCATCGACAAATATGTCCGGGCAAAAAGAATCTGACCGGACATATAAGGCCGCCTCATGGTCACGCGCAGCTCCAGCGGGGATTTCCTGAAAGGGATATGAAACGCTTTCAGCGGGACGCTCACACCGATATCCAGCAGCGCGTCCGCACCCTCACGCTGGATCTGCTTGATGACAGCTTCGTCCATACGCTACTCCTCGGCCGGGTTAGTGGAAGCAGCGGCGGCAGATTCAGCAGGAGGCAGTTTATACTGTTTCCACTCTTCCGGGATAGAATCCGTATTGAATACGCCATGGGGCTGGGAGCCGTCTTCCGGCATGGCCACTTCCAGCGTGCATTCGATTTTCGCCGTCTCTGTCAGGGTCAGCTTGCCGCCGAGATTGGAAAGTAGCGTGCCATTGGGAATCAGGATGCTCTGCCCCGAAACAAGGGCTATTTCCCACGGACCGGTCAGCAACACGGCTGCCGTCGGGGCCGTCCAACCAATCGGGGTTTTCTTTTCCGAGTCCTCTTCCTTGTAGTGCATGGTACCACCCAGCAAGCTATGCAGGTTTTCGTAGTTCAGCTGGATAACGTTGAACGTGGGGGCGATGCTGCCATTCGACTGGGGAATGATAAGCACCGGCGTTCCCGGCACCTGCTCCGCCTCGATTTTGGCGGATTCGGGTTTCTGCCCGCCCATGTCAAACGAATTCTTCTCTATGTAACCCACCACAAAGTCCTTGTATTTCACGGCACCGACGCCGTACATGAAATTCTTATTCATTGTTTCTTGATTTTGAAAGTTAATACTATGCCGGCAACACATCCGGTTATAAAAGCGGCCAGCGCTATTTTAACGGGACTAAAGCGACGTTCAAATTCCGTTTCAACTGTGGATGAGTCCTCATGTGTCTCATTACGGATACGGGTCAGTTCCTCCTCATAACACAGTACCAGCCGCTGGAGGCTGTCGCAGGATGCCTCCGCTATGATATTGCCGGCCGCATCGCTCTTCACCGTCAGGCCCGCCTGCCCGTTCCTGGAATGGTAGGACGAACCGGAGGGAAGTTTACGGAGGCTGTCCGGAGGGATCGTCAGGCTCACCGCCGATTTCGGAATCCCCGCCATCAACAGCCCCCGCCTCACGTTTGACACGTTGTCGGCGCTTGACGACAGGCTGCTGTTCCGGTTCACCTCCGTCCTGCTCTTTCGAGTACTCGCGCATCCCGTAAAGAACAGGACAATCATCATGATGCCTGCAACTGTTGGCAGTATCAATGGCTTTCCGGAGGCGTGCCATTTCACGCCGGGTCGCCTGCAAAGCTTTCCTGTTTTCATTCAGTTCCTCTTTTAAGGGTTCTACAATATTCTCGATCAGGATACGGGTGGCATGTTCGGTGTTGTCAATCCGTACCGTCTCGGCTTCGGCGGTAGCCTTCTCCGCTTTCGCCCTCGCTTCCCTGACCGTTGATTTCAGGGTGATGATGGCTATTATCGTGGCTACCAGACCACCGCCCAGCACCAGATTCATGACTGCACTGAAATCCATACGCACACTGGTCTTTCAGGTCAAAGCCTATTTGCCGGCATCCTTACCCGCAAACAGTCCGATGAGCCACTGGACAAAGCCCGTATCGGCAACACCATTGGACACAAGGGACGCACCGAACCCATAACACAACGCGATATACCACGTGGCATCAGCGACAAAGCCCGCATCCAGCCACCATAAAAGCATGGCGGCCACAATGCCCACACACCAGCTGACAATCTGTGTCGCCAAGCCCTGCATTTTTGGAAACAGAGCCTTGATCCCTTCCGTGAGCAACACCACGCCACCGACAAAACCGGCAAAGGTGGTGATCATCGCGCTATAATCGACTTCCGGTACTGTACCGGTCTGGGCAAAAGTTGCTGACACGAATCCGAGTATCAGCCCAAAGAATAAAAGAAATCTTTTCATGTTGTTGTTGATTTATTAAGTTATACCTATTTGTTTAAGCCATCTCTGTACATCAAAACTGGGGCAGGCTTTGGCCGCCAGTTCATTGTGACCGACGATTCTCACATCGGGAAAACGACGATGGAAATCCTTCACGTACTTCTCAAGCGCCTTTTTCTGCCAGGAGGTACGGGTGTCCGCAGGCGTTTTACCATCCTTTGCACACCCACCGGCATAGACGATATGGCGGCTCACGGAATTGTAACCGGCCACGCCGTTGGTCACTTCCCACGGGTCCACATTCGCGTCCTCGTTATTGTTCACCAGGCGTTCCACTCCGCCGTTCAGATGGAACAGGTCGGTATATCCGACCTGCTTCCAGCCGCGGCCGCCCTTTGAGACGGGGTTCGTATGCCAGGCGCGAATCTCCGCACCGCTTACCTCACGCCCTTCAGGAGTGGCCGTGCAATGGATGACAAGATACTTCAGCTTTCCCATCACTCACCGCCTTCCTCTTCATCAACGGCCGCCTGGGACAGTGCTATCTCCACCTTCTTCTCCGGATCGGCGTCCAGGCCCAGTACAAGTGTGCCGGATACCGCCTTGCCGCTACTGTTCACACCGGCGGTGACCGTCAGAGAGCCATCGGTACCGACTGCCGTGAAACCGGCAGGAATGGAAACCACGCTGTAATCACCGGAGGCAGTGACCTTCACCTCCTTGCTCTCACCGGCGGCCTTGAAAGAAAGAGCGGCCGGATCGGCAGAAATGCTGCGTTCCACTACCTTGAACACCGGAGTCTCACGGGTGTCAAGCACCACGAACTCCTCGCCGAAGGCGATTTCCGTGTCGGCCTTCATAAGCAGCTTGAAGAAGTACAGCTCGCTGGAGTTCATCCACTTGTCAATCTGGATCACCTCCTCATCGTCCTGGAGGTTCACACCGGCAAAAAGGTTGCCGTCAGCGCTCATCGAGCAGAGCGTGGCTACGATAAGGCCATCAGGCCAGGAATTCAGCGTCTCGATGGTGATACCCTTGTAACGCTTCTTGTTGATGTCCGTCTCGCTCGTGTTCTTGTACTCGCGTTCGGTCAGCTCGTCATCGTACTTGTCGAAGTCGTCAATACTCATCAGGATACGCAGGTTCGGATTCTCACGCAGGGCTTTTGGAATAGCCTTGCGGACAGCCTTCAACTTGCCGATCATGGAAGTATCGGAAGGAGCCGGAACCACGATCACATCCGGATCTTTAGCCGCCTGGGTCAGGATACCGTTGAAAAGGTGGTCGTCGTCCGAACCGAACTCGCCGTTCAGGTAATGCCAGCCCAGCTCGAACTTCACACTCTTGCTAAGTTCATCCAGAAGCGTGTTCTGCGCTTCGGGGGGAAGTTCGGCAAACACGAGGTTGCCCTTCGGCTGCCACTTGCGCCAAACATGCTCGAAGGCACGGGGATTGAAAGTCGTGAACGCCATGAAGTCCTCCGGATCCAGTGATTTCTCCGAGTAATTGAAATTGCCTTTCGAGTCTTCCAAAGTCGGGTTCTCCTTACGCTTCTGGAGCATCTTGCCCGTCTTGATACGCGGCAGGCTGATTTTTTTCTCCACACCGGGGATCACCATGATCAGACCTTTTTCTACAAGGTCATTCCCGGTGGTGGCCAGGACCAGTATTTTCTCCAGTACCTCGCCGTTGTAATTCGTGTTTCTTACTACTATTGCCATGGCAAATGTTTTTATTTATGGTTCAACTTGTCCTTAATCTCGCTCATGCGCTTGTTCCAGGGGCTTTCACCCGTCGGATTCACACGAAGGTCGGTCATGACACTACGTTTGGGGGAAAGCTTCTCCAATGCCTTTTCCCCGTTCTCCCGGTCTTTTGCCAGAAGGTTCTCATAGATGGGGCGGGTGGCGGCATCGATACGGCCGTCCTGTTCCGCATCATCAAGCAGTTTCTTACGCGCGGCAGCGTCATCCGCATCCGCCTTGTCCTGGAACACCTTCAGTTCGCCCTTCAGGCGGGTGACCTCGGCATCAAGGGCCGGGACTTTGCCAGCCTCCGTTTCCAGCAGTCCGATTTCACGCAGGAAATCGTCATCCGTCGCACAGTTCTTGAACCGCGGACGTCTCTTGAGTTCGTCTAAATTCATGCTATTCTCGTTTTGTGGCTTGTGCAGCCGGTTATTGAATATTTGAAATACTTGTTCGGGGGTACTGTCCTCCGGTACCGGGTCAGCGTCATAAATACCGTCGATAAGCCCCAGCGCCAGCGCCTCGTCGGCACGCAGCCAGTGATCCTTGCCGTCAAAATACATCGCGCGGATTTCCTCCTTGTCCTTGCCCATACGGGTGGCATACATCTCGCAAAGGGTATCCTCAAGCGCCTCGATCTCACGGATGCAGTCCTTCATCTCATCCTTGTTGCCGTAACAGCCGCCCTGGACACTGTGAAGCATCAGACGGGCATAACGGCTCATCTGCACGGGCTTGCCGCAAAGGGCGATGACGGAGGCCATGCTGGCGGCGATGCCGTCCACGTAGATGGTAATGTCGGCCTTGCTGTTCTTCAAGGCATTGAAAATGGCGATGCCCGAATAAACCTCGCCGCCGTTGCTGTTGATACGCACGTCCACCTTCCCGGTCAGGGCTTCCGCTTCCAGAAGTTCACGGGCAATATCACCGCTGCGCACGTTATCATCGTACTCACCGATGTCACCGTAAAGAAGGATGCAACAGGCATCGGTTCCGGGTATCATATTGAAAAATCTACTCATGTCACTATCGTTTTGGCAGGTCCTTCCCTGCAAAGTTTACGGTGCGAAATTAGGGGGATTAAAAGCCTTTTTCAAACCGCGTTTTCATCATGGAGACTTTAAAGGATTGCCATGACGCTTTAAAATGTCATCATGCGGAGCGCGTTTTTTTTCGCTCCTTTTCCTTATCAATTTTGCACGTAAAAAAGGAGGTAATATGGCCGAACTTACAAACGAGCAGAAAAAGGCATGGGCGAAAACGCTCTACACCCGCGAAACGCTCACGCAGGCGGAAATAGCCGAGCGTGTGGGGGTTTCACGGGTGACTGTGAACAACTGGATAGGCAAAGGAAACTGGGAGCAGCTGAAGGCTTCCATAACCATCACACGGGAGGAGCAGCTGAAGAACCTGTACCGGCAGCTGGCGGAACTCAACAACGCCATCATGGGAAAGCCGGAAGGGGAACGGTTCCCGAACGCCGCGGAAGCGGACACCATTTCCAAACTGTCGAACGCCATCAAGAAACTGGAAACAGAAGTGGGGCTGGCGGACATCATCTCCGTGTTCTCCGACCTGCTCAAATGGGTGCGGACCTACGATTCCACGCAGGCGAAGGAGATCACCCCGCTTCTGGACGCGTTTGTCAAATCAAAATTATCCTGACATGGCAAAGAAAAGACTCACACCCCAGGACAGGATCGCACTGGACAACTGGAACGAGCTGGTGGCATCCGTGCGCGAACATTCGGACATCAACCCCACGGACACGGAAACGGAAATCAGGCAGAGGCGGGAAAGACTGGAGAAGAACGACGAGGAGTGGTTCAAATACTACTTCGCCATGTATTGCACCTGCGAGTCCGCCGCCTTCCACAAAAAAGCCACCGGGCGGCTGATGAGGAACAACCGCTGGTACGAGGTAAGGGCCTGGTCACGCGAGCTGGCGAAATCCGCACGCTCCATGATGGAGATATCCAAACTGGCACTGACAAAAAAGATACGCAACGTGCTGCTGATCTCCAACTCGGCAGACAATGCGGAAAGGCTACTGCTGCCGTTCATGGCGAACTTCGAGGAGAACCAGCGGATCATACAGGACTACGGACAGCAGAAAAAACCGGGAGCGTGGGAAACCGGGGAGTTCACCTGCATGTCCGGATGCTCCTTCCGCGCCATCGGAGCCGGGCAGTCACCGCGCGGTACGCGTAACAAGAACTTCCGGCCGGACTTCATTCTGGTGGACGATATAGACACCGACGAGGAGTGCCGGAATCCGGAACGGATCAAAACCAAATGGAAATGGCTGGAGGAGGCGCTGATACCGACCATGTCCGTATCGGGAAACTACCGCATCCTGTTCAACGGGAACATCATCGCGCCGGACTGCTGCATCAAAAGGGCCATCGAAAAGGCAACCGAACTGAAGGCGAAAGGAATCGGGCACGTGGATATCATCAACATCCGGGGAAAGGACGGGCTGTCCGTATGGCCCGAAAAGAACTCCGAGGAGGATATAGACCTCTTCCTCTCACTGGTCAGCGCGGCGGCGGCACAGAAAGAGTTCTTCAACAACCCGGTGGTGGACGGCGGCGTGTTCGCGGAAATCACCTACGGGAAAGTGCCGGCACTTTCCAAGTTCAAGTTCCTGGTGATATACGGGGACCCCGCACCGGGAGAGAACAAGACGAAAAAAAGTTCCACCAAAACGGTGTGCCTGCTCGGGAAACTCGCGGGAAGGCTTTATCTGATAAAAACGTTCCTGGACAGGGGGCTGAACGCGGAATTTGTAGAGTGGTACATCAAGCTGCTGGAGTTCGTGGGCGGGAAAACCACCGTATACTGTTACATGGAGAACAACAAATTACAGGATCCTTTTTTCCAGCAGGTATTCCAGCCCATCGTGCGGCGGATACGCAGGGAAAGGAAAATATCACTGTACATCACCGGGGACGAGGAGAAGAAGACCGACAAGGCCACACGTATCGAGGCGAACCTGGAACCGCTCAACCGGGAGGGGAACCTGGTACTCAACGAGGCCGAAAAGGACAACCCGCACATGAAACGGATGGCGGAACAGTTCAAGCTGTTCAACCTGCAACTGACCTATCCGGCAGACGGACCCGACTGCGTGGAGGGGGGAAACAGAATTATAGACCGCAAGGCCAGACAGTCGGAAAAGCCCGTCATTGTCACAAGGAAAAGCACGCGGTCACAAAACAAGTACAGAGTGTAAACTTCAATACCTATCATTATGAGCAAATTTATCGAACTTTCAGACTACGACGCGAGCATACACCGCGAGATTCTGGACGCACTGACAAGGGAGGACGACGCCGTCGTGGAGATATGCGAGGACCGCGCCGTCGCCGAGATGCGCTGCTACCTTTCCAGACGTTACGACTGTGACAAAATATTCACGGCAACCGGTGACAAACGCAACCAGCTTGTCCTGATGATGGCCATCGACATAGCCGTGTACCACATCTTCTGCATACATAACCCGAGGAACCTGTCACCGCTGCGGAAGGAACGCCACGAAAGGGCGGTCGAATGGCTGAAAGCCGTGGCGGCCGAGGAGATATCGGTGGACGGCCTGCCCCTGCTGTCCGAAGAGACGAGGGCGGCAAAATCAAATTTCCTTATCAAAAGCAACCGTAAACGTGTAAACCATTGGTAATATGAACAAAAGAAAGAAAGGGGCCGGAAAGATAACCCAAAGCGGGAACCTGCCGAGGCCCGGGCAGAAAGGACCCGCAACCATCATACTGACACAGCCCAGAAGGTTCGGTATAGACATAGCGGACTACATGCTCGCGGTAAGGGCTTTCGAGAATGTGGACTACTCCAGACGCTTCAGGCTGTACGACCTGTTCAGCGACATACTCATGGACACGCACCTGACAAGTGTCATAGAGAAACGGAAGAATGCCGCACTGGCATCTTCCATAGAATTCCGCAGGAACGGGAAGCCGGACGAGAAGGTGAACAAGCAGATCAGGTCCCCATGGTTCCGGAAGTTCATAGGGGACATCCTGGACGCCAAATTCTGGGGGTTCTCACTCGTGCAGTTCTACCGCAAGGGGGAATGGGTGAACTACGACCTGATACCGCGCAAACACGTCGATCCCGTGCGCAGGCTCATACTGCGGCACCAGACGGACACCACCGGGACGTCCTGGGACGAGTACCCCGACCTGTTGTTCATCGGTTCACCCGACGATCCCGGACTGCTGGTGAAAGCAGCCATCTGGGTGATATACAAACGTAACGACGTGGCGGACTGGGCACAGTTCGCGGAAGTGTTCGGAGCGCCCATCAGGGAGTACACGTATCCCACGGATGACGACGAGGCACGGCAGAGGGCGCTGGACGACGCGGACAGCACCGGAAGCCTGTCGGTTTTCGTGCACGCGGAGGATACGGTGCTCAAGCTCGTGGAAGCCGCGAACAAGACAGGGAGCGCGGACCTCTACGACAAGCTCTGCGAGCGCTGCAACAACGAAATCTCAAAGCTGTTCCTCGGAAACACGCTCACCACCGAAGCCTCCGACAAGGGCACACAGGCACTGGGAACCGTACACAAGGACGTGGAGGAGAAAGTGACGCTCTCCGACAGGCAGGACATCCTCGACGTGCTCAACTATGACATGGCCGACATATTCGCAATGCTCGGAATAGACACCACAGGCGGGGAGTTCTGCTATCCGGAAAAGAAGCTTATCGAACCGGAGAAAAAGATGTCCATCCTCACACAGCTGCGTACGAACTTCAACCTGCCGGTAGGTGACGACTACCTCTACGAGGAATTCGGGATCGAGAAACCGGCAAACTATGACGAGCTGAAGAAACGCCAGGAGGAGAAAGCGGCGGAAATCGAGGCAGCGAAGGCCCGAGAGACCGAAAAGGCGGAAGAGGATGAACCGGATCCGGAAGAAGAACCGGAACTGGAAAAGCACGGTAAAGGAACACCCAAAGAAAAGAAAAATGCCCTTAAAAACGCATACAACTGGCTGAAACGTTTTTTCGGGAAAGCCCCGGGGAGAGACGGGGCAGCTTTAGAATGGTGATAAACGACCTCTACAGAATGGAGGACAAACAGGTGGAAACTTTATTCTCGTTCGATGAAGAGGTACTGAAGAAAGCCCTGAAGAACATATACAGCAAAGATTTCCATCCCATGACCGACATCGAGGAGAACCTGTTCGAGGCCACGTGGAAAACGATGAACAAAGCCACCGACAAGGGGTTTGGGACACGGAAAACCGATGATCCGGATTATGACTTCTACCGTGAAATCCGAATGAACAACGCCGTGTTCGCAGCTTTCAAGGTACACAGGGCACAGAACGACATGGCAGCGCTGCTGCTGGACAAAAACGGAAGTTTAAAGCCGTTTGAACAGTGGGTGAAGGAAGCCATGCCCATAGCCGACCACCAGATGATCCATTGGCTGCGTACAGAATACGACACGGCCGTCATACGGGCACACCAGGCCGCGGACTGGAGACAGTTCGAAAGGGAAAAGGATGTATTGCCGAACCTCAAATGGATGCCGTCCACAAGTGTGACGCCGGGAGCCGACCACCAGATTTTCTGGGGGACCATACGTCCGATAGATGATCCGTTCTGGAACGAGCACAGGCCCGGAGACAGATGGAACTGCAAGTGCACGCTCTCATCAACGGATGAAGCGCCGACAGCGGTACCGGACGAAAACGGGCAGAACAAGGCACATGACGGTCTGGAAAACAATCCGGGAAAAGACGGCAAACTGTTTTCAGACAAACACCCCTACATTACTGAAGCGCATCCGGGAGCAAAAAAAGCCGTGGACGCACTGACCAGGCGCATCAACGAAATGATAGCCGAAATGCCGGACAACCTGACGCTGGAGGAAAAAACCGACATCGCCCGCAACAATCTCAAGATAGAAAAGGCACTCGGCGTTACCAAAGGCAAGCCGATGACATACGAACAGGCGAACAAGGGAAAGGAGAACCCGAAATTCGGAAAAGAGGAAGGATACCGCGTGAATTGCCAGACCTGCACCGTGACACACATGCTCAGAAGGTTGGGGTTTGACATCGAGGCAAAACCCAACATCAGACAAAGCGCATACAATGAAATGGCAAAACAAGGTATCACATGGGAAGAACGTTTCCTGAACCGGGACGGAACAAAGCCGGATTATGACTATACCTATAAATGGCAGGTCAGAAAGGGATATCAAGTAATGAATGCAAACCGGCTGAAGGAATACTTCAGGGAAAAATTCAGAGAGGATGGAATATACGAGATATATTGTGCCTGGAAAGGCGGCTCCGCACACGTGTTCTGCGCAGAGGTGACTGAAGGAAAGACAAGGTTCTTCGACCCGCAAACCGGAAAGGATGATGCAAGCAATTACATACAGAGCATGAAAGCGGGCCGTGTGGGAGTGATAAGAATAGACAACAAACTGGTAAATCCCAAAATCATGGGACTATTCATCACCAAATAAACGGGAAGAAAGTGCCAGCCCCTCCTCACCGTCCACCAGACGGCAGGACTGGCCGTCGAACAGAATAAAGGCGGGAAGACCGACAGGCAACTCAAAACCATCCCCGTCAACACAGCCCACGGAATAGATGCTTCCTTCAGGGGAACTGGCTGATAAGACAACGGAGTTGTAACCGCTACTGTTTGCTAATTCCGACACTTGTTTAGGTATTTCCATAACGCAAAAAGGCACATAAAAAACGCCTTGCTGCAAAAGTATAAAATTATTTTTTAATTCAGTCATTCATGGACATAAAAGAATATTCAAAACTGATAAAAGCCAAACGGAAAGAACTGGATGGGCTAATGAAACGGAAAATGCCGGTTATCGCTGGACGAATGGCAAAAGACCATTTCCAGGACAACTTCCGCCGGGAAGGTTTCGTAAACGGAGGATTACACCCGTGGCCGAAAGCGAAAAGGCTGTCCTCGGGACGGACCGATGCGGCAGGGAGCTACGGGACGCTGCTCTCCGGAAGGAACCATCTCTTCAGCTCCGTCAAATACATGCCGGGAGAATACCGAGTGAGGGTGGCAAACGAACTCGTCTATGCGCCGGTCAATAACTGGGGAGGAGAAGTTCATCCGACTGTTACGCCCCAAATGCGGCGTTTTGCATGGGCGAAGTATTACCAGGCTTCAGGCAAGGCTAAAAAAGCCGCCACGGGCAAAAGAAAAGGCAAAAAGAAGGGTTCTGCCGCAAACAATGAACCGCAGGAAAATCAGGAAGCGCTGAAATGGAAAAGGCTGGCGCTGACCAAAAAGAAAAAGCTCCGGATAAAAATACCGCAACGCCAGTTTATCGGGGAAAGCCGGGAACTGTCCGAAAAGATAGACCGTAAAATGGAGAATGAAATCAGAAATATTTTAAACTTATAACAACATGGAAGAAATTTTTATCGCGATCATGGAACGCATCGCCGAAAAGATGCCTGAACTGTCATACATTGACGAGGACTACGGACAGCTTGAAGCCGGGGCGGAGGAGGACCACTATCCGGTAACCTTCCCCTGCGTGCTTGTCGGGAACGCCGAATCGGACTGGAATGACCTCGGTTACGGGGTACAGAAAAGCGAGTCACTCATCACCATACGACTGGCCATTGACTGCTACGATGACACCCACTACACCTCCGGAACCTATGACAAGGTAAGGGAACGGCAGCTGAAGGCCAAAGAGCTGTACAAAGCCTTGCAGGAGTTCCAGTGCACGGAAGAGACCAGCCCGCTGGTCAGGGTAAAGAGCCGGGACTATTCGCTGCCGGGAAACATCAAGGTGTACGAGACGGTTTATTCTTTCACGCTGCATGACGAGTCGGCCATGCAGTAAGGGGAAGGTTCATTCCCCCGTGAACAGGGAAAGCTGGACGGCTGTCAGGCGGGGTTTCTTAACCTTTGGGACGGGCTTCACCTCCAAGTCCTTCAGCTCCCGGCACTTGCACCGGATAATGGACATGATCCGCTCCTCGGAAATGAAAAACTCCTGGCGGGACAACACTTTCAGGGCATCATCAAAACGCAGGCGCTGCACCTCCGTCCAGTAATAGTAACGGCGGCACAGGGCTTCATCACGGAGTTCTATCAGTTTTTTGTCTCGTCCTTTAGCCATAAGTTCAGGTATATGCTGCAAATATAGGCATTTAACCGGGGATGTTAATAAAAAAACGCCGCATCGTGTATGAATGCGGCGTTTTTCTGTTTAGAGTGTGAACAAAATCACATGGTCATCAGTTCGGTGTCATCCTCACCCGGAACAAACGGCTCGATGCGGGTGATCACCTTGCTCTGTACCTTCACCCGCCCGCTGCCATTACAGACCGGACATTTTGCGGATAAAGGAGCTCCTCCCTGGTCCAGGTAAAAGATACGTCCCTTGCCTTCACAACGCTTGCAGGCCATGACGTGCGGCGCGATGTTCTTCGTCTTCTCCATGACTACAACCGGCAGAATGAGGGTTCGATACGGTGCCAGACACCGTTTTCGTCACGTTTGTGGAAATAGTAGTTCACCGCGGTCTTGTACACCACGTTGCTCTCACGGAAGAGGTCCATGATCTCCGTGTACTCGCTGTCGAAACGGTCCTCGAGCTCGTACAGCTTACTCACGGACTTGTAGTCCAGATCGCCCTGGCGGTTGCGCTCGATCATGGTCATGCCGAGCTGGTACATCGGGTCGTCGGTACCCAGCTCGCGCCCCATGGCGTAGCGCTTCAGGTAATCCACCAGGCGTTCGGCGGCAAGGTCGGCACGCTCGTCGAAACTCTTCACCTTGTTGCTCCTCACCTCCAGCTTCATGTCACCGTCCACGATGGTGAAGCTCGCCTGCTCGTCCTTACGCAGCTGGCCGTATTCACGCATCACCGCACGGAAGGCGGCGGCCTCTTTCTCCACCCAGTCGCGGAACGCCTTCACGTCATCCACAACCGGGAGCAGCCGGTTCTTCACTTCAAGCATGAACTGCGCACGGAGGCCCTCATAGGCATCGCGCCGGTTACGCTTGCTTTCCTTCTCTTCCTGCTGGAGCTGTTTCAAAAGCTCCTTCCTGTCCTGGGCGGACAGGCTTTTTAATTGTTCTTTCAAATCCATAGCTAAAAAATTAAATGGTTGCTATTGTTGTTTATTCTCACGTTTACGGCGGATGGCACGCAGCTTCACCTGCAACGTGTCCAACGCCTCACAGTCAAGTTCACGGAACTCCTTGCCGGCGATACGGCTGTCCCGGCAGAAGGCGTTCACCCAGTCCCAGTCGGCCGTATCGATACCCAGCAGCTGCATCTGGTGCAGTACCGCGGAACGCTTCTGACGGAGAATCTTCCGGAGCTGTTCCTGATAAGTGGGCGGTACCAGCTTCTGCATGGCGGACACGGCGGCACTGTATTCCTTCAGTGTCATGTCACGCAGACTCGTGGTACGTCCCTCCGTGTACTGGGAAACGATGCTTTCCTTCAGTGCGTCACGATCCGATGTCGGAAGGCGGTTCAAAAGGCTGTAAAACGCCGCATAATTCTCGGGTTTATTTAACTGCTTGCGGCTGTTGATGTCTATCTGCATGGCTATACTGTTTTTTTGTTTATTTTAAGGTCATTGATTTCCTTAATCACTCTCTTTACTCTGATAGTACACAAATAATCAAGAAGATGCTCTTTTTCATTTTTTGTACACTTATACTGGTCGAAAAATTCAAGTATGCCCATTCTATTCAGATTTTCATTAACTCAAACTATTCATACCACATCAGCACAACTCTATGATTTCACCCACGGCAGAGCGTAGAAGAGTACGCAAAACCGAAGGGTTTCCGCTATCATAGATGACTTCCACACAACACTCATGGCGTGCGTTACGTGACACAACCAGCTCGCAAGTCATATTCTCACAGAGCCATTTTTCCACTACTTTACGGACACCAACTGCGGTGACCACAATTACCATTTTTTTACTCATAATATTGACCGTGCTGTATGTTATTCAACTCTTATCCTCCCGGTGTACTGGTTTCCCCGAAACTTCATCCCCTTGGTGAAGCCGCCCGGATATCCCAGTTCCTTGCTTCTCGCGTTTGCCAGCAACAAATGTTCCCGGCTAAGGGAGGCTACAAAACCTTTGTCCTTTTCCAGTCCCATCTCTCGGGCCTTCCGGGTGACGCTGCGTTCGGAAACACCGAGCATTTCAGCCAGCTCCCGGTTGAGGGTATTGTGATAGTGGCGACGCATGATGGAAAGCATATTACCGTTCCAAAAGATACGGGTGGAATATCCCTTATGCTCGACGAGCCGTCCCAGTGTCCGGTGCATGAAAGTACCGTCAGCAACCTTCCGGTGCTTGCGGTACTGTTCACGCTTGTACACCAGCACACATTCATGACACCAGGAACTCCGTCCCCCATTCTTCAACGGATAGAACTCACGCATCCACAACTTTCGGCCGCAATGCGGACAGACACGTTTACGTTTCTGCTTGTTGTTATTTTCACTCATAGCTGTTTATGCTGCATTCATCAGTTCATATTCAAATTTTCACCGAACGGAATAGTATTAATGTCAGCCTTTCTCGTGTAGGCCTGCATAAGTCCCACGGAAAGCAGCATATAGACATTCTTATTCGCTTTGACAACCCCGGAAATAGAGCCGACAATATGTTCAGTCTTGCCGGTAATGATTAAGCCGGCTATCTGCTCAATCCCGTCTGGATGGTCCTCACTGGCCGCAACGCTCATAAAGGCACTAAGATCGTTTTCCTTACAAAAGTTATCCACGTATTGGCAGAGTTCCTTTACTGCCTCTTTCTGTTTTTCTGTAATCATTTCTGTTAAATTTTAATGGTTAATAATTATATGTTGAAATCGCGAAATCTCTTTTTTGATACTGGCTGTACATAGTTTCCTCCCAATCCGTCTCTTCCTCCTCCGGAAGGTCATCCTCATCAAGTTCTACCTCCTTACGGTAAATCAGATACCGTGCCTCCAGAAAGAAGAGGACCACGCGGCGCAGGAACTCACGGGCGGAGGCGATGCCGTGCTTTTCCATGAAGGAGGCGATACGGTCCGGACCGATAGTGTTCGTGCGGATGCTCACCAGACACTGCCGGCGGAAGTCCTTCAGCGTGCTGCCCCTCACCTCGAACACGCGGTCAGCGATACGGCCGAGACTCTCCGGAATATGGTATCCGGAACCTTCGTCATCCGTTCCCACCAGCAGTTCAGCAGCAGCCGTCAGCATACCCTCCACGCTCATGCGCTGGGCAGCGGCCGTCTCCTTCAGGAACACGTACTGGTAATTGCTCACGTAGGTATGTATGAGGTAGCCTTCAGGACGGCGGAACACCTCTTCGGAGGCAAGCTCCATCGAAAGGTTGTTCAATGTCACACCGGCACCGCAGCAGAAGGCGCACACCAGGCGGACGACAAGACGCTGGCGGTTGCCCCAGCCGCCAGCGATGATGGCACGCTGCAGGCTGCCGGCAACGGCCGGATCCATCTCGAAGAACAGCACCGACTTCTCCTGACGGCGGAAGAAGAACGACATGTCCGGAATACGATCCATGCAGAGGAGGATGCGCCGGGTGGCCGTGGAGACCCTGCCACCATCCGTCATGCGGATGTAGGACTTCACCAGGTGGTTCATCACTACCGTCATGTCGGAAAAATGATAGTCGGCAACCTTCCCGCGGAACAGTTCATGAAGCAGAACGGGCAGCTTCACAACGTAGTTGTAATACTCCTTTCTCATGGCTCACTTGCTTGAAGGTTTCCAGTCCACTGTTATAATCGCATCCAGCTCACCGCTGCCGCCACACACCGGGCAGGATACATGCACGTCCTCGCGGCTGCCCTCTTCCGTTCCCCAGAACCAGCCGTTGCCCTTGCAGTAACCACACTTGTGGCCGGTACTGACGAAGTTCTCACGGTTAGGCCCCTTACACATATAGGCGGGAGGACAAATCTCCAGCTGTTTCTTTATCCTGCTCATGCCTGGCCTCCTTTCTGTTTCGGTCCCGCCACATTCCAATAGTCATAGGCGCCCTTCTCCCAGATTGTGTATTCACCAGTGGCCCCCTGATAACGTCCCTTACTGAAGGCGACGTAGCCCTCTACCCATATCTTCAGGTCGGCATCATACATCACGCTCGTGGCCGCATCACCTTTAGGATTCTTGCCACGGGCATGGCTGATGAAAACAAACAGCTTGTCCGGAAACTCCTCCTTCAGCTGGATATAGTCACGATACGTCATCTGTGTGTATTGGAAGCTGTCAATGATCACGATGTTGAAACTCTTATGACGCCGGAGCCTGATCTTCAAGGTGGGGATGTCCTCCTTGATGAACGCCAAATGGCGGCTTACCTCGGCCATACCAAAGCGCCGCAGGTTATTCTGGACTGTCAGAGAAGTTCCTTCCTCCAGGGAGTTGAACGCCACACGGTCATACTTGCAAAGTTCCTTGCAGAGCTGCATCACGAAAGAGGTCTTACCGTTACCGCTGTTGCCCCACACGAACCAGCAGCCCCGGACTTCCGGAGTGTCGAAGGCATCCTTCCATTTCCCTTCGAAAGGGAATACGTCATACTTCTTGTTCAGGATGTCCCTGACATTCAAGGCACGTCTCATGCCCGCTTTTTTATTATCCTTTTTCTCTTCTTCCATGGTCAGAACAGTGTTAGTTGTCGGATATTGTCAATTCGGTCAAGTACGGCCTGCCGTGCGGCACCCCGCAGTTTCTCGTGGCAGAGCATCCTGCCGAGTGCCCACAAAAGGGCATTCTCACGGGTGGCAAACTGTCCCCATTTACGTCCCGGGTTGAAACCACCGCCGGAACCGCCCACCTCCATGTGAACGCCGGCAACCCACCAGCCGTCCTGCTGTCCCACAAGGGCGTCCAGGTAGTCGCGACCATTCCGGTAAACGGTCACCGTCTCGTATTCCCTCAAGACTGGGTAATCGCTCCAGGGAGCGGGAAGCTGCTCGCGACCGTCGATCTTTAAGTATTCAAATTTGTTTTCCATATCCTTAAAATTACGTTTGAACGGTATTTGAACGGGGGTCATTCCCCCGTCATGCGTTTCACCTTGTGAATGGACTTCCTCACACGCCGCAAATCAAAGTCACATGTCGAAGCCTCCTTTATCACCTTATCGATGTCTTTCCTGTCAGTCACACCGTTGGCGGAACAGATCGCAAACACGTCGTTCACGTCCGTAGGCTCCAACTCATAAAATTTCCGTCCGATACGGCTGTAGAACTCCTTGTAGCCGGGCTTCTGGTACCGCAAGCCGTTGCTGATGCGCTTGGCAATATAATCGGTACTCAAGAACACGACACCGCATTTCTCCTCCAGTTTGTTGTACAGGCTGATGAAGTAGTGGAACACCGGTTCGGTCAGCTTGTCCGCCTCGTCGAACACCAGCAGGGGCGCGTCCATCTGGATAATGTCATCCAATATAAGCCCCCACACCTCACGGATATTATACCCTTCGGTCCGGATTCCGACCGTACGGGCGATCTCGCGGACAAAGTCACCTTTCTTCATGTCCTCAGAGCAGAGGATATAGAAAACCTCCTTATGCTCCTGGAGGTAAACACGGGCGGTGGTACTCTTGCCACAACCGGCCTCGCCGGTCACCCAGGTAACATTGCGCCAGCGTTGCGCGTCAGAGAGTACAGCCGTGATCTCCTGGTAAGCACCCGTCTCCACGATCTGCCAGCCGGTAGCGCTTACACCACCGACCTGCGAGGCGACATTACGGAACATCTCGTCGCTGATATTCTCATAACGGCCGTTCAGGATATTGCTCACAGTACCCACACTGACTCCCTTCAGACTACCCGCGGCCTTCGTCTGGCTCGGATACTTCGCCACGTAAGCCCGGAGGCTCTCACTGATGGCGTTCTTCTCTTTCATTGTAATTTCCATAATCAATATTTTTTATCTTGTTATAAATCTGTTCCTTATAATTTCCCGACCACCTTGCGGATGCTCACTTCCTTCTTCTCAAAGCTGTCCCATGTCACGTTGCTGATGACTTTCATGTCACGGCCTATGGAAGGACGGGGCGGCTGGCTGTATTTTCTCGTGCGGCGGTCAATCTGGCGTTGCGCCTCCTTTCCGAGACCTTTCAGGTCAGGAGTACGCAAACCGTTCTGTTCCGGTGCGACACCATGCTCATACTCGATATCTTTGGCGACGACCTGACGGTTTATACGCTCATTGACGACGGCCTCCTGCTGGGTGCGGATGAAACGTTTTTCGGCTTCCGTCTGCTCCTGCTGGGCACGGTGGATCATCAGCGGGAACGAGGCCACACACTCGAAACGCATCGCACCGCCCTTGTCCTTGTAAAGCAACCGTACGCTGCTCATGTCATAGGGATCGTACTGGACATAGAACTTCTTGTAGGTATTACGCCGGCGCCATTCCAGGTCAGGCTCACCGGGAGCGGAGAAAACCTCGTAAGGGTATTTCTTTCCCTGTACCGTGATCTCGATACCGCTGGCGGTGAACAGCGACGGTTTATCGGTTGTGTACCAGAACATCTCCACCATATCAGGAACGCTGACCGGATCGGTGCCCTCGTTCACGCTGGTATTGTACATCTCAATACGGGGGATGCCAGTGGCCGGGTGCTTCATTGAGTTCCACTGCTCACGGGCGGCGGCATACTGTTCCTTCAGTTCCTCCAATGTGGGAAGGGAGTCGATGTTCGCGTTGATGAATTCCAGATTCGGACGGCTTGTTTCTCTCTTTGCCGTAATATTCTGCCCGGTGAAACCGAAACGTTTCTTCAATACCTGGCTCTGGAAGCGGTAGAAAATGTTCTCAATCGTCTTAGATTCGCCATTATACGGAGCTGTCGGGCGGTGGATACGGCTGATCTTCGAGAAAAGACCCAGCGCCGCGTTCTTCTTATGACCGCCCTGGTTGTCGCACACGATCTCGTAGGGTTTGTGCCGGCTCGTTTGGATAGCCATGCGGAAAGCATGGTACTGGGCGATATAGTCCTCATTATCGCTGATGTAATAGCCAAGAAGCACTTCGCTGTAAGCGTCCACCACCTCGTACACGCTTGTAGTGCACTTGTTCCCGTTCTCATCACGATAGTAGAGGTTCAGCTTCGTGCCGTCGCCATACCAGAGGCTGTCACGGCGGCCCGGAAGGATGGTGCGGTGTTTGCGGTCATAACGCTGGTGCGCCTTCATTTCCCCATAAACGGCATCGTACCACAGAGGTTCGACACGCGGGCTGCTGAACCATTCGCGGAGGCTGCGGGGACTCTTCAGGGGCTTCCAGCCACGTTCCGGAGCGACACGGTTGTACTCCTCGAAGATCTCCATATCAGTATAAACCGGAACACGGCTGCGTTTCAATGCAACAAGGTAACGCCCGCCGTCCTCCTCGATCTTCAGCGTGTTGCTGTTGCCGTACTTGCCGCTCACAAGCACACCGTAGTTGTCGGGACGGAACTTGCTTATCAGGGCTTTCAACCGGCCCACACTGCCCGGGAGGCTGTGCCCGTACACCGGACGCCACTCCTCACTCGTGACAAGCAGAAGCTCCCAAAGGTTACGGCGGAAACCGGTCAGCTTGTTATTGGATGAACTCAAGCGTTTGAACTCTTCCATCAGCGCGTTCAGCACCGAAGCGTTCCAGGTGTATTCCTTCTTCACATCCTCGGGAAGGGCGACCAGCTCACCGTTCTTGTCGTAACGGTACTCCTCAAAAAAGCGCTCGGCCTTCTCGTCTTTCTTCACTATGTTACGGATCATTTCTTCTCGCATCTGTTTCTCGGGCTCGCCATGGCGCTCAACCCAACGTTTCTTGTATTTCTCGGGAAGGGAAGAATAGGAATACAGGGCTACATTGCCCTCGCCACCGCCACGGTTGATACTTTCGATGTTACCGCGACGGACATTTTGGTATAAAGTTATATACTTCATCACCGGATTATCTCCTGAAGTAAGCTCTTCACAGGTTACACACAGTATATTATTATAGTATTCCATTTTCCGTTCTGTTATCAGTCCTCCAAATCATTCAAAGGGACATGCCTCTTCAACAGCCGTACTGAAGCCCCAAAGTTCAGTACAACAAAAAGCGCCCAAAGCAAATTGTCTTCACTCACAGAAAATATCAGACAGAAATTCAGACAGAAGTAAAGTACACAAAGGCGCTGCTTCCAGTTCAAGTGTATAAACCAGCGCAGCTGGTCACCGAACAATGCCATCAACTCACTTTTCATCGCTTTCCTTCTTTTCAGGGTTACCACCTACCTTGGTTCCACCGCGCTCGATGGCGAGCTTGCGGATGGAACGGGCCAACTTGCTGTTCTTGCGGAATGCAAGGGAGTGGGAGACCATTTCCCGGGAACAACCCAGCAAACCGGCTATTTTACCCACCTCACTGTATTCTACCACTATTCGTTCTTTCATAATTCGCTGATAAGTTAAATTATTGTAGCGGGCAGTCGCGGACTCGAACCACGGACCATGGCCTCTCCCTTGCGGGAGTTTGGCGTGTTCTACCAACTGAACTAACTGCCCCGGAAATCTATCGGAGTTCTTGTATGGCATCCTCCGGAACACATATCACAGTCCAAACCTGGCCATCTTTCATATAATCGACATTATATTCACGACCGAAAGTACAAATGTTATAGTCCCAGTCGCGGATTACACCATCAATGACTTCACCGTTCCTCTTGGTGATTCTCACACTTTGTCCCTTTTTAAATTTTGCTTCCATTATATCTTCGTTTTAAGTATATCAATATCAATTACATCCAACACGTTAGATGTTCTTAGGCTATTCACGATAAGGGTGGCTAATACTATACTGTTTTCTGCCATCCACCTCTTTGCTTGCCTGACAGCCACTTCCTTGCTGTACCCATCCGGAATAAAAGCCCCCAGATCATTATAACTCCGATCTGTCAATTCAAAATAATACCGTTTCATAACCTTCTATTTTTCTTCTTTTTATATTTCTCATTGTCACCTCAAGCCTTTTTTGTAGCTTTGGGGCGGTGTTCACACTTTGAACACGCTGCAAATATAAGGATAAAATTTTAACCTAAAAACAAATATGGGAGATATTTTGACCATAAAAGATAAAATTCTTGCCTTTTTAAAAGAGAAGGATATAAAAAAAGTAGATTTCTTTGAGGCTACTGGAATACAATCCAGCAACTTCAAGGGAAAAAATATGGCATCACAGCCTGGCGGAGATATGATAGTTAAAGTTTTAACCCTATATCCGGATTTATCTGCTGAATGGCTAATGAGAGGGGAGGGGAATATGCTTAAATCCAATAATACAGATGTCTCCCAAAATTCATATACTATACACCAAGAAATAAGCCAAGACAATAAGCAAGAAATCGAAAAATACAATGCCCCCCCTGAAATTGTGGATAAACTTCTCTCTACAATAAAAGAACAGGCAGAGGAAATAGGGATGCTCAAACAGACAATTACACAACTTAAACAGGACAAGTCGGGGCGTGTTTCAGATGCGGGGAGTTCAACACTTGCAGGTGCCGGATAAAACGAGTTTTATGGGGTGAAGGGGGTAAAAAGTAACAAAACACTGATTTTTAGAGATATGAATTAAAATATAGGGGAGTAAATAAATATTATCAATGTATTATTTGCCCCCTCAAATAGTTTAAAAACAAGCAAAAACAAGTCCTATCTATATTGTATAGATAGACAAATCGCTAAAAAAATAATCCGAAAATGTAAACCCAAGTGTAAACCCTATTAAAACGTTTCGTTTTTGTAATGGAGAAAATGTAAACCCAAGTTGTAAACCCAAGTGTAAACCCTTTCAATTTTTCCGACTGTTCAAACCGTTCAAAGTAAGTAGCAGCCTCCCATTGATGTACTATTACCGACACGAATACAAAAAAAAGCCGCAAAAAGCGGCTTTATAGACGTTCTAAGGCTGTTTCAGCCCTTTCTGGTGCATGTTATCAAGCGAGACTGAATAATCATTGCACGTTTCGTGTATTTGGCAATGTCATCAACCAGTCCAGCATGTAAAAGACTATTCTTGGTGATCCCGACCTGTTTCTCCGTTAGAGTTTCAAAAATGGCCGATATACTACCAAAATAGATGTTCTTTTTCTCAAAAATCAAATGTACATGGATAACTTTACTCATAATATACGGTATTTATTTCATTGCAAATATACCAAATATCATCTATATGGAATAATTTAGATAAAATAAAAAGGAAAAGCGCACCATGCACTCCCCCACTCCACTTGTATAAACCGATCCGTTTGACTATCTTTGTATATGAGGAAAAAGTAAACCATGGAGAGCAATCGACGACAACACTCCGAAATCTCCCCTATCCCACCTTCAATGTAAAGCATTTCATTTGAACGGCGTTCAAACGAGGCTCAAATGTAAGCCCAATGTAAAGCGATGTAAACGCTTCGTTTTTGCAGCCCATTCTCCCCTACTCCACCCTAACACTTTGAAAACCAAAGCAATCATTCATTTTCAGACCGACCACATATTGACACGCTTCGTTTTTCCCCCCTTAAAACTCACAAATTTTGCTCGTTTATTAGGAGATAAAAGTGTTCGGGAAATTTTGGGTTTAAAGTATATAAATTCTAAATTAAGTTCTAATCTTGAAGAAGAAGAAATAGCTAAGGCCTTAGGGCAAATTATTTTAGATTTGTCTGATAAAGATTTTAAGGTTAGTTCTATATATAATGCCAAGCAAAGAAAAGATTATATTCAAGGCTTAGGAGAAAAACTGCCTGATAAAAATAAGACAATAGGAGAAGTTTGGAGGTTGGATAATCCATTAGAACAAATTCCTAATTTGGAAGAAGAAGATAATACAGCAAAGAATGAGGGAAGTGATTTGCATTCTAAGGGACATTTAAAGAAGTCTATTCCGACCCAACGTAAAACTCTTATACCCAATAATTGTATTATTAGGATTTCCAATCCAAAAGCAAATAAAATTTATGATGAATTGAAAAAAATAGATGTTCGAAGTTTTGTTAATTGTGCAGCTGTCACTTTGAGAGTTTTTTTAGAATTAAGTGTAGATACTTTCATTGAAAAAAAAGGATTACTTAAAGAAGGAGAAATTTCGGCTTCCAATTCTTCAAGAAGTTTGTATCAGAAGGTTAATGATGCTAGTCAATACTTATATAAAGAGAAAATTGCAGATGAAACAATATTAAAAGCTGTAAAATTATTAACCAAAGAACGTAATTCTATTTGGGGAGTGGATACAATGAATGCTTATGTACATAGTAACAAACTTTCCCCTGTGCCAATAGATATTCAAACAACTTGGGATAATATTCAGGATTTTATGGTAACTTTGTGGTCTCAAATAGAATCAGAATAATTATATGATGCGTTACTCGCCACTTAGATACCCTGGAGGAAAAGGAAAGATATCTTCTTTCTTTTCTGAATTATTTGTTGCAAATAATTTAATAGGGGGAACCTATATAGAACCCTATGTTGGCGGAGGTTCCATAGCTCTTTCTTTGTTAATTAACGGGGTTGCCAATCAAATTATTATAAATGATAAAGATCGCTCATTATTTGCTTTTTGGTATTCTATTTTAAATTATACAGATGAATTCTGCCAGCTAATAGAAAATACTCCTATCACGATTGATACTTGGTATGAACAAAGAGAAATTCAAAAAAACAAAACTAATGCCGAACTATTATCTTTAGGATTTTCGACTTTCTTTTTAAATAGGACAAATCGTTCCGGTATTATAAAAGGGGGAGTTATCGGTGGGCTTAATCAAACTGGGAATTATTTAATTGATGCTCGTTATAATTCTGATGATTTGAAAAAACGTATTAAATTAATAGCTTTATATAAAGACAAAATTGAATTGCATAATTTAGATGCAGTAGAGTTAATTCATAATCTACAGAGTAATCTACCAAATAATTCCTTGTTTTACTTTGATCCACCTTACTACAAAAAAGGTAAGGGTCTCTATATGAATTATTATGATGACCAAGACCATAGAGATATTTATAATGCAATCGCAGGATTAGAAAATATAAAGTGGGTGGTAACTTATGATAAAGAAGATTTTATTCTTGACCTTTATTTAAAATTCCGAATGTACGAATATTCTCTAAATTATAGTGCGGCTACAGTTGGAAAAGGGCAAGAGTATATGATATTCTCTGATAATTGTATTGTTCCAGAAAAAAGTTCCATAAATTTCAACAAGGTAATAACAATCTAAAACTTACTCTATTCACAAGCTGGAGTATCTTCATTATCTACTTCATTAAAGCAAATGATTGTAGAAGTATTAATAAAAAGTTTTCGATTATACAGCAAACAAAAAAATCTCCGTTTTTCTTTTGCCATTTCAAAATAAACCTGCATCTTTGCAGTGCTCTTCATTTTGACAAGGCGAGACTGTTCGCCAACTTTTGCCGTTGGCATTTTTTATGCCCAATGGTATTCTATAGTTCCGACCCCCGTGTGGAGTGTTAATGCACCCACTGCCTTGTCAAGGTGAAGAGCAACGGGAAAGCGGAACTTTCTTTGTTTATAAGTTTTCCAGTTTTTTGGAGAAAGTTCCCTTTCCCGTCTTTAATAACATATTGTTTTATTTTAAATGCTCTTCATTATGACAAAACAATCTCAAAGCGCTCGCGGACGCTATGTATCCGCAGAGAAGGTTCAAGAACTGTTTGCCCAGCTGGGTGTTGAACTGTGCGCAGGACGTAAACGTATCCGTGCAGCACGTAGCGACAAATCCATTTCCATCTATGTCAATGGTGGGACAGTCAACATCACCTTTAATGAGAAAGGAGGCAAAGC